TTCAAATTGCCATTTATACTGGGTAACTTGGTGGGATGAAAAAAGAAAGCAAGAAGTAGGTCATTACATATATGACTACGGATATGCTAATAAAGGTAGAACAATCGTATTAAACGAATATAGTATTAAAACTTGTAAAGAATATTGTAATTAAAAATTAGGGATGTTATTATGCCACTCATTGAAAAAGCTTTTCAATTTGCAATGGAAGCTCATAAAGGACAGTTTAGAAAATTCGGTGGCACTGCTTACATACAACACCCACTTGCAGTAATGGGTATATTAACAGAAATTTATGCCAATAATGCCGAGGTACTTGCAGCAGCTTTACTACACGATACTGTTGAAGATTGTAAAGACATCACACTAGAAGTTATACATGAACGCTTTGGAGAAGTTGTAGCAAGTACTGTATTTTATGCTACTGAAAAAGCAACAAAAGAAGATGGTTCCAGAAAAGTAAGAAAAGAGATTGATAGAATACATTACTGTAACGGCACTGCATATTCACAAGATCTGAAAGTAGCTGACATGCTACATAATATTCAAGGTATTGTATTATGCGATCCAGTATTTGCTCCTACGTACTTGGAAGAAAAGAGACAGCTCTTGTGGAATTTAACAAAAGCAAGTGCTATTTTAAGAGCAAAAGCAGAAACTTTGATAAATCAAATGTATTTAATTTTAGAAAAATAGTTCTTAGTACGCCTCGTTAGCTCAATTGGTAGAGCATTAAGCCACCTTGTTAACTAGTTCCCTTGTTTAATAAAACAAGTGGTGTATAGCATGGTTACTTCTCTTATGATAAAAGAAAGACGGTAGTTCGAATCTACCACGAGGCATAAAAAATTAATGGTGACAAAAATGATCGCATTAGACTTAAAAAGTAAACACACAAAAACATTAATGAAGCTATTAGAAAAAGCTCGTAAATGTGGCGGATTTTATTCTCCATATGATAATGAATATGGTTGGACAACTTTTCAATTGAAAGAAGAACTTAACCAACGTGAGCATGTACCCAATAAGAAAGAAAGTAAGATCATAAGACAAGTAGCAGCAAAGAAAAAAAAGTAATACAATAATGGAGATACTCATGAAAAACAGTTTAGTAAAACGATTTTATGAAGTAGGTCTAATCTTAAAAATTAGTGATAAACCTTTAGTCAGGAGAGTAAATAAAGAAATTTTTCAAATGACTATTAAAAGGGAAGTTAAAGGAACAAGACGTACAGAATGGTTTGAGATCTACCAAGGAAATTCAAAAAATTACGCACAAATTCTTGACACTGATTTAAAATCAAAACAAGTATTACTACTTGTTAAAGAAAAAGAACGTGAATTTGAAGTAACTGAAAGAAAAAGATATAATGCAGATATTGTTAGAAACAATTTAATAAATGCCAAAGTTAAATTTAAAGAAACAGCAAGACATTTCATCATTACCAGAAAAACTTCTGGAAGAGCCCGGCATTTTTTAATGGGTGTTGATGAACGTCAACTTTTTATTGCTCAGTTAAATACAGGTGTTACAAATATAATTGAAGCTAAAAAACAATTAGGTAATACAGTTTTATTCCATGAAGGTGCTCGTAAAATGACACCTGGAAGACAAGGTGAGTGGTTTTTTGTTGAAGCTACAAAAGAACAAGAAGATATTTTAAATTTGTTGTTAGACAAGAAACGTATCTTTGTTTTAGAAAAAGAAAGCATAGGCAAACACGCTGGAAAACCCAAAGGTAATCCTCATATAGCTGATGAATTAGTAGTATTACCGGACAAAGAAAAAATTATCGTCGAAGCACAATCTTCAAAATGGGCTAATAAAAATAAAGATTTATCCGTAGTAAAACCAATTTATTCAATTAGAAAAAAAGAAGTTTTCGTGCGAGGTTGTGTAAGACATAAAGATCACAAGACAATAAAATACACAAAATGGCATCAAGTAATTCTAAATAATGAAGGTAATACAACTGATTTTGAAGTCAGCGGTATTAATTGGTTTGATTAAACACTTGTAAGAAAAAGCACACTTTAAAAATTTATAGAGAGATGAACTATGAGTGAAGAATATAAACCTGATTATTTGAATTCTGAAGAAGCTGAACCAACTCCAGCAGAACTTTTCGGTATGATGAAAGAGATGTTAAGTAGAATAGAAAAAGAAGTAGTAGCTATGGGGGAAACTATAGATTCCGTCTCATCAGTAGTGTTAGATGATATGTTTTGTGTAATACCCAATGATGTGTATAAAGAGTGGGAATCCAAGCAAGTCAATAAAAAAAGTTAAATGGGTGATACTTTCGGAAGGTTCACAAATACTAAAAAATCTTTTGGTACCTCTAATTAAGTAACTGTGCTATTGTAGTACAGTATTGTAGTATCACATATTTTATTAATCCTTAGATGCAATGATGCGAAAGGGGAAACAATGAAAGAAAAAAGCGCAGACGTAGGTGTAGTAATTGGTCGTTTTCAAGTAGACGATCTCCATGAAGGCCATCTCAAACTGCTCTCAACAGTAGAGCAATCTCACAATAGACTTATAATTTTTGTAGGTCTTTCTCACTGCAAGTGTACTTTCAATAATCCTTTGGATTTTGAATCTAGACGAGCCATGATCCAACAACATTTTCCTAAAGCCACCATAGTCTATATCAAAGATGTACATGATGATAAATTATGGTCTAAAGATCTCGATGACAAAATTAAAAGTTTCATCGGTCCAGAACAAACTGTATGTTTATATGGAAGCAGGGATTCTTTTATACCTTATTACAATGGCAAATTTCAGACTAAAGAATTAGTTCAAGAAACATATTACTCAGGAACTGAAATAAGAAAACAAGTTGCCATACGTTCTAATGTAACAAAAGATTTTAGAGCTGGTGCTATTTGGGCTATGGGAAATCAATGGCCTTCTCCTAAATTTACAATTGATGTTGCTATATTTGATGATCTATTTTCAAAAATCCTTTTAGGAAGAAAATCAAGAGAGACACAGTATAGATTCATTGGTGGTTTTATACAGAATTCGGAAAAAGTATCTGAGGCTGTAGCAAGGGAAGCTTATGAAGAAACTCATTTAATACTAAAAAATATTAAATACATCGATAGTTTTCCGTCTACTGATTGGAGATATAAGGGCGAAAGAGATAAAATCACTACGATACTTCATACTGCCACTATAAAATCAGGAACACCTGAACCAGATGATGACATACATGAACTCAGATGGTTTGATTTTACTGGTGACATCATGCAATATATCGTTCCTGAACATTTAGAGATGATGAATCATTTATTACTTATAAGCAAGAGTTAACAGTATATGAAAAGACAGAAAGAAATAGAATATGATAATAATTATCCTACAGAGCCTATAGGCGGAGATAATCCTTATTATTGCTGTTTGTGTTGTAAAAGAAGTAGCCCTGAAATAAATGGTCGTCTCAAAGGTCATGCAAAAAATTGCAAATACCGAGTAGAGAAAGAGTTAGCAATAGCTAAAGAAATTTTACAAGAAAATGAAAGACTATCTAAAGGTTGGTGGTAAATATGCCAAAAGTATTAATAAAAGGTTTTGAAACAAAGGAACAAGCTGAAGCATTCGTAGCTTGGTACAGTGACCAAGGAGAACAAGACCTTGGTAATTGGCTAGGATATGAAGTAGCTATTGATGTTTCCTATATGAATTGCAATGACTCAAAAACGAAATGGGTAGACAATACCCTTGAAATGACAGTAAAACCAGAGTAGTACAAATAAAAATCCTAGATGCGTTGATGCAAGGGAGAACAAACATGAAAAAAAGAAACTTAGTTTTTACAACTGATAGTTACAAGGTAAGTCATTATCTACAATTCCCTGAAAATCGTGGAAGTTATTATTATATTGAATCCAGAGGTGGTGCAGAAGAAGTACTATTCTTTGGTCTTCAAGCTATCATTAAACGGTTACTTACAAAAATGGTAACCAAAAAAGAAGTCAAAAAAGCTGCAAAATTTTGGGCAGAACATGGTGTTAAATTTAATAAACAGGGTTGGCTGGATCTTGTAAAACTTGGTTATTATCCGCTTGAAATTCATGCTGTAGAAGAAGGTAAATTAGTTAAGACTAAAGAGGTACAAGTAACAATTGAATCCACTGACGACCGTTTTGGATGGCTTCCTGGATGGGTAGAAACACGTCTGTTACAATTATGGTATCCTACTACTGTTGCTACCAAACAATTTGAGTGCAAGAAAGTTATTCTTGAATACTTGAAGAAAACTGGTACTCCTGAACAAGCACCATTTAAACTACATTCTTTTGGTTATCGTGGTGTAAGTTCCGAAGAATCTGCTGGTATTGGTGCTTCTGCTGAGTTACTTACCTCTATGGGTACTGATACTGTTGCTGGAATCTTTGAAGCTCAGGATTACTACAACACTGATGCTATGCTTGGCTTTAGCATCAATGCTGCAGAGCACAGTACAATAACTGCATGGGGCCGTGAGTTCGAAAGAGATGCTTATGAAAACATGTTAAATCAGTTTTTGAAACCAGGATCAATTGTAGCTGTTGTGTCTGATAGTTATGACCTGAGTAACGCAATACTTAAATACTGGGGTGGTGAATTTAAAGATAGGATTGTACAATCTGGTGGAACTCTTGTAGTTCGCCCAGATTCTGGTGAACCTTCTGAGATTGTTCTTCGTACCCTTGAACAACTTGGTGAATGTTTTGGTACTATTATAAATAGTAAGGGCTATAAAATCTTACCAAGCTGTATACGTGTTATTCAAGGTGATGGTTTAAACGGCCCTGATGATATTAGAAAAGTTTTAGAAACAATTACAAATGCTGGTTGGTCTGCAGATAATGTTGCTTTTGGTATGGGAGGAGGATCTTTACAACAAGTAAATAGAGACACCTATAAATATGCCATGAAAATGTCTGCAATCTTTAAAGCAGGTGAAGATGATCAATATGCTTGGGCCGATGTATTTAAAGAACCTTCTGATGCGCCTTGGAAAAAGAGTAAGCGCGGAAGATTTGATAATTTAAATCTACCACTTGTATGGAAAAATGGTATGTTTTATAGGCAGTATTGTTTTGAACAGTTAAGAGCTTCTGCTCTAGCAGAATTGGACCGTGTTACTAGTTTTTAAAATAACTGAATAAAATTAATTCAGAGGGTATAAAAGTAGTATAGTAACTGACAAGACTATGCTACTTTGAGTATCCGCATAGGTAATACTACCAGTGAGTCTACGAATTACAAGATCTGTCAAATCTGTAGGCAGTGATACTGGTAGTATTACATAAAATAAAAGGGCCAGATATGATGATTAAAGTAAATTGTATTTACAACAACAAAGGCGCTTGGTGTAATAACTTGAATATAAACAAAAGTTTATTCGGATTAGGTGCAAGATGTTGTAGTGAATATCCCAATAGTAGTGAACTATGTCCACATCAAGAAAAAGTAAGAAAACCTTCTTCACCTTCCCCTTCGCCTCCACTAAAAAGAAAGAAAGTATAATATGAAGACTAAGAATAACATAGTTGAATATTTTCCTATAGTAGTTCTGGAACAAAAAGTAAATCCAAAAAAGAAAAGAAATATATCTACTTACAAAGAAAGTAAGATAGCAAAACATGCAACAGTAGGTGGTGTTGGAATTGTTGGTAAACTAATAAAAAATAAAGGATAGGTATATGTTAGACTACTACACTAATGGACAAGCAATTCCTTGCACAGATATCAATGGCCCAGACAGAGTAAATAATATTAAACAAGCTGGTATTTTTGTAGTTGATGGTGGAGATGGATCTATACTAAGAGCTAGTCAACTACTAATAGAAAATGACATGACACATATACCTATACTTGGTATTAACACAGGACATGTTGGTTTTTTATCTAATGATATAACTAAAAAGCAAGTTATGGAGTTCCTTAAAAATCCTGATGAATCAAAAATAGAAAACAGAAGTGTTTTAAAAATTATTATTGAAAATAAAGAATTTGTAGGCTTTAACGAAGTAGTTGTACAGGCTGTAAAAAGAGGTCAATTGTTTGATATACAATTAAAAGTAGATGATAATAATCTAAATTACAAAGGTGATGGAGTTATTATTTCAACACCGTCTGGATCAACAGCATATAATTTGTCTGCAGGTGGCTCTATAGTTCAACCAAATACAAACGTAATAAGTATTGCGCCTATATGTCCTTTCTCTTTAGCAGCCCGGCCATTGATAATTTCAGATACATCTAAATTAACACTAAGAACATCTAAGAAAGCAGAGATAAATATAGATGGTGTACCTGTTTTTGAAGACACATTGTACAATATGACTATAGTTAAAAGTGATATCATAATTAAATTAGTTAAATTTACATCTTTTTTTGAAGCTATACACACGAAACTAGGCTGGAACTATTCTATAAGGAGTTAATAATTATTATGATAAACACAATTAAAGCTGATATATTGAGTAATTTAGATATCAATAATCAGAAAACAGTAATTCTTCACGGATGTAACTGTTTCCACACCATGGGCTCTGGGATAGCAAAATATTTAAAAAATAAATTTCCTCAAGTGTACACTGCTGATATAACACAAACAATTAGAGGAGATAGAAAAAAATTAGGTACTTTTAGTACTGCAGTTATTTCTGATAACTTACATATTCTTAATTGTTACACACAATATTATTACGGAAGAGACAACAGACTATATGCTGAGTATGAAGCTATAGAAAAGTGCATGGCTACTGTTGCTGAAAAGTATAGTACTTGGGAAATAAGATTACCAAAAATTGGTTGTGGTCTTGCAGGTGGTAATTGGAGCGTAGTCGAAAAAATTGTAGATAAAACACTTGGTAAGTTTAATGCTTTGGTTTATTATAAATAGGTAGATAATATTATGTCAAAAGAATTATATGTATTAGTACAAGATAGTATGGATGGTTCGTATATACCAAAATTTACATTTAGTAAAGAGTGGATAACAAAAGCAGAAAAATTACATGATGATGGTAAATTAGGTTGGGATGATATTGTGGGTATTGATGGTGATGGTTTTCATTATACTACAATAACAGTACCTGATGAATGTACTTTACAATCATTGGGTATAAGAGATGATTTGGCATCTTCTTTTAGTCACATTTTAGAGATGTAGTGGTATACTCATAGAATATTGTTATAATGATATTAAATTTGTCTTTATTTAAGGAGAATTATGTTTGACAACATATGTGCTGCAAATTTACCAGATATGTTTAAACTGGAAAAACCATGGGATGTTATTAAAGAGTACCCAGAAATGGCTTGGAAGGTAATAAAAAAACTACATGAAGAAAATGAACAATTAAAAAAAACAGTACCCATTTTGAAGCATAGAGGAGACCATATGAGAACTAATGATTATTGGTTGACTAAAGACGGTAGAGATGAATTAAGAGTTACTTGTGAAGATCTTAGCGAAGGTGATATAATATTATTTCTTCTCAATGAATTAGAAAAACTGGAAAATTTAATAGACACAGTTCAAGGAGAGTTGTGGATAGACGGTGATTTAAGCAAAGAAACTAAATCTAAAATAATGGTACATAAAAAATCAATCTGAAGAGTTGTAAAATGTTAAAAGAGATAAAAAATAAAAAATTCGCTAACGGTGTGGTTTACTTATTGGAAACAGAAGATGGTTATCCATTAGAAGTTACTGATACTTTCTTACCATTTTATACTAAAGATGCTATTGGTAAGCATCAAAACTTTTTAGAAGATGGTAATCTTGGTAGTAGAGCTGAACGTTGGATGATTGGTGTTTCTACAATGAGTGGTTGTCCAGTTGGTTGTAAATTTTGTGCTACTGCAACAATGAAAAAATGTAGAAATCTTACAGCTGAAGAGATTGTTGAGCAAGTAGTGTTTGTTATCCTTAACAACGACAACTTTTCTTACAACACATGTGATGCTAAAGAATTTAAAATAAATTATACTCGTATGGGCGAACCGTTTTTAAATCTAGAGGCTGTTAGAGAAGCTATCTCTATTATTGATAAAAAGTTTCCTAATACAAAAGTGCATCACTACATCTCTACCATTGGTGTAAAAGGGGCAGACTACTCTTGGATTAAAGATAATATTACTTTACAATTTTCTGTGCATTCATTCAAAGAAGATTATCGTGACTGGCTTATTCCTTATAAGCATAAGATCTCTCTTGAAGAAATGGGTAAAGTCAGAACAAACAGTAAGCTCAAAACTACTATCAATCTAACTTTAGCCCGACCAGAAGACTTTGATATTAACACACTAAAGAAGTATTTTGATCCAAAATATTTCTTTATTAAAATCTCACCTATAAATACTAATGAAGTATCTGAAAAAAATGGTATGGGAAAAGGTATAATTAAACAACATAATTTGGTATAACTATGTCTAAATTAAAAAAAGAAGCTAATGAGATTGTACAAATAGAGACATTTACTATTGAAGCTAGTAAAGCAAATGAGTTTGCAACTAAAATGGCAGAAGAAATGTTAAAAAGTAACGAATGGGTTGATGTAGGCGATTTTTTTCCTATCATGCTTAATAATATTCTTCATTATACATTTACTATAAGAGCAGGGATGTTTAGATAACAAAACTGAACTAAGAAATTAAGGTAGTAAAATTCTATTCTAAGGAGAAGCATATGTCTGAAAATATTAGAAAACAAACCAGTGATGGTAGATTGGTAACAAAAGAAGAATATATAAAAAAGGTTGAAGAAGAACTTATTAAACTGCAGCTTCAAGAAGCTGGCTACGACTATGCAGTGGCAATCGCTACTGATGCGGAAATTAAAGCTGGTGCTGCTTGCGGTCAGTTAGCCATTATTGAACAAACAAGTGATAAATAATGATAACAATTTCCTTAATATTATTTAGTGTAATTTTATTCATTGTAGGTTATAATTATGAAAAATGGTATAAGAAAAAATATGTAGCGAATGGGTCCGTAATTAATACAAAAGTTAGAAAAAACCATGGGGAGTATGTAATTATAATAGCAGGTGGGGCATTTATATCATTTGCCCTTGGAATACTCTTAGCTATTTTTAGCCTATTTGCCTTTCTTGTAAGAACAAATATACTTATGTAATAATTAATTAGGAGTATCTATGAAAAGAGTTTATATATCTTCAAAATATAGCGAAGGTGACAGAGAGGCGAATGTTAAAGCACAAATTACTGTAGGTAACATTTTAATTGATAATGGTTTTAATCCATTTGTACCACTGCTTTCTCACTACCTTGAGCAAGAACAACATAGACCTTACAATTTTTGGCTTGGTGCTTTAATAAGTTGGTTAAAATTGTGCGACTGCGTATTGAGATTAGAAGGTAAAAGTAAAGGCGCGGATATAGAAGAGACAATGGCAAAGCGTTTAAAAATTCCAGTTTATTATTCTATAGAAGAATTACTAAAAGCACACAAAAAATAAATCAAGGAGTATTAAAATGTTTTTAAATGTTGTACAAGCTACAAAAGAACAAATAGAAAAAATTGAAAACAAGTATTTTACAAATATAAATAAACTGCTACAAGAGGTTAAGTGTTCTTACGATAGTGAAGACAATATATATTTTATTACAGTGCCTTGTTTTTTTAATAGTAGCAGTATGTCTTTTCAAGTAAGAAATTCTGGTACTACGCCAATGTTTTTTAGTCTCACAAAAGGTGGAACGAGATATGACGTACTTTTTCCTCATGGAAAATTGTTGTATAATTTACAAAGTATTAGTGACAAAGCTATTGCAGCTTGGAAAGAGGGCTCTGAATTATAATAGGAGAGAGAGAGATCATGTTTAAATATCCAAAGACTTACCACCTACCATGGTCTCCTGGAGTTACAAAAGACGATAAAATTATTAAATCCATAGACCATTTTGTTGGAAAACGTATAATAATTACAGAAAAACTTGATGGAGAGTGTACTACCATAAAATATGGTAAGATACACGCAAGATCTATGGATTCAAAAGATCATGCATCAAGGCATTGGATAAAGAATCGTTACGGTTATTTGACCCAGATACTTGAAAGACATGTAAAAATATGTGGAGAAAACGTTTTTGCAGAACATTCAATTTCATATATAAATCTTACAAACTTTTTTTATGCATTTTCTATATGGTTTGATAACATATGTCAATCATGGGATAATACTTTAATCGATTTAGAGTATTTGGGTATACCTCATGCACCAGTAATATATGATGGTATATGGGATGAAGATTTTGTAAAAAATATAAAATTAACACCTACTGAAAAAGGTGAAATGGAAGGATATGTTGTACGTTTAGCCGGGTCATTCGCACTTGAAGAGTTTCCAAATAGTGTTGCAAAATATGTTAGAGCCGGTCATGTGCAAACAGACGAGCACTGGTTGAATAAACCAATAGTAAAAAATAAATTAAAACTGGAGTGTGTATGAGTAAAGGGTTTGCATATAGGGATTTTCACAAAATTGTAGAAAAGGTTTTACATGACCATAATATTACAAACAAAAAATACTTATCTAAGCCTAACGTAAAAACATGTTATGATATGTTACCAGACACTATTAAAAAGAGTGCAATGCGTTGGGGATGCTCTGATACAATATTTAAAAACGATGCTACTGAGTGGTTAAATGCTCATTGGAAATGACATAAAATTTTTATATTATCTACATAAGGAAAAAATAATGAAAGATATCTACTTTGTAATAGGATCTATATTTGTATCAGCTTTATTTTCTATATACTTGACTATAGTTGCAGCAGACGATATTATTCTTTTTACCTCATTACTACCAAAACTTAGGGAGCATTACATAGTTACAGCATTAATATTTATAGGCAGTCTAATACATGTATTTGTTTCTGGTTATAATTGGGCTTTATTTAAAGCAAATTCCATAAAACAAAGTTGTCTTTCAGATATTAGCGCAAAAGAACAACAACTATTAGACCTTATAAAACTAAGTCGTTCTATTTTAAAAGAAGACGGTGAAAAAATAATTAAAGATTTTATAGAAGAACAAAATAACAAATGTAATGTAACAGGAAAATAACAATGGAAAGACAATTAGCATCTATACAAAAAATTTTAGATTTACAAGCAATTCCTGGGGCAGATAAAATTGAAGTAGCTTCCATTCTGGGTTGGGAATGTGTTGTAAGAAAAGGCGAATTTCAAATTGGGGATCTATGCGTATATTTTGAAATAGATTCTCAACTTCCTAAAGAAGCTGTATTTGATTTTTTGGCTGATAGAAAATATAGAGTTAGAACTATAAAACTACGAAAACAAATTGCGCAAGGTCTGGCTCTTCCACTTTCTATACTTAAAGAATTCAGTAATAAAGAACTAAAATATTATAAGGAAGGGGAAGATGTAACAAAGTTAATTGGTGTTACTAAATATGATCCTCGTCCAGAAAATGCTGACCCTACCGGTAACAAAAAATATAATCCTGTATTAAGTTTTTTAATGGATTATCACTGGTTTAGGTATGTATACAATAGAATAATGCCTGGAAAGAGTAAAGGTAATTTTCCAGAGTTCATTTTAAAAACTGATGAAACACGTTTACAAAGTTATCCTACAATACTACGTAGAAACATTGGTAAAGTTTTTTACGATACTGAAAAACTTGATGGTAGTTCAGCGTCTTATTTTTTTAATAAAAAATTAGTTGGAAAAAAATTTGGTTTATTTCAGATAGATAAAGGAAATGGTTTTGGTGTTTGTTCAAGAAACTTAAGACTTGTTACTCCTGATAATAGGTATTGGTGGCGTTATGCCCTTGATAATAACATTGAACTTAAAGTACAAGAACTTTCAGATCTTTTAGGTTTTAGTGTAGCTATACAAGGTGAGCTTATTGGTCCAGGTATTCAAGAAAATAAATATAAATTAGATACTCTTGATTTTTATTGTTTTAATGTTTTTAATATACAAAATCAAACATTTTTATCCAAGTTTGACAAACAAGTTGCTTGTAAGCAAGTTGGTATTAAAATAGTGCCTTCTGGTGATCCTTTTGTTCTTGAGCATGACCATGACGTAAATTATTTTATGGAACTATCCAAAAGAAAAAGTAAGGTCAACCCAAAAGTAACTGCTGAAGGAATTGTTGTTAGAAGATCTGATGATGAAACTATTAGTTTTAAAGTTATAAATCCTGAATGGTTGCTAGAAAATAATGAATAAAATTTTTATTAAACGACTAACAACAAGAGGAAACCTTTCAGCAAACTATGTCTTTTCTAGTGATAAAGAAGTAAATGATTGGTTATCTAATGATTTACTTCTTCTAGAAAAAGAGCACGGAAAACTAACTTATACAATCACAGAATTAGATGGACTTAAAGTTGGCGATACTTGCAAAGTTACAGGAGAAGGTGATGAAGATTTTGTGATAGAAAAATTAATTCGTTATTCAAAAGATAGATATGGCTTTGTTTTAGATTCTGGTTGGACAGAAGAAGTAGCTAAATGTTATAAATAGGAACTATTAAATTATGAATGTAAATCAATTTATTATAAACTCCATATTTGAATATCCTCTTTTGTATAAAGATGAAAATTTTGAAAAATCTAGAGACAAAGTATTAGATCAGTTATTTTTTACAAATGGTAATGGTTTAGATTGGATTAATGGAGAATTAGCTTATTCAGAAAAAGAAGAAGTTATTATTCATAGTTTACCAGAAAATTATTTCTCTATTCAATTAATGAGTACAGAAGAAGATGAAACATCTTGGATTAAAGAATTTAGACTAGAAAAAGGGAAAGAGTATAAACCGCGTGAAATATGTTCAAAAGAAGCCTTAACAATATATCCGATTTGTCAGTATGCTGCAATAGTTAATATTCCAGAAGATATAAAATTGGATTGGCTACTTGCTGCAGAAGATGCCTGTTTTTTAGCAGCCGATTATTTTTTGGATCCTTATAAACATTGTCGTGATATGTACATAGTAGAATGGATGAAAAAAAGAGAATATGAAAAAATTAAAAAACATCTAAAAGAACAAATTCATTATATACAAGTTGCTATATTAAAATTAGCAATTATAAAAAGAGAAAAATATAAGGAATAGCAATATGTGCGGAACAGGTAAATCTTGAGAAGAGTGTAGTATGGGCCCGTGTGGTCCTTCAGATAAAAGATACGAAGCAGAGAAACGTAAATTAGAATATGAGAAACTTTTAAAAAATAAAGGTGTTTGCCCTAAATGTGAAGGTAGAAAATACGTAACTATTTTTAGAAAAATGGCCTGGTCTAAATATGGCGAACATGAAAGATTAAACTTTGATTGTGATTTATGTAATAGTACAGGTAAATACTCAAGTTAATAAACAACAAAAAAAATAAATTAAGGAAAAAAAATATGAAAAAATTAGTATTACTATTTACAATCTTTATGCTTATTTGTGCTTCACCAGTATTTGCTGGAAATGCTTCAGATACTGTTATATCACAAGAAGCTTTAATGAATATGGACAGTAATGCACGTAACGCTGTTTTCGAGGGTTTAAAAAAGCAAGCACAATTGAAAGAAGTACAACCAGCAATCAGTCCTGAAAATATGAAAACATTAGCTGCAATGGATATAGAAACTTTTAGAGGTAAAACTATGGCGATAGCTGATACTATTGTTGATTTCTTCGATAAGTTAGGAGTAAAAGCTAATGAATTTATATTTACACCTGTAGGTATATTAACTGCAATAGGTATTATTTATAAACTTGGTGTATTTGAAGGTATGTGGTCATGTTTTATGGGCACTATATTTATTACTATATTTTTAGTACTTCTATATAAATTTAACACTAAGAAAATTATCACATTAAATAAAACCGATGCCTCTGGAGTAATAATCCAAAAACAAGATGTATTGGTACCAAAGTTTTCTGCAATAAGTGGAAATGCTAATGATGAAATCACTTTTTATTCTGCTTTAGGATCTTTAATTTGTATTGTTGTTATTGTGGTAACGGCTCTTAATATGTTGTAACAATCCAAAAAATAATTATTTTACATCGTTTAAGCCAGCTATTTGTACATTAGCTTAAACGATGTAATCTTATATGGTGCTATTATGAAAGATAGTAGTAATAAAGAAGATTTTGTAATCAATTGTGTTGGTGTAGATGATAAATTGCACGTTTGTTTACCATGGGATGATAAAACATTTTGTGGTGAAAAGATAAAAAATAAAAAAGTAAAACCTGAAGATTTCTTGTTAAGATTTTCATGTTATGAATGTACATATTAACAAAAATTTACTTAGCGAAATACTTCATCCAAACTTTTTTCGTGTCTTCTGAGTAGTTTTTTAAACTACTTTTATTCTCTCTACATATTCTCTTATTGTTAAGTACTAACAAACCTACTTCAACTATATCTTCAACACTGGTTGTCTCAGCCCAACAAAAATGATTTGTCCATAAAATTTCAGAAGACACTACAACAGGAACATTTCTAACTACCGCGTCTGCAGTAACAATGTTAAAAGTTTCTGAGAAAGAAACTTGCATACATAAATCCATCTTCTCTAACAAATCACAGAATTCTTCATGCTCTATCCAACTATGTTCTATTAAATTATAATTATTGTCTAAATTATAAAATAGACTTCTGATGTTCTTTAGTTGACTAGTTGCATTTCCTTCAACTCTACCTATGTTAATATGAAAATTTAATGGTTTGCCCAATGTTTTAGCTAATTCAATTGCTGCTATAGCTTGTATTAATTGATTCTTTAAAGGACGAATCGCACCAAAACAGCCTATATCTAATACTTGTTTGTATTTCTTGTTTTGTTTTTCTTTGTACTCTACAACTGGATAATAATTAGGAAGCACAGGAAATAGTTTATCTCTATTTGCTTTATTAAATAATAAAGCGCCACCTATTATACTTTTAAAAGTGTTACCAACTCTATAACTATTACCAGATAAAGCAACTCCTCTTTTCACATAGCCAAAGGCTCTTTCTATTGCATTCCCTTCCCCTGACAAAAAAGGGATTTCACTGTGGCATCTAACAACCCAATTTATTTTAGGATGTAATTTTTTTAGTATATCAAATTTTTCACTCACAACCCACATACCTTCAATAAAAACATCTGTTGGTTTGAAAATAGATACTTCTCGGTCGATTGAGTTATTATCAACTACTATAACTACTTTAGCAGTTACGCCTATGCTATTTAACATTTCTGAAATAAATGTTACAGAATTATACATACCAGTAACTAAAGACTTAGCAAAGTGTTGTACACTTTTGTCTTGTTCTTCATAATTTTGACGTTGTTTTAACACAAATAAGACTCTTCTTGTTGTGTCAACATTTATTTTGGTGTCACCAAAAAAATTAGTAAAAAAAGAAAAAAGCTTCATAGTAGTGTATCCTTTTAATAGATTGTATAGTAAGAAACGCCCCCTATATAGCTTAGTTAGATTATGTAAAAACATATTTATCTCATTATAAATAGTAATAATTGTTTATATTTAGTTTCTTTTGACCCATCTAATAAATTTTTCAAGTTCGCCATTATATATAATCTCCTCTGAAAAGCTAAATTTGCTAAACTCATTTTCCAACCATTTTATATGAGCTGCTTTTTTTATTCTACTAAGTTCCTCTTTAGTATTTCCAGTACCACCACAAGTTTGACAAGTAGAACCTTGTCCTACAGAGCCCATACCTCCACAACTAATACAATGTCTTCTTGGGTCAAACATAAAATTATCCATAGTGTACTCCTGCTATTAGCTAGTTATAATTTCTGCGTAGTCTTTATGTACTATTATTTGGTGTTCTTCATGAGCGCTTAATGATTTATCATCTGTAACAACTGTCCAGCCATCTTTTAATCTATGATTAACAGGACTACCTAAGCAAAGTATAGGCTCTATGCAAACACAACATCCTGCTTTAAGTTTTTGCCCTTCTATAGGTCTACCATAATTAGGCACAAACGGATCCATGTGTAACTCTCTACCTATTGAATGTCCTCCATATTCTTTTATAACAGAAAAGCCTTTATTTGCCGCATACGCTTCGATAATGCTACCAACCATACCAGTAGTCACACCTTCTTTAACTACGCTTATAGCGGCATTTAAAGCTCCTTTGGTAGCTTTTAGTAAACCCTCCGCTTTTCGACTTATTACACCAACTCCAATGGTAAAACAAGCGTCTCCACAGTAGCCTAATTTATTTGTACCTACATCTACTGATACTATGTCTCCATCTTGTAATACTCTTTGTGCATTAGGTCTACCATGTACAACTTCTTCGTTAACAGAAATACAAGTACTAAAATCATATCCTTTGTATCCTTTAAATACTGGGGTAGCCCCTTCACTACGAATTATTTCTTCAGCAATCTTATCCAAAAATAAAGTAGTTATACCAGGACGTATTAATTTTTTTAGTTCTTTATGCACTACCCCCACTATCCTACCATTTTCTCTTAATTTAGTTTGTTCATTTGTGGTGTTTATAATGATCATATTAGTAGATTCTCTCTTTAAATTTTACAAACGTACTACTCATTCTCAAAAACAACTTAGTACCACTACTGTGCTACAGGCTTTTGGCGGCGTAAGTACTACTGTTAACTTAGTGATTACTGACATTGATACTGTTGTTAGTTTCTTTGTTTGTTTCTTTACTGCTTTTAAATGCTTGGTTTCTATGTTATAAATTTTTTAAAATACTGCGAAGCGGGAACTCTCTTGACCAGCCCTCTATTCATATCCCCAAAAATTTACGGGGCAGTAATCTTTATGATTTGATCCTGGAATTGTATACTTTCTACAGAGCCAACATTAGTTCTTTCATGAGTTATAGTAGCTTTAAGTTTTGATAGAGATTTTATTACACCTTTCATAAGCCCCCTATAACGAATTTGCATAAATACAACTTCATCTCCGACAAATAATTCACGTCCTAAATAATCTTTTGCCATAATATATTTCCTCAAGATATAAAAATTGTACTAGTAGTTACCTGATCTTCATTATCAATACAAATAGTTTCATCTGGATTTGGTTTTATTTTTATGTAATGCTCAGAAAATTTAACTGGTGTAAAAGATAAATGTGCATTAGTAGAAATCAAGTATTCACCATTCCAGCGCCAAGTTTCATTACTGCTTTTACTAGGTTTAATAACTGTGCCTGATTTTAAAGAACTAAGTAAAACTTTTCTCCCTATATTACTAAATGTTTTTAAATATATTGTTATATCAACATGTTTAATTAACTCCGAAAAAAGATCATGATATTTTTCCGACAAGTGTTTTAAAAATATAGGTAGTTCTTTTTTTTGGTAATCTGTAATTTCACCTCCCAGCATAGCATGAGGCCTATGATTTATTGCTCGTAGTATCGTTTGAACAGTAAAATCATTTTCATGTATAAAAGGCATACCAGAAGACATAATTGTACTTTTGGCTAAAAAAGGTAAGGAGGAATCAAAGGAAATATGTGCGTAAGGCAAATAGTAATAGTCTCCTACTTTACAAACAATTTTTTCTGGCCCACTTAATAAATTTAAATAATCCTTATAAAGTTCTGTATGTTCTTTTAACCATGTATAAAATTTTTTTGATTTTTTTGTAGGACCTTTTATAGTTTCAATAGTACCATAAGGACAATTACCAGAAAAAATCTTTTTTAATATACATTTTGAATTTTTGAAAAGTTCACAATGTTCTTTATTTTTACATTTATAAATAATACATTCAGCTGGCTTTAGCTGACTTTTAAACAACGACTTATCAGGATTGAAGATGCGAACGTCTATTATTTCCATAGTAACTCCCTAATTCAAAAAATTTGGCGAAGCCAGTAGAACCTTTGACCCGAATATATTTTCATATCCGGGATAATTTTGCACTCAACAGCTATTTAATTATCAAATAAGTAGCTTAAACTTTGTTCATTATAGATGCCATCTATAGCTTCAGCGAATAAAGGTGCAGCAGAAAGTATCTCTATTTTAGTTGAAGTTTTTATACGTGTATTATTAATTGTATCGGAAACATACAATTTCTCAATATAAGATCTTTCTAAAGTATCAAAAGCTTTACCACTTAGTACAGGATGGGCGCAGTAACACTCTACAGATGCCGCTTCATTAGCTACAAGTAAATTAGCAGCTTTTACAAGCGTACCTCCAGAGTCTACCATATCATCCGCTATAATGCAATGTTTTCCTCTCACTTCACCAATTAAAAACATCTCACCTATTTCTGATGGGCCTGTGCGCTGCTTGTATATCATAGCAACACCACACCCAAGTTTACCAGCGTAACTTTTGGCAACTTTAATAGAACCAGCATCCGGGGCAACTACACAAATGTTATTGTTTGGATGTTTATCTCTAATGTGTGGTACAAATATATTAAACATATGTAGGTTATCTACAGGAATATCAAAGAAACCAGATATTTGAGGACTGTGTAATTCACTGGTAAGCACCCTGTCTGTACCAGCAGTAGCTATTAGGTTAGCTACAAGCTTTGCAGATATTGGCACCCTCGACATAACTTTTCTATCTTGTCTACTATAAGGAAAGCAAGGTAGAACTGTGGTTACTCTGTAGCAGCTTGACCTTCTAAGAGCGTCCAATATAAGAAGCAACTCTACTAAATGGTCATTCGTTGAATTGCTTGCACTTTGTATAACAAATACGTCTTTATTGCGAACATTCTCACTGATTTCTACTCTACATTCACCATTACCGAAAGTAGTAGTAACTACTTTAGTAAGTGGGATTCCCAAAATGTTACTAATTTTTGTAGCTAAAGGTATATTAGAACTTCCCGAAATTATTGCTAGGTCTTTCATAGAGCTCCTCACTACTTTTAAAGTTTTGTATCATATGTACTTTGATTATCCGAATAAAACTCGTGGTGTTTAGAAGCGCACGAATGGGTTTCAGGTTGATAATAATCAGGGCCATTATAACCACATCTAAAACAAGGTGTAATTGTCATAGCTCCTAAAGTAAACAACATTTCTTCAAGTTTGTCAACATATTTTTGCAGTTCTAAAAAATCACTTTGTAATCTATAGTAATCAACCATGTTGGTATAATTTTCTAAATCCATAATTAAGCCCCTCTTATTTTTATGCGTCTGCCATATTACTTTCAAGTTTCAAATGTGTACCATCTTCATCCACTCTAAAAGTCTCAAAACGTACCTTGCCCTCTGCCACCAATTTCTTTATGTGTTTTTGACTACAGCTAAGTTTAGCACCACCTGTTTTAAACTCTACGAAAACTATTGAATCTGGATTAACTTGTATACCGTCTACAGGATTAGCTAAAAATCTAAACTGCTTGTGGTCATATGGGTAGTCTCTAATAAAAGGCATAAAATTTTCAGCCATTAAACCAAGACGAACTTCACTAGACTTTTTTTGTGATTCTACTTTTAAAGATGTTTCTTTTAGACGGTTAATACCTATGTTCTGAGAATTTATTTCTGCCTTTTGATCTAATATAACATTTTTTTGTATTTCAATTATTTCTGAAAGTTCAATAACACTATTTTCTTTTTCAGCACAAGCAGCTTCAACTTTTTGTAGGATTGCCCTTTCTTGTTGTCTTGAAAAATAAATATATAAACCAACATATAAAAAACCAAAAAGCACAAAACCTAGTATAATACTGATAAATTCTGTCATAATGTACTTAACTCCTAGAAGTAGTTACATAGCAAGATAGTCTATCGTAACCTTCTGAAACACCAACTGTAGTAGCGTTAAAAGAAAAAGTAGCTTCAGGATTAAAAGAATAAACTTTAGCAGTTTTTACTACATCTTGGTTTGCTCCAACAAATACAAACTCCCATCCAAAATGCTCTTTGCGATATTCTATTAGAGATTTAATCTGCTCTGATGTGAACTCTTTAGATGCGTTTTCTTCTCCGTCTGTTACTACACACACAATTACTTTTGAAGGTCTATCTTTAGAAGGCATAGATACTATTTGTTGACCTACTTTACTTATAACAGTACCTAAAGTATCGTTTAAAGCAGTACCACCATTAGGTCTGTAATTAAAGTTAGTCAGCAATCGAACATCATTGAGATCTACATTATCTTCTACGAATTCATAGGTAGTGTCAAACAAACAAACCGTAGCTAATGCCTTGCCTTTGACTTTTTTTTGTGCGCTAATAAAATTATTAAAGCCGTCAATAGCCCCCTGTTTAATCTCGCTCATAGAGCCACTTTTATCCACAACCATAGCAATAAATGTTTTATTTTTTTTCATTTTAATTCTCCTTTACTTGTTAATAGTTATTGCTTTAATAGGGGGTTCACAATACAAGGATAGTTCACAAGCAGTTTCAACCGCTTTCTGTACAGTGTGTCCCAAGTGTAATACTGCCAAAGCAAAATACATACCTGCACCAATGGCAGTATAATTAAAAATTTCTTCTACAAAAAAATTATAAACAGAAAAAACTTTTTTGTCTACTATAATTATATATTCATTTTCTAAAGCGGAACTTCCAGTTTTATTATTTTTCCAATCAGAAAATTCAGCAAAAAAAGATATTAAAGAGGATTCTGTAGCTTGCTCCGGTTTATGCGTATTGCAAAAAACCCATAATAGACTGCTTTCTTGAGCAGTTCCTGCAGATCCTATTATTAAATTATTTGTTTCTATAAGTTTTGTATATTTATTTGTACTTCTATTTTGTGCAAAATCATTTATAACCATAATACTATCTGAAGCTATATCTATAGTATCTTTGTTTATTTTTACAGCTATAATACTCATAATACTCTCCTATAACTTCTTTATTTCTCTATACTTACTTCTTCGTAGTCAACTCTTTTGTGATAAATTGCTCCTATCTCGGCTGAAAGAACTTTTTTTATAGTTCTAAGTTGTCCTAAAGAAAGTATATCTATCTGTTCTTCTTCGCTCATAACAAGCATTAGTTTTTCTACAGTACTTTTGTAGTCTTTCAATTTACCAGCGTTTGATAATGCCCTACAAGCACTTTCAACGACATCACAACACATTAATACACAAGACTCTACACTTGATGGTTTTGCTGATTTATATTTATAGTGTTCTTCTACAGCATTACCTTTGTAAACTTCTTTGGCTTTTGTAAATATAGACTTAATAAGGGTATTTCCATGATGCTCACTAACAATACGTATGACTTCAATTGGCGCGTTCATTTGAATTAGTTTTAATACACTATCTGATAAATGTCTTGAGAGTAACTGAAAGGATATAGCTGGATCTAATTTATCATGTGGATTATTATCATCAACTTGATTTTCTATAAAGTTTATAGGGCAGGTGCATTTACCTATATCGTGAAGGGTAGCTGCTAGAATTAAAGTATCACTGTTTATAGCTAACTCTTTTGCAACTGGCTCACATAATTGTGCTACATTGCAACAATGTCTATAAGTACCAGGAGCTATATCTTTAAATCTTTCTATAATGTGATTATTATGTAGTAAAAACTCTTTTGTATCCATCTTCTTTTCACCTATTTAAAATTGATTAGGGTATCTTCAGTAGAAATCTACTTTGATACCCTTAGTATACTATATATTTAGTTGTAAGTCAATAGTAAAACAGACTACTACGAAGACAAAAGTTATTTTTTAAATAAATCCGTACTAGTTATATCAGAAAAAACTTCAAATTCATCTAAAATTATTTTAAAATCTATATTAGATGCTGTATATAGGTCAACAAGTATGTTATGCACAGCTATCCTGAAAACTGGGTCAGTGTCTCTAACACCGTCTTCTATATTAAAATTAAACGCAATTGGATCTAAAAGGTATAGCCTGAGATAATATTTTTTTATGTGTCTCACAAGATATTCTTTTAGGTAGCTAAATATAACATCATTATGGCTGGAAGCGAGATATAAACCATACGCAAAAGAATCCAAGACACTTCTGTCTACAACAATATAGTCGTATTTATCAATTTTCTCTAGCTCCCTGGCTACTTGTGTGGTAGCCAACCATATTTGTGTAACATCATCAGCTTCTTTATTTATAGGAAAGGGACATTCACGAGCAAGCTCGTCAAAAACAATTACATTATTTCCAAGTTTACGTAAATAAGTACATAACCTGTAAGCAAGATAACTTTTACCTGTACCTTGGGTACCACTAATTGCTATTATATTTTTATTCATGATAACTCTTTTTTAAATTAAATTTTTATAACAATCAACTACAGTCAACACCTGGAAGGCTGAGTTATTTATTTTGAACTCTTGCGGCCCGGCGCACGTTATTCTGGATTGCCGCAAGACAAGCATCCTGGTATATCACAAGAGTGCGTTCTCGCCTCTCTTACCTCGGCAGCTTTGCACTCAGGTAGTTTTTGTGATGCGTGAACACACTTCCAAAACAAAGAGCAGCCTAAGGTGCATGGTTCCCACTCAATTGATCTATTGCATCCCTGGCAAAAGTCGCCATCCGGCACTTCGATTTCAACCCTTATTATCATATTTTTTCCCTTAGTAGGAATAACACCCAATAAAGTAGATTCTACAAATAGCGCAGTGCAGTAATTCAGCCGTTACTCCATTGTAAATTCTACATCTTCAGAACCACAAGTGGCACATCTAGTTACTTCACCAAATACCTTCTGTCTTAGTTCTTTTGCACCACATTTGTTACATATCATTATTGAAATATTTTGTTTTTCTTTGGCTACTTCTTTATTTGTTTTCAATCTACCATTTGCACTGTACATGGAATACCTCCTTTAAAATTTAATTTAGGGTCTTCAGGCATGAAATCAAAAAAAGAAGGGTCTTGAGTTAAAATATAAGGTTCCGATACATTTAAGCACTTTTTATTTTCCTCTATAAGGAATTTATATTTCTGATCTTCTCCCCATATTCTTAATCGTTCTGCTATTATCCTTCTCCCGAAACCCTGTTGTATAAGATTACTGAATTGCCTTTGGTACTTATAGCGAATATATCTTAAATATCCGCTACGCATTAACTCCCATGTGATTTCGTCTTTTTTTATGTTTAAGTCGTCATCACATGTTAGTATAATGTATCTGTATCCATTGTATTTCTCATATAATTTTTGAAGTACATAAGTATAATCAAGCGGATTTATAGCTACAATAACTACACCAAGCTCAATTGTAACAAAAGCATCAGGTAGATTATTACCTATAGGTAATCTTTTAAACTGTAACATAAACGCATTTAACATAACATCAACTTCTATTTGTAATTCAGCTAAATTATACATTTGTTGTCTCAACTATATTAGAATTTTGCTCCTGTTTACTTAAAAACTTAGGAGATTTACTTGGTTTTTTTGAAAACTTAAAAACAATTTCTCCTTTACTGGTGCTAACATTTACTATAGTAGAATAGTCAGTAACACCCTTAAGAAGTTTTAAAGCCAATGGTGTAGAAATATATCTTTCAATAGCTCTCTTCAAAGGTCGTGCACCGTATTCTTTTGTGATACCTTTCTCGTATATGAACTGACAAACTTTAGCATCAAAAATTATTTCCATATCTTTGTATTTAGTTTTGTTGCTTTGTAGATTTGTATTAAGTTTGAAAAGTTCTATATCAATAATTCTTAAATAATCTTCTTTTGTTAAGTCATTGAAATAAATTATTTCGTCCAACCTATTCAAAAATTCTGGTTTAAATTTTTGTTTTAAAGCTTTTTCTATAGCTTTTTCTTTTTTACCTTCAGTCACCAAAGCTACATCACCAAAGCCAATAGTCTTACTAATATTAGCAACATTTTCAACACCTAAATTAGATGTCATGATAATAACTGTATCTTTAAAAGATACCTTAGTACCCTTGTTGTCTGTCAATCTTCCTTCATCCAAAACTTGAAGAAGTAATTGGTAGATCTTACTTGAGGCTTTTTCAATCTCATCGAAAACAACAACACTAAAAGGGTTCTCTATAATAGCATTAGTTAACAAACCACCATTCTCATAACCTTGATAGCCATTAGGACTACCTATAAGTTTTGAGTACTCATGATCTGCAGAGTACTCTGAGCAATCTATAGTAATCAGATTATCTCTATCCTTCACAAGTTCATCAGCTAAAATTTTTCCAGTAAGGGATTTACCACACCCAGTCGAACCGGCAAATAGGAAAGAACCTATAGGTCTAACTGGGTCTTTCAAACCCACACTAGCTCTCTGAATTGCCTCAGTTATACTATCAACTACTTTGTCTTGACCAATCAGTGAAACCTTCATATTGGTATTTAGATTAATCAAATCTTCTTCCGGCACATCTGCGAAAACTTTTTTCTTTTTATCAGCCTTATTAGCGAACTGCCCCATAGTAGTTGTCCCCACAGATCCACTTTTTTTATCACTAGTACAATCAGAACATCCAGCTTCTTTTTTATCTTTACTTACTAATTCTTGTGCATTTTCGTAAGTAAGGAATGGATTACAAGATTGGCATAAGTTATAAAGCTCCTTCATAAGTAAGGGTGGGGAAACCCTGGCTGGTACCCCCATATTCTCTAACAATTGAAAAAGAGCCTCAAAATCCTCTATACACAAAGTTACAACAAAAGTATTGAAACTTACACTACTATGAAAAAATCTACCTTTTAGTATAGTAGCTAAATCAGCTTCCTTAAAGATTTTAATAGATACATATCTTCCTATAAGTTTCCACCACTTATCTTTTGTCTCAACGACGCCAAGGACACCATCGCTGGTGTCCTTTGGAGACTCAATAATTGGATTACCATATTGGTCAACAAATCCCTCTATAATATTGGCGTTGTCTTCTATATCAGGCAAAGCATTAGTATTAGGGTCATACAACCAGAGTGGATTATCGGCAATAGGTATTACGTCTTTTAAATCGTCATGGAATTTTTTTATTTTCAAAACATTGTTTCTATTTATAACTAAACCATCAAAATTTAAACAAGGATTCTTATCAAGAATGTATTCAATCAGTTGTGTGCGGAGCTTTAAAAAATCAAAGTCTGCTGATAATGAGCCATCGCTAAATTTATGTAAAACTTGATTTATGTTAGCTATATAAGTAGCAAGCATAAAATCTTCAAAAAGAATTTTAGAAATTAACCCTTCATCTTTAGCGAAGTAGACTAATTTATCTTCTGTCTCTTCTTCTGGTATTTCAAGAACTAAAACAGTACTGTCAAGTAAATCACAATATACTTCATGAACTTCATAATTTATTTGGTTAGTCATAAAACCTCGCTTATTTAGAGCTTAAAAAAGTTACCATATCAAGGGCATCGGAATAAAGCATACCTTCTAATGATTCAGGTGCTTCAGAGTCCCTTGCTGCATAAAATTCTTTTGCTACATCTTCGAACTGTAAATTCTTAGAGGACAGTCTGGAAGTTATAGCTACTTTTTGTACCATTGTTAACAAATTACCTTCACCTGACCCTTTAGTAGGCATCATAGGTGGTGTACCTAAAACAGTAGAAACACTTGGGAAACCTTTTGGTTTTTCTACTACTTCTGAAACCTTAGATGGCGTAGTATTCTTCGGCATCTTTGGTTTACTATCAGGTACACCCGTGGTTACTGTAGCGGTTGTGCTGGGCATACTTGTATGATTTGGTAACCCAGTACTCGGTGTACTCGTAAAGTTAGGTGTACCTGTACTTGGCATAGAAGGTACAGAAGGCATAGAAGATATTGGCAAGCTTGAGGGTACACTTAAAGTATTGTTTGACGAGTACGACTCACTAATACCAGTGTCGGCATTATCCTCTTCTTCTAAAAATAAACCAACACCCCAATTTCTTGCAGCACTCTTTATAGCCCTCGACGTAGCTGACTTGTAAAGATTTCCTAAATCTACATTTTTAAATTTCTTAGCTGAACCAAAACCATCTTGGGTAGCTAAGATATTCCCGTTATTGTCGTAAACAAATAAAGAGACTAATACTAAAACCTCGTCATCAATAATTTTGTGCTCCTTAACTATGGAGCCCCAGTTGTTTTGAAATGCTTTATTTAATCTATCTAAAACATATCTAGTTTTCACATACTTGAAACCTTGACCTGGTTTTAAAGCTACTTCTAAGTTCTCGTACAATTTATCAATAACATTCTGTTCCATAATAACTCCTTTAGTTAAATTTCTATCATGGTTAATTATACCAAATCAAAATAAATTATGCAATATATTTTTTCACCAAAATGTTTTTGTTTGTAACTCACTATCAAAACAGTCCTGTAAAATCATAAGCTCTTTGTTAGTAAAGCCTTTCTCTTTCAAAGAGGCTACAAAATTCTTTATCTCAATTTTTGCTTTAACAACTTTAGTGTATTCTAAACGTGTATTGTCTTTGCTTACTGTTAGCATATAATCACCATTCATTATGTATATTATACTACATATATTATAAAAGTCAACTAAAATTCTGTAGTATAATCTTCTTCGCTGGTAGTACCTAGAAAACCCATGTCCGCTTGAACGTCTTGCAATTTATACGAAATTACTTTAAGACCCTCTTCATCAAATCCATCAATGTACATAGCACCAGAGGCAAAAGCCTCTTCATCAGAAAAATAAATCTTTTCTGGTTCGTCTCCCTCTGAAACAACAAAATAAACAGCATCCATATATAGTTCTCCTAAATAAATTATTAAGCTATTAAAAACATAGTTATCTAATTTATATAAGTAAGATTATTAAAAACTTTTTCAATACTTCTTCTTAGCATTCAAAATTTTTAGCAATTGGATTTTCAATGGAATTTGAATGGTTATTATTTTCTATAAGATAACCAGACTATTACTTTTTAATTGAAACATGTGGGCCTTGCGTGTACTTAAAATCATCTAACCATTTCTCTAAACCACCTAACATCTCGCTAAAAGTGTCAAAAAATAAAACACCTTTTACATGCTCGTTATAAAGATATTTTAAAGAAAGTACAGGTATATGGTTGTTTATCGCATATTTTTGACTGGTTGGACTGTCGTCTATAAATAGATCAGCATCTTTAAGAAGAAAATGCTTATCCGAGACAGTATGTAATTCGTCATAATAAATACTATTTTTATACAACCAATTAGCAGTGGTTGTTTTAGATAGTGCTGTTCTATGTGAAGCTATATTAACACGAAAGCCCGCACTATATAGCATATTAGGCAGTTTATACGCCTCCTTGAATGCTGGAAAATGCTCCTGCTTCATGTGAACTATATCAATAGTTTTTTGAAACTCCTCGTCTGACATGTAACCCTTGTGAAAGCACCAAGCAGAAGTACTACCTGGATAAGGACAAGCTGGGTTTATTTTAATTAATTCATCGTACCAAAATTCTGCCATATTCCATAAAATGCCATCTATATCAACTACGGCTGTTTTATTTTTGTTCATTGAGTAACTCCAAAGTTTTTGTATTTATAAGTAATATGAAAGTCATTAGATAAAACTATAAAATCCGTGGATTCGGTAAAAACTACGGTAAAATAATCACCAGCTGATACCACAGTTGTAGTAGCAATAGGTACTTGTAGAAGATTCACAGAAAATGCACAATCTTCAGCCATAAAAAGGAGTTTGTACGGCTTTATAATAAACCAATAATACTCATAATAATATAGGTCTTTATATTCATTTGGATATAAATTAAATGCCTTGGCAACATAATCAATGTATACAGGTTTATTAGTTAGCATAGATACTCCTTTTAGTTCGGAGAGAGAGGGATTTGAACCCTCGGTGGCTTTTACCCCACACTTGTTTAGCAGACAAGCACCATCGGCCTCTCGGTCATCTCTCCTTATTTTTTTAAGTATTATCAGGTAAAGTGTTTACAAGTTTAGATAGTACTTCTTTTACTGAATCCTCAATATCTTCTGGACTTCCTGTAAATTCAAGTGTAGGTACTATTAAAGTGGTACCACCAGAAGTAAACTTAGTAAATTCTGTTACATGTTTATGGTCTTCTACTGCGAACAGTGCTATACAAACTTTATAAGTCATAACTTTTCTCCCTAAATGTCTAATTTCTATTATTATTAGAAAGTAGTTCTGGTATAATCACATTTGTTTCCGGACTATCATGCATAATGCCAGAGTACATCTCTCGTAATAAACATTTTTTAGTGTATTGTCTTTCTTCAGAAGTAATATCTACTTCGGATTTCCTAAATAATTTTGCAGTTAGAGCTGTATAAAAATCATATCCTTCTTTCATAGTTTTTCCTTTATAGTAATGTCTTCGTTGTTCTTATCTAACATAAAATATGTCCAACCCAGGTCATTTCGCCTGACATGTACCAAAATTTCAGACCTACTTGGTAATTTTTTTAAAAAATCACTTTCAAACTTACCTGTATAAGCGTGTACTTCATCTTCTACATATAAATTATAACCATCTTCATCTAAATACCACTTTGAATCCCTTCTATCGACCAGTGCTTGTGTATCATCTCTAGACTTTTTTTCTACGTTGAAAAGATTGAATAAGGCTTCTGTAGTCTTAAAGTAGAAATCAATTAAAGAACACTGCATAAATTACTCCCTTAGTATTTAATTTTAGTAACGTTTATCTTTTCAGCAATCTGTGCGCCTTGGCATGGCATGAATTACATAATGTTATTAAATTTATTGATTTCTCATTCCATGGAAACTTTGTAGTATATTTCAAATGGTGTAAATGTAGGGTTGTTTCTGTATCTCCACATTCTACACACTGCCAATTATCTCTTTCAAAAACCTCTAATCTTTTCTTTTGCCACTTTGGGTGCTGAAGAGCTCTTGCATATTCTTCTTTTGTTAGTTTTTTATAAGGCTTATGTATAGCTTTATCTTTTTTAACTTCTGATTTTATTTTTTTTGTTACTTTAACATTTTTTATTTTTTTAGTCAACTTATTTTTAATCATACATCCTCATCTTATTTAAATATATCTCAAATACACCTGAATTACCAGTTTTTAAATGTAGAAGTGTGTATTCCTTACTAGGATAAATCCATATTTTATCGAAAGCGAAATATTTATCGCAATAATCAAGTTTAATATTCCTAACATTGTCTAAATTATAAGAGACATACACAATGTCTTCAAGTATTTCCCAATAACAAAGGTCATTTCTATAAATAGAATGTGCATTATTAAATAATGTATCGCAGTTAAAAAAACTTAGCAATTCAGTCTTAGCTTCAAAATACTTATTAAATAATTCCATATTTAACTCCTTATAAAAGTGCTAAATGTCCTGTTATTTTATCTATGTCTTCATTAATATTAGGCCCCACACAAAGACAAGTATACGTTGGGACGCCGCCAAATTCAGTTCTTCCTGAATCTTTTATTAAACAGCATAACAAACCTGCTTGAGTGGCTTGATCATAGATAGACAACAATTCTGCCTCAGAATTAACACCAACACACACTTTAGCAAAAGAATTTTCTAGCCAATGTATTATAGTATCATTAAACCAAGGAGGTTCGTGAGAAGCTACACAAGAGTCGTAATCCAATTCTTTTAATATATTTGCTAAACTAGCGTGGCTACCTTGTGCCACCATTTTGCCTTTCCTCATATTTAAATCTTTACGCATTACTATAACTTGTTTAGTGTCCATTAAAAAATCTCCATTCTTATTGAAGCATCAGACACAAATGCTTCTGAATATTTATTGTCTATCGTTCTTGAGTAAACCATATCTATATATACAGAGTGATCTGCACAACGTATCCCGGATTTTTCTTTAAAGTCTTCTAAAATTCTGGACACTTCTTTAGCTATGTCACTTTCAGCTTCTTGTTTTAATTTAGAAAGTTCTTTTACTGTAATATCCATATAATACTCCTTATATGCTTCTAATGGTGATCGAAACCATATGTGCAGTTTTAGAGACTGCCGCTTTAACCATTAAGCTATAGAAGCAAGAATAAGGTCTGTTAATAATAATATTTTAGAAACAGACCTTTTGTTTTATAATAGTTTTAGTTTTTTGAAAAATTTATTGCTACCCAAACTGGCAATAGCTGTTAGTTCACTGGCTCTGTCAGGCTCTTTAAATTCTACATAATCAATATTACTATTTTTTAAAGAACATGTCAAGTACTTTAATGCATTTTCGTCAGAAACCTACAAATAAACCAAAGTACCATTACGCCATTCAGTTTTTCTATTTAATAAATATTCTGCCAAAGCATGGCCAGCCTGAACAGCTTGTTGAGATACTGACAAATCCTTACGAGTTACTACATAGAGTTTAAGCGACATTTTGTAATAGCTCCTCTTCTCTTTTTATTCTAATTATAGGTATCATAAGTAAATTATAATAATCTTCATTAGGTTTATTATCTTCTCTACAGGTACGTTCTATCTGTTCCATAGTACGTCCACGTAGTAAGCTGTAGGCTATATGGTGATGTCTGTATTGATATCTTAAATTTATCTGTGGGTTATAGGAATCTAAAACCTCCACAAAGCCATATGTGGCACCTTTTCTTTGTTTCTTTGCTTCTTTTATTTTTACTGCGGTTTCTTTTAAATAAGCTTTCATTTCTTTCATAGTTTTCATATAGTTCTCCGAATTAAGATTATTGATTTAATTAGCAACTTTAAATAATAATCTTAGTTACGGTGATCTATTGTTCTATGTAAAACCTGAGTTTTCCATAAGATCTCCTAATCTATAAAAGTTAATTTTCCTGTAACTCTATCACGCCACATAGGTATACCGTATAACATATTTACTGAGAATGTGTCTTCAATATACTGTATCTTTTTAAAGTCAGTATTTATATCAGGCCAACTATGTAAAGTGACCAAGCCATTTATTTCTGGCCAATGTTCTGTAATCCAAGGCTCAAAATCCTCTGTAATTACACGTAACAAATCTTCAAAAGCTCCTTCTCTGCTGGTAACTTCATTAAATTGTACAGTAATTGGTGGGTCTACTCTATATGTGTCTTCATATCTGTACCAAGTTATTTTCATAGTATCTCATATTTTAAATTAATTAAAACATATTACGCTTTAATCCAAACTCTAAGTTCAGTAGGATTTCTACGATAAACCATATCATCACCAGAACCAGAGTAGTAATCCGGTGGTTTAACAGTAGACATACTTATACGTATGTCAAATTTTTTTTCTAGTTGTCTGGTGTAGTTTCTAAATATTTCATTATCTCCATGAAAAGCTAAGCCATCATAGGCGAGCACATAATAATCATCTCTACTTGCCACTAAAGAAGCCACTCTATGATTAGAAGAAGATAGACTAAAAAATCTACCTTTAAACAAATCTATAAGTTTATTACCTACAAGTTCTTCTTCTTTTTTCATCTCATTTTTACGTTTGATATCAGCTTCTCTTTGTTTCTCTTGGTTCTTATGATCTAAATCAGCTTTAATTTTTTTAGCTAACTCTTTTACAGAGGGTTCTTTAGTGCAAGTAGTTTTAAGCATAATACGTTCCTTTTAACTCATAATTAGAAATTTAACATCCACCACCCTTACCACCTTTACCACCTTTACCACCTTTACCGCCGCCTTTTTTAGCCATAGTTTTCTCCTTTATACTGTAGTATTAATAAAAGAAGTACCCTTTATGAGTACCCCTGCCAACACACCGTCTGAATTATAAATATTAGTTTCTTTTAATGCTTTAAATTTATTATAACCATATTTTGAGAATAAGTCAAGCCACCATTGCTTAGAATGTATTTGAATATGTGTTTTATCATTCTTACTAACATCAAGTACAAAATCTTCACCTTCATTTTCAGATACTGGTATACGCACTATTAATTGATTTGCTTTTATATTCTCTATAAGTGTTTCAAGTTCCCCAGTAGGAATATGTTCAAGTACATCAAGAAATAGAACTACATCAAAATTCTTTGTAACCAGTTGAGAGTTATCATGTTGTAATTTTTCTTCTGATAATCCATAGTGCTTTCTACCAAATTCTACTGCCCATAAACTTATATCTGTACCTACGCAAGAAACATCTCGTAAATATAGTTCAAACATTAAACCACCTGTAGCACAACCATAATCTAACACCTTTCTATGAGCTAAATATGGATATAAATCATCTGCCAATTTGGCAAATTTTTTCTGTCTATAATCTTTGTAATTACTTATTGTACTATCAACGTAATAATCTTTATTAAATGGCATCATATAAAGTCTCCATGCTCGCAAGGTGTGATTACCTGCTCAATTAAATTATTATGCTCTGCAAAAAAACATTTACCTTCTTGACACATAGAAGTATTAAAAGCTTCAGGAGTAGACCTCCAATATTTATCAATATCTTGTATAGCACACATTCTAAAATTAGAATTAAATTTTCTATTAATTAAAGGATTTGCTGAACAATGATACACAAAGCCATCAGTATTAACAAAAGGTTTAATTAGTCCCATCCAACATTTTTTAGGAACTACATATTTCTTCTGTTGAAAAAAGAAGCCTGGATACTTCTCTAAATACGGCTTAACTGCTTCAGTAGCTTTAGATATATCCTCAATAGAAAGACAGTTAGGAACAACTCTTACATAAGCTGCTTTATATTTCTTATAATATTTAGCTATCTTTTCTAATTTAGCTTCATCAGATAGATCAGTCCAAACATATGAGAAACCTAAAGTAACATTCACTGGTACTTGTATATCGATATCTTTTACATAATCTAAACAATTTAAACTAATACGTATCCAAGTAAGCTTGGCCAAATTTTCCAAAGATATGTTATTTAGTTTTACACCATTAGTTATTAAGCCTATACTATAACCCAAACCATGGGCACAAGTAATAACTTCATTAATATACTTATACATTGTGGGATCTCCACCCCCGGTGAATTCCACAGTCTTAGCACCAAGGCCTTTAAAATCTATCAATACTTGAATGCATTGCTCAAGAGTAAGTTCATCACCTTCTCGTTCTTTAACAGAACACATAATACAGTTTAAATTACATATATCTGTAGGAGCTAACTGAATACTTATAGGTTTAAAAACTCCACGCTGCATAGTTTTTAAATTATCTAAATTATGCAAAAGTTTTGTCTGCGTACTCGTATATAGTTGTTCTTTATTTATCATAGTAGTATTCCTTAACAATTATATTTTTATTCCATTGTAAATTAGCAAAAGCCTTATCATGCCACTCATAACTACAACAAGTACCACACTCTCTGCCACGATGATTTGTTCTTGAAAAGGCTGGATAAATTTCAGATAAGTTATTTTGTTTACACCAAGCAGCCACTGACCAGTCCCAACCATAAGAACCAAAAATTTTTAAAGCTAACCCATCATAAAACCAATTTGGGTTAAAAACTTTCTCGAACCCCTCTCTAAAACACATCCAGCCTAACCCTGTAAAGGTGCCTACTCTAGAAATTAACTTACTAGGTTCATTAGGATTACTATCATAATTAAATAAACCATAACTATTAAAAGTTAAAGGTTTATCTTTAAAAGTTCTTTCATAATAATTAGCTAATTCTAAAGCATCTGGAGAAATAAAGAGGTCATCATCAAAATGGAGATTAAATGTTGAACCTGTATCAAAAGCCTTAGCTATAGCATCATGTTGATTTCTACGATGATCTTTTCTTTGTGGATTTACGATAATGGTTTTTGAAGCGAAACCATATTCTTTGTTAAGAACTCTTAAAATCTGTTCTGTTTTATCTGAAGGGTCAACACTTATAAAGAAATGCCAATCATAAGGGTCGTTTTTTGTTAAGTCATTCAAGGTTGCCGCCAAATAATCTGGTCTATTATATGCAGTCATTGAAATTGTTTTCATAAACCACTTCCTTTTATTTCATAAACTATTTTATCTTCAAACTGCAGAGCTATATCTTCAGCTATAGCTTTAAAAATTGTTTTCACAACTTGTCTTCGGTCTGAAATATCAAATGACGAAAATAATTCAACTTTATTTATAAATTCTTGGTTATTTAAATTTAATTTATAAACAGCATAATTTTTTAGAGTGAGATGATCTCTAAAAATAGTAATATAAAAATTTAACGTAGTGCTGGTCACACTAAAAGAATCAAATATAGAGTTTCGGGCTTTTTCTAAAAATTCACCATATAAACGGATACTCTCATCTGTGGGAGCTTTTTTTTCTATCACTGTTTTTTCATAAGGTACGTAATTAGTAGAAGGACTACTGTACGTGTAGGTATCAAGCATAATTCCACCTCAATATAATATTAGTAATTGTTAAACATACATATTTTATATAATGTATAATTGTGATAGTCTATCTTTTGCAACATTGAAATAGTTAGTATCTAATTCAATACCTACAAATCTTCTACCAGTAGCTATACATGCTTCCCCAGTAGTACCGCTACCCATACAACAATCTAAAACCAAATCACCCTTGTTTGAGAAAGTGTTTACTAGGTATACCATAAGTGCCAGAGGTTTCTGAGTGGGGTGACCACCCTTTATTCTTGGATTAGGTATTTTGATAACACTTTTTGCGTGCCTATAGCCACTATTATTTTTAATGCTGGCTTTTTGTCCATTATAACAACCTTCAGAATAGTCTCCTTTTCTTGAAATCTTGTATGGTATGCCTTCTGTTTTCTGTTCATTGTAAGTATTAAATTTTTTATAAAAGATAAGTATATACTCATGAGTCCTTAAAGGCATTTTTTTTACGTTTAATTGCCCTGATGCTACAGTTTTTTCCCATATTAAATCATACTTAAATAAAGAAGGATTACTCATAATAAGTTGACTAGCGAATGGTTGTGCAGCGGTTAATACTACACGCCCCTCTGCTTTTAAGACATGCTCAAAAGCCCGCCACATATCAACAAAAGGTATAATAACATCCCATTTATTTTTTGTCGTACCGTAGGGTAAATCTACTAAAATTAAGTCTATAGTATTTTTAGGAAGACTAAACATTTCCTCCAAACATTCACCATTAATAAGTTGAATTGTATTATTTTGTAAAGTTATCAAATTTATTCCTCACACAATCAAAAGTTTCAAATCTGTATGTATTAATCCAACGTAACCAATGAGAGTTATTTGTATGTAATGTGATACGATATTCTATATTAACATTAGCCAGTATATATTTACTACTTACATGAGCGGAAGACCCCAATAAGGAAACTTCTTGCTGCATCTGAGCTTTGGTCAAAACAAACATACTTAAATTATAAGATTTATCAACAGCACATACGAAAAATAAATCAATGTCTTCGTACAATCTTACTTGTACAAGATTATACGTGTTGTCAATGCTAAGAAAAGTGGTCTTCATTTCAACAGTTGTATTAGTGTTGCGGATTTTAAAGTCCCCATCAAGATTATCTTTACTGGTTATAGCTTTCAAATTACCTAATTTATGTGCTATATATTGAGGTGTTAGCACTCCGTACATTTGTGAAGGAGTATATGCCTTTAAAATAGCAAAAAAGTAAGAAACATCATCTATACCTAGTAGAGAATCTCTGTTATTAACTATAGCTGTTTTAATTACTTCTCTTGTGTTAGCCGCTGCGAATACATCATTACGTGTAATACCCAATTGTTCGAACATAGTGAACTCCTTTAATTAAAAATACTAGTCTTAATTGACTACTTCAACTACTATGTACTATTTGCAATATAATTAAAATAAATATAATTGCCTTTAAAATATAATTAACATTATTCACACCACTCTTGTTCCTTTGTGCCTCCATTATATCTTATTGCTAAACCTTTGTCAAGTAAAATAGTAGCAAGGTCTCCTTTAATAGTTTCGACATCAGCTAAAATTCTGAAGTATTTATCTCTACGCATATTATTTAATGTTACAACTGGGTAATCTCTTACAATGATATGCACCTCTTCTTTAGCGGCTTCGGCTAACATTTTTTCTTTATCGCATTTTCCCCGCATTTCTGGAGTGTCAATTCCGGCTACTCTAATAGACATAGCATCACCAATAATATCTGGTACTCCTGGTATATTCACTGTAAGGGTATCACCATCGTAGTTACTTAGTACGGTAACTCCAGTAAATGTACCATAATTTTTATCTGCGGCAATGCATGAGGTGTAAGACGCAAATAAAACAAAAGTTGTTAATAATAATTTCTTCATTAAACCTCCGTGTTTTGCTTAGTATTAGCGGGTAGGGAGAATCGAACTCCACGTCAAAGACCGAGACTTGGAAGGTCCCTTAGCACCCAGTGCTTATCTACCCGCATTCGGAAAGCTAGGGACTCGAACCCCAAACGGTTTTTAAGCCGCTACCTGTTTTCAAGACAGGCTCCTCGTCCAGCCGGACGCTTTCCTTTAAAGTGTGGAGAATGATGGAATCGAACCACTTGCCCTGTGGGAGCGGATTTACAGTCCGCCGTAAGCCCAGCTTACCTTATTGACATTCTCCTTATTTGGTGCCAGGGGGAGTTGAACCCTCCGTTACAAGATTGAAAGTCTTGTGTACTAACCATTATACTATGGCATCATTATAACATATACAAAAACAAAAAGCAATAAAAATGTAGTGGGCGGACACAGTCTCTTTAATCCCGCTATAGTTTACTCCAAGCACATTCTTTTTCTTGCATTCGTACTCTGCGGAAACCGCTTATCAGCAATGGCTCGACTACATATTTTGACCCAGAGAGATTTGAACTCTCGACCTCGGAGTTAAAAGCTCCTTGCTCTACCAACTAAGCTATGGGTCATTAACTATACGGCTTTGGATAATTTTGAGTTATCGACCTCTTCCTCTTCAGGGAAGCACTCTACCTCTGAGTTACAAAGCCTTAATTATTTTGGTGAGTACGGAGTCGAACCGACGACTTTCAGCTTATGAGACTGATTTTCTACCACCTGAAATACCCACCAATAAAAAAGGCGACTTAGAGTTTCCCCCTAGTCGCCTTAAACTTACAAAAATTTAGTTTCTAACGACTAGATAAACCACCCCATTGAGGATTTTTCCTCTTTATAACTAATAAAGCCTTTGGAGTAGTTCTTATTCATTGTCGTTATCCTTAAATTATTTTTAATAAAATATGTTTATATACTTATTTTAGGTTAGTTAATTAAAAGTAAATTTAATAGCAATAATAAACACAAACAGTGATAATACAGTATACGCCGTATTGTTTAAAACAATTTTTTCTTTATCTGCGACAGGAAGTTTTGCTTTGTTTAACTCATATACATAACCCATAGTAAGCAGACCTCGCAAAGAAAAAAGTAAGAGTAAAAAACCAAGTATCGCTAATATATCATTTTTATAAATCTGTAGATGCATTATAACCTCTTTGGTTGATTTTTATTTTGTTAATATAATTATACTAACTATTTTTTATAAATGCAACAAAATAAATTATAAGTCATCATCATATTTCATTACGTAATTTTGACCTGTAACTAACCACCAAAGCTCTTGCCACCATTTTCCTGGAGGGACCTTACCTCCCATATGTGTAACACCCTCTATTCTTTCTGCATGTAAAAAATGAGGCAACCATAAATATTTAAAAACTCTGCAACGTCTTATAACTATGTAACCCCCGTCAGATTTAAACTTATTTATTGCGTATATTAAACATTTCATCTTTATACTGCTACAGTTGTATAAAAGGTTTTACAATATTATCTTCGCTACTAATTACCTGTGGAGTTTGTTCAAAACGACGGTTCTTTAAAATTTCTTCACACCGATCCCTTAATGACTTCAGATCTATTTTAGGATTTTTTAGAAGAATACTTTGCATAACAAAAGACAAAGCACCTTGATATCTATTAGTGAAATAAGCATCTGCAGAAGTCTGGTCATCCTTACATCCAGTAATAATAGATATATTATGTTTACTATATGAAGGAGTATTTATCGGAATACAATCATCTTGTGGAAAAAGGTTATCCAGAAAAAATCTATCATCTTCATTTTTAATATTAGACATTAGCTTATCCTCAAAAATATCATTAGACAAAGATATTCCTGAAAGTCGGGACATTAAATCTAATGGTGTGTCTATCTTTTTTATTCGTAAATCCCCATCGCTGTGTGCCCTGTCTATTGAACCGCTATGGCAAGCATCAATTACCATAGACATGTGGTGCCCTATCTTTAATTTACGTACAAGTAATTCAATATGGTTATCTAATATATAAGTACCATCCCAATCAAAATCTACAGGACAAATCAATTCATCCATAGAGTCTGGTTCGTAATTGTCTGTAGAGTAATTCTGTACTGGGATCTGAGCACCATGACCAGAGTAATAAAATAATTTATTTTCTGCGTCATTAGTTATTAACCACTCTAATCTTTCAAGTATGTTTTCTTTTGTAGCTCTTTCATCAAGGACCAAACGTATTTGATGCGCTGGAACACCATAAATCTTAACAAGGATATCACGCATTATTATAACGTCATTAACGCATCCACGCAGAGGAGCACTATTGTACTTATTTATTCCTACTAGTACTGCACTAAAGTTAGCCATTGTTTTTCCTCTATTAAATAGTTATGTGCGACTGTCGTATTTACTACCAATCAAACTGATGAGGTCCTCTTTAGCAGCATCCAAAGTATATTCTCCGTTAAGGATTTCCACTAAATATGCTTTGTAGTGAGGCCAGCAAGAGTCAAGATCATCTTCAGTAAATACATAATTTGTTATTTGTTTTAATTGTTGCATAACTCCTCTTTAACCAGCACGTTAGACAAGTAAATCTTCTATAGCATTGCTAGGTATTTTTCTACTTCTATTCCAGGCAAAACGCCCAAAAAGTCTTAAAACAATGTAAGCTATATCATTTAAAAGATAAGTATCATTGACATATACAGTAATATCTCGTAGTAGTTGGTCGTAAAAAGATTGGGGCTTGTTAACAAAAACTTTATCACCAGCACAATTCAACAGGTAGCCATAAACATAACTAAAATCATGAAAAATACTACCTATAAGTAAAATACCTACAGGATCTAATATAGGCCAAAAAACTCTAGGCACAGACGCACCGTCAAAAACGAATCCTTTAGGTATGAAAATTGTTTCATTAAGCCAAGGAATATAAAGAAAGTAATCATGGTCTATAACCCACATACGTCTACTAAATTCTTGTTTTATTTTTTGCCACCAAGGTAAACCTTTAGTAGGTATACGTACAGGACTAAAAGAAGGCATACGTATTGGGTAATTAGAAATAGTTATGTCTTTTTTAAAAAATAAACTACACATAGACTTTTTCCTCTTTAAACGAATTTACTAAATATCGTAAATCCTACGTTTGTGGTTTATATTATCAGTACTACCTGAAAGTCTACGATAAACTTTGTTTAATAGCAAAAGGGATATAAAAAAAATTGACCCTATATTAACCGCTTTCAAACAACTTAATAACATATTTTCTATATCCATTTTAATACCTCTAAAGTTTTTATTAATTATAAGTTATAAATAAACCCTACACCAAGGATCCCCAGTATTATATCCAGAAATAGAGACCCATAAATAATCAGTTAGTTGGTTATTAACAACAACTTCTTTCTGTCTACAATCAAGAATAAAACCTGCACACTCTAAAACCAAATGCCCCGAACGTCTATTATTCATAAACACAGTACAAAATAATAATCTAGAAGGTATATTTAAAAAGTGACATTCTTTTCTACAAGCTAAAGCAAAACAGTCACAATCTCCCTCTATAATACCACTGTCTGGAATTTGTTTATAAGTTTCCCAGTGGTCCAGCACATCCCATAATACTATATCTGGTACATACTTAAATCTGTTTAAGGTTTTTTTAAAAATAACTGTTAATTTATCATACAAATCTATTCGTTCTTCTTTAGTTAATTTATCTAAGTCTTCTGGTAGCATATCTAACAATCTACACCATTTATTTTACCATCTATACAGGCCTTGGGAGGAGCAACCTCTGAACCTGTTTTAAATGGTGTATAATTGTAAGATACTTGAGAACAACTACAAACAAAAAATATGTGTCCCAAAAATAAACAAATTAAAAAAGCAACTATTTTCATTTTTCCAACGCTTTCTTCTTTAATTCTGTCCTTGCGTCTACAAATTTATCGTACATTTTATACATAAAAACTAAAATTAAACCTGTCTTACCCATATTTGATAAGGATGCCACATCTAAAGTACCAGAGGCTCTTATAGCATCCGCCATTTCTTTAGCAGAATTTGCATAGTTAATAAGATCTTCTGCCGGTGGAAGTTTCGCATTACCATCAGACAAAACTTCGTACAAAAGAAATAATCCTCCAAGTAAAACACCACCCAAAGATTGACCTTCAAGTGATTTATATGAGGGCTTAATCATAATACATCTCCTTTATAGCAATATAGCTACACTAATTAATTTAATGGCTAAATTCATAACATCAAGTACCAAGCCAATTGATTCTTTTATATTTTCGTCTGTGGGATCTACCATGAGTAAGTCTATTTTACTTGAAACTTTCAAAGCCTCGTCATCGAAACTTTTTAGAAGCATTTTAGAAGAAGTGTCAAACTGAGAATAATGATTTAGAATAACTTGACGAGCTTTTGAATAACTTAGTTTAACCACATCCCACAGTAGTACCATTTCGTAAAGGTCTGTGTCTTCCAAATCAGCTCTAATTAAAGTGTTATATTTTAACACAATTAAATTTATAGTGGCATCTACATCTGTTAAAGCGGACCATTCCTCGTCACTAAATATTTTAGTTTCCGCTTGTTTGAATTCTAATATATATTTAACTTTAGCTTGAGCTGAGGTAATAGAAAGGACTGTTGAAGATAATGAAGCAACATTGTAACTATAAATAGGTGGTAATTTACCACAACCAATAAGTATAAAAGAACTTAATAATAAATAAATAAATAATTTTTTCATATTAAATACCTATACTTTAATTACTTGTGTTTCTTTCTGAAGACGTACTATTATAACTGTCGTCCACTGCTATTGTAGACTCTGTTTTAGCTCCACTAATTTGAGATTCTTCTATTTTTCCAGTATTTATAACACTCCCCTCTGAAGCAGTGTATTTAGTACCAGCACTACCTATACCAACTTTAGCTACATCAGCTAAATTATCAGACTGTCTTATACCCAAGAATATACCACCAGCACCTAAAATAACAGCACCTGATTTTTGTATAGTCTCACCAAGTGTTTCAGGTGGTTCTATAGGAGAAGTAGTTGCAACCTTTACATTTCTTGCGGAGTTCTCTTTCGACTGCGCCCATTTATCTTCTAAAACTAATATAAGAAGAGGCGCTACAACATTATCTGTTGGGTCAGGTGTGGCTGCAACAGCAGTCATAAGCTTCTCCGTCATTGCCAATACCTTTTTCTCATGCTCCTTTTGTACAGCCTCGCGTTTATTTTCTTCCTTCTCGGCTTGTAATTGAATAGCTAAGTTTTCTGATTTTTTAGCTTTAGCATACTCTGTGTAATTACCAGCACAACCTGCCAAAGAAAGACAAAGTATACAAGATGTGATAGTTAAATATCCAAAAGTTTTCATACAGTAATCTCCTGTAAATTTTTTTTTATAAAAAAATATCTATATTATAATAAGGGTCAGTTAATTTAGGAATATTAAAAAACCCACTAATCATAAAGAATAGTGGGTTATTTTAAAAAACCAATTAAATTTAAATAAACAACTTAAAAAACGGTTCCGTAAATTCTTTTGCTGTATGAGGGTCGAACCATCCTAATATTTTTCCTTCTCTTTTTAAACATATCTTTTTTGCCACTGCTACCATGTCTTGTATAACAGGCAGAGTGTCTTCGTCTATATGTTTATAAAAATCCAAAAATATAAAATCATACTTTTCTTTTGTACGTATCATAAATTTTAAACCATCCTCATTAATAATAGAATGTTTTAAAGGATTATAAGCTAACCACTTATTAGATTTTCTGTCTAAAAAATCTATAGTATCTTTTTGAGTTTTTATAACATCAGATCTAAGTTCAACAGTTGTTAGGTAGTCTACTTTAGGGTATGTAAGAATACACCTTGAAGCTATACCTAAACCTAAACCAATTTCAAGGCAGTTACCTCTTGGTCTATCACCCAACTGCTCCATGTAGTCTTTGTATTCACTTTCTAAGGCCCATAAGTTATGACCAGGGCCCACCTCTAGAAAAAGTTCATCATTCATATTGTAAACCTTAGCTTCACCGTGGGAACTAAGTATTTCACCATCTTTAAAATAAATACCAGTGGCTGTTTGCATAGAACTACTCCCTTTCAATACATGGTGCTATTAAACAACTAAATTTTTGTTTATCGGATTGTCAAAATTTAAATTTATAATAACTTGTGCTCCTACGGCTTTTGTATTATCATACTCAGTACCAGTCTCTAACTCAATAAGCACTAAGTCACTATATTTTAACTGAATACTTCCAGAAACACTTGGAGGAAGTAGCCTATCTAAAAGTGCATTAATTTCAGATCTTACGTCAGATTCCCAAGTGTCTACTGATACTTCTTGTTGTTTTTTTTCTTTTGCTTTCATATTACATAACCTCTTCTTGTTGTTGGTCTTCCTGCTGATCATAAATGGCTCTTGTAATTTGTGCTAACTTAACTGACCAATTTGGATCATCAGCATTTTTAGCTATTTCACTAGCAAAGTCTTCTACATCATGTCCTACAATTTTTAGTTTACCCTTCTCGTCTAACATTACGTGGTTTAATTCGTGTGATAAGATTCTTTTCTTATCTAATTCTGGAGTATACTGCCAAGCTAGATTATCTAAAATTAGCAAGCAGTCGTAACCCTCAGGGGATAGTGCATCTGCTGTAAGAAATCTAACTTTTTCATTAGTTAGCTCCACAGAAGATATAACAATATTACCTTTTGTTACTCTTTTTTTTGTGTCGAATAAAAGTTTAAAAGTTATTCCGGCTAGGTTAGGAAAGTCATTGGCCAAAATATTTTGGAAGGTATTTTCTAATTCTGCGTCTACATCTAGATATCTGTTCATTGTAATTCTCCTTAATTCTTTTTAATTCTTTTTAATGAGTATTAACTGTATTAGTTAATGTGTTTATAAATATATTATAATATATATTTACAAATAAAGCAACATATTTATTATAGTTAATCTACAATATTTAGTGGTTTTACTGTACCTTTATTTAGTTTATTATCATAATGATATGCTTTCTTTCTTATAACTTGCCCGCAACTAATTACCACGTAAGAGAAATATTCTCCTGTCCAAGTGCCAATATGGAAATCTTGTGCCTTACATAAGTATGTACCATTAACAACAAGCTCTTCTTCAGCCAACCATTTATTAAAAGGGGCGTATGACAAATATAATTTATGTATGTCGTCAAGCATGGTAATCATATAAGTTAAATTCACTCTACAAACATTGTGAATTCTCCAGTAAGTTCATTGACAGAATAAAATATCTTCTTGTTTCCCTCGTAGTAACCTATGCAACGCTTTTCTACCCTAAAGGATGACTGAGAGCCTGGAACAACTGATGCAGTATTTCTAACAAAATAAGCAGCCTTGTCGGAAAGATCCCAACGTCTATTATCAAAGAGCAAAGATAATTTTTTTATAGATAGTTTGGGTACTTCACGCCATTCACATATAGTTTCATTTAATACTTCACCATTACTTAAAGTAACTTCCCAACCTCTTTGCATAACTTCTCCTTAGTTTATTTGTATAATTTACTATAATAGCAATCTACATTATCATATAATTTTTAAAATACCATTCTGTATAATATCAAACATAAAAGCTTCACTTATGCATGAGATTGGATTGGCTGTAACATTAGAATTATCTGGTACAGTATTTAAAGAAACGTTAGTAATACATATAGTAGCATCTGTAATGTCAGTTATTTTATAAATAGTACGTGTTCTTGTATCCACTAAATGTGTGTCAGTAGCTATATCAAAATTTATAAAAGATGGGGATAAATAACTAGGGACTAGCAATACTAATAAAATACACAAGTGTATTAGTAAGTTTTTAATCATTTGCGTAACCTCTCACCACAAAAAGGGCAAAATCTAATTGGAACACCATAATTATGTTTTTTAGTAAAAGTCACTTCCTCTGATAACTCTAACCAAGTTATAAGTACGCCATAGTCAGAGTGTTTTTTGAAAAGTTCTGGATGGTCATTTATTATATTTTGTAAGTCTTCACAACAATGCATAGTAATTTAAGGGGCCTACCATAAAGTAGACCCCTTTGCCTCCTTACAAATAAAAATTCTAAATTATTTATAAAATTTATTAAGCCATGTAACCTAATGGACCACCAGTTCTTCCACCAAAAGGTTTGTAACCTTCATTAGGATAGTACAAGGACATACCAGTACCAGATACAGTTATACCACTAGCAGTAACATAGGTTACACCACTAACAGTAGTGTCAAGGGAAACATTAGTATCCATAATATCAAAACTTGGGTATTCAGGACTTTTTGCATCACGTGACTTAAGCATCATAACAACTAGTTCATCGTTGCGTATTTTTTTAACAGTAGATCCGGCAGAATATGGATTGTTATCAGCACCAGTCCAGTCACCAAAACCAGAAGGACGTTGCTCTTCAACAACAGGATTTTGCCACTCATCCTTAGATTTAAAACTCTTTACAAAGGTTGTGTAGTCGTCTGTACTTCTTGTGCCGTAATTTAATGCACCAAAATTAGAAACTTTGGAATCGGCATCTCTTGTTTGTTGATTACCTACTGCTCCCCCACCAACAGGACCAGAAGCAGGGATTTGAAAAAAATTATAATTATAGTTACCCATAAATTTGCTCCTTATATGAAAATTTTTTTAAGATACATTACATAATAATATAGTTAGTTTATTAAGAGCAAAAGGTAAATAAGAGTACCTAGTATAGGTACTCTTATTTAGTAAAGGTAATATTAATTGGTAGCAGAGCCAGTAAACTCGTCAGAAGTAGGTGCACTTTCTTGAGAAGCTTGTGCATATATTTTCTGAGCTAGTGGATGAAAAGATTCATTAACTTCATTAAGCTTTGTCATGATTAGATCTTTATCTTCTGAACTACCAACTAATTCACGTAGTTCATTAACCTTAGTTTCAACAGCGAGTTTTTCTTCCTCAGTGATCTTTTCAGCGTTGTCTTTTAAAGTCTTTTCCATATGGTATACAGTGCTCTCAGCTTGATTTTTAGCTTCGATTAATGCACGTTTATTCTTATCAGCTTCAGCATGTTCCTCAGCGTCTCGTACCATACGTTCAATATCTTCCTTAGACAAACCACTTGAAGATTCTATTTTTATAGATTGTTCCTTACCTGTCCCTAAATCTTTAGCGGAAACTGTTAAAATACCATTGGCATCAATATTAAAACTAACCTCAATTTGAGGAACACCACGTGGTGCTGGAGGTATGCCTATTAAGTCAAATCTACCTAAAGTTTTATTATCTCTGGCCATTTCTCTTTCACCTTGTATAACATGGATAGAAACAGCATCTTGATTGTCTGAAGCTGTACTAAAAACTTGAGTTCTAAGTACAGGTATAGAAGTATTTTTCTCTATAATTTTAGTAGCAATACCACCTAAAGTTTCAATACTAAATGAAAGAGCAGTTACATCGAGAAGTAATACATCTGTGGTTTCACCAGCAATGATACTAGCTTGAATAGCCGCGCCTTGAGCTACAACTTCATCAGGATTAACTGATTTATTTGCTTTTTTACCAAAGAAATCTTCCACTGCTTTTTGAATAGCTGGGATTCTGGTGGAACCTCCCACTAAAATAACTTCATCAATTTCAGCAATAGAGATGTTTGAATCATTAAGAACAGTCTTACACGGTATTAAAATTCTTTCTACTAAATGTCTTGTCATATCATCAAACTTAGCTCTTGTAAGTTTCATAGAAAGATGTTTTGGACCACTGGCGTCTGCAGTGATAAATGGTAAACTAATAGAAACCTCTGTTACAGAAGACAGCTCTTTTTTTGCAGTTTCTGCTTCGTCTTTGAGTCTCTGAAGAGCCATGTTATCTTTAGATAAATCAATGCCCTCTGATTTTCTAAACTCAGCAACTAACCAATTAACAATAACCTGATCAAAATCAGTACCACCTAAGAAAGAGTCACCAGAAGTGGCCTTTGTTTCAACTACACCATCACCCAATTCAAGTAAACTCACATCATGTGTTCCTGCACCGGTATCAACTATTAAAACTTTTTCTTCCTTTGTACCTTCTAAACCATATGCCAACGCTGCACTGGTTGGTTCACTAATAATTCTTTTTACATCCAAACCAGCTATTACACCAGCGTCCTTAGTAGCTTGCCTTTGAGCGTCAGTAAAATACGCGGGTACAGTCACTACGGCTTCTGTAACTTTTTCTCCTAAATAATCCTCCGCAAATTTTTTCATTTCTGCAAGAACAGCTGCGGATATTTCTACAGGTGATATTTCTTTTCCATCTACTTCAATTAGTACTTCACCACTAGTACCTTCCTTTAACGTGAAAGGTGTAATTTTTGCAAAATCTTGTACTTCTTTATCCTTAAATTTCCTTCCTATAAGTCGCTTAGCCTCATAAATAGTTCTCTTTGAGTTTGTGGCCGCTTGTCTTTTTGCTGAACCCCCAACTAATTTACCTTCATCAGTAAATGCAACTACCGAAGGGGTGGTTCTGTTACCATCACTGTTTACAATTACCTTAGGAGTTCCATTCTCCATAATTGACACACAAGAAAAGCCTGTACCAAGATCTATTCCAATAATCCTTCCCATTACTCATTCTCCTTTTAATTTGTTTTTGTTAATTTACAATTTTATACTTGTTCCAAACAGATAAATCAAAATCTGCTGGAGTTTTTCCTGACTCTTGTGCTAAATTAAGCACTATCTTTTCAATTGTCAAGTACAATTTTTTACTGCTTGGTGTATTTTTTGGTACATCATACCCCAAACTAGATAAATATTTCAACATATGGGTATCTAATCCGGCATAAGGCGCATTTTCCCTACTATGTATAATAAAACACCTGGATGTTTTCATACCTATACCATATATTTTTTCAAGATCTTCTGCTGTACAAGTTCTTAAATTTAGGTCTTCTCGACATAGTTGCCATAATGTTCTTGCTTTATTGTTATGACAACCTGTTTTATACTCCTTTAATAAATCTATGGTTTCTTCTAGATCGTAATGCATTAAAGAATTAAAGGTACTTATATCTTTACTAAAAGTATTCCAAAATCCTCTAAGTTTATTAGTTATTTCTGCAGCACGGGTGCCATTTTTTCCGGCAGCTAGTATCCAAAACATAAGTGTCGTTTCTAGCTCAAAATCTGTTAAATTGTAATTAGTTATATTTGCTGCGTCTATCATAATTCTCCTTTTTTATTTAACTACCATATATTATGAACGCCTTTAATTATAATACATATTTCGTATTAGTCAAGATAAATTAGGAGATAAATTATGGCAAATTATTATGTGGACTTCAGTTCAGGTACTAATGGTACTGGTTCTGCAGCTTCTCCATGGAATGTTTTCACATCAACTCAAAGTGCAAGTGTAAATGCAGGTGATAGTGTATGGTTTAGAAGATACATTGTACCTACTGATACAAAATTCATAGCCTGGAAGGCGGGCACAGATTCAGATAACAGAATAAATTATATTGGCTGGCCTTTCGCTGGTGATGAACATTATGACATACGTGAAAATTCATTAAGATTAGTTTGGGACACCGATAGTACACAATATGCTTATCAACGTAGACTTAATTATATAGCTGAAACTCCTGCAGCCGGATTTGTAGCTAATATAAACGTGCATAGGTTTTATATTTCAGATGAATTTGGAAATAGTACAAATATTAGAACAGCAATAACCATTAAAAATATTAGTAATGTAACACTAAAAAATTGTTACGCCTATATAGCTTGGCTACCACCGTCTACAAACGACACAAACTGGTGGGGTGGCGTGCTGTATTGTGAAGGAGCCTATTATATAAACATCATAAATAGCACTATTGATGGCACAGGTACTACGTCTTTTAGTAGAAACACTACATTAAAATTAAAAAATTCACTAATAAATTTTTCTAATTGTAATTTTTTATCAGGATCACCAGGAGTACCAGTTGTATCTTACTTAAGCAGTGCTGCATCCTCTTACGCTGAAAATAGTATTCTTACTTTTAATACCTGTAATTTTAGTGTAAAGCAAAGTTCTTCAAACATAGCTTCAACTTACAGTGAAACAATTTTCTATTCGCAACACCATTTTGTTAACTGTACAACTACTTTTTCCGGCTGTACAATGGGTATAGATGCTACATCATTAGTTGTAAATAGTAACCCTATAAGTACCGATATTCCTGTATCTTTCATGCGTTTTGCAGGTGGATCTGTAGATATACAAAATACAACTACATTAACAAGGCAACATAAATATACTATGTTTGAATTAATGGATAATGTTTCGGCAACTATAAATAATGTAGACTGGACAGTTAATGACTTTGTAGTATCAAACATGTTTATATTTTTAAAAACTACAATTAACTCTTTAAATTTGTCCAACATTACAGGAACAGTTCCTTATGCAGAAAACACTTCATATAATGACACAAACTTCTTTGCTGGCTTTACAAGTTGGGATGTTATAACAAGTAATAGTATAACTATATCAAACATAACCAATGGTTTGGGTTATGTCTTAGATGCATCAAGAACAGGAGGTGCTACACAAAAAGTAAATATACTTAATTTAAAGAATTCATTGCTAAAATATGAAAAAGTATATACAAGTTCTGTTACTTATTTTGAAGCGCTAAATAGTGACATAGGTGGTTTGTTTTTAGTAAAAAAAGCTTATTTACTTGGTGATTTTATACAAGGTTCTACTACTTTAACAAATATAGACATAAAACTAACTAATTCAACTATATCCCGAATACCTATACAGATAGAAAGCACTAATTTGCAAAATGTTAATGCTACAATATACAACTGCGTTGGTGCTGGTACTGATTTAGTAAAATCTAACAATAACGCAGACTATTCATTAAATTTAGTGGCTGTAAGAAACAGAGGTTTTTCTGGAATAGGTACAATCACAGACCGCCAATGGCTTAATGCCAGAGCCATATTAAATGATTTTAATAATGGTACAGCTCAATATATAACTTACGAGACATTATTTGAAACTTCTATTGTAAGTAGAGCTGGTGGTGCTGGGTACTCTATTAAAATAATTAAAAAGCTTGATAACTCATATAGTGCTATATATCCAAATCTGGGTGAAGATTCTACATGGATTTATTTCCCGCTGGCCACCAATTATACTGTAACTGCTTATTTTATGTATACAGCATCAAGTGGAGCATTAACTTCGGATGATATCAAGATTGGTATAGATATAATGGATGCTTACTCTTATGAACATACAACATCTACTTTAAGTTCTGACAACAGTACATGGTCAGGAGTCCCTGAAAGTATGACTATAATAAAATTAGTCAGTGTTGTAACTATACCAAAAGAACAATACGCTCCTGTAAAAGTTTATTTAAACAAAAGATTACCAGGTTTAATAGTTTACTTTGATCCTAAATTAACAGTAGAAGAAAGTTAACATGGGTATATTTGGCGCAATACCACTATTATTTACACCAAATGTAACTAGTAGTGGTATAGTAAATAATCATGGTTTTTTGGTACATGGTAATACCACTACCTTTTCAGGGGGGCCGCAGGATGATCCGGAGTTAACAAAAAGATTCGGACAAGAAATAAAAGCAATCGTAAAAAATCCAACTATTGTAACAACAAGCTCAAATAATAGATCTGTTATCTATGATAATGTTGTAGTTGGTAATACAAATTATATAAGCAGTAACATACAGATTTACTCTTTAGACAATCAACTAGCTTTTACCTATGGTATTATTTTAAATGCTGAATTAAAATCAGCTACAAGGTATTTATCAGCTGATTTAAATGTCATAAGTATAGAGAACTTACAGAGTTATATTGTTCCAACAAAACAAGAAGAGAAAGATTTACTAACATATGTAAGACGGGCAGTAAGAGAAGAAAACTCATTTGATGCAGTTGTAGATGTAAAAACAACTTATAAACTATTTCAAGTTTTTACTAGAAATGAATTTATATACGCGGCTACAGATGAGGGGTTAAAAGTTTATAACAGTAACACAAATTATTTAGTGGCCTTTATTGATTATTTAAATGGTTTTACAACAGTTTGTGGGGATGATGAACGTGTATTTATGGGTACAACAAGCTCAGGTATAAAATATTTAAATTACTCTGTAACCATCTCCGGCACTTATTTCTCACCACAAAATTTAAATAGTTATCTACAAGATTATAGTGCGCCTAACATAACTAATAATAGTATTAAGTATATTCATATAAAAGATGTGGATCTATTAGTGTGCACAAACAGTGGTGTAGATTATTTTAAACTAAAAACAAATCCAACAATACATAGTAAAACTTATATAGCCGGGGCTGAAAAATGTTTTCTCACAAGTGACTCCTTATATTATACTGTTTCAGGGACTAATTTAATTACTTCAGAAGTAGAATATAAACTAAACAGAATGGACAATCTTCTATGCGATTGGACCTTACCAACAGAAGTATATACTACAGGAAGTGGTATATTTGCAAGAGGATTATATTTAACTGACATGTATATAACAGAAAATACAGCATTAGTAGGAGGAAATACTATTTTCTGTACTACCTCCAGTGGTGTTTACGTAATAGATGAGGATTCAAAGCAATATGCAGTTTATTATATGAGGTAGCGATGAGTTTAATTAATTGGAATAAAAATAATGTTTTAAAATTTAGTGTAGATCATACTCTTGTAGATGAAGATTTAGTTGATTTTCCTGTGTTACTTAATATAACTGGAAGTTCAGGAATAAATGGTTTTAATTGTTCTGAGCTTTTTACGGAATTAGATTATACTTTTCCTGGTGCTATTTTTAGTGGTATAAATAATACTTCCTTTAATACTGACATGTGGCAGCTCAGTAATTCAGCGGGAATATCTTTGTTAAACGAAGAAATTACAATGTCAACGGCACTATACTCAGCTATATATGCGAACTGGTATTTTGACGGAGATTTTGACGTAGAAATAGAAGTAGAATTATTAATTTATCCAAATACAAATTCATGGTCTATTGGTCTAATAGCCCAGCTTGAAAGTTCTTCAGATTTTTTTTTAGTATCAAGAAGGTATAGTGTAGGTCAACAAAAATTTCAAATTGTCAGATATATATCTGGTGTTTTTACAATAATATATACTCTTGCTGACACAAGTACATTATGTAAACTACGTCTTGTACGAGAAGGTGCTTTAGTATATGGTTATATCTATAATACAGCTTGGGTAAATTTGGGTAGCTATAGTTACAATGCCAGTGGTAAAATGAGAATATTTTTTGAGCACGGTCCATGGGACGGAAACCCTTCATTTTCAGCTAAACTTAAAAATTTCAAAATAAATAGTGGTACAATTTTTTGGCCATCAGAAACATATCCTAATAGATTTAAAATAACAGCTGCTTATCCTGGTGTACAAGAGCATCTTGTAGAAGAAATAAGTGATGAGTTTACTGGAAGTAATGGAAGTGCTGTAAATAGTAAATTATGGATAACCAGTTTGTCTTCTGGCTCAATTGCAGAAATACAGAATAATAAACTGAGAGCCAGGGCAATAACAAGTGGATCAGACGTTAGTGCTCTTTTAAAAAGCAACTGGTCGTTTGTAGGAAATTTTAGTATATACTTAACATTTGAAGAAGTAGAATTAGCTGCAGCATCAGAGGGTGGTGGCTGTATACAACTGTGGTTGGAAACTGGTGATATCATCCAAGTATATGCTCACAGAAGCACCACTAATCGCTATTTCTTATTTAATAGAAAAATAGGTGGAGTGTGGACTGATATAATAACACCATTAATAAGAACAGACTTAAATGGAAAATTGTATATAAAAAGATCTGGTGCGGTTTTTAGTGCTGGTTACGCCGCTCAAAATGTAGTAACTTGGTTCGGAACAACTTACACTTATGGGTCAATTCCAAAAGTACAAGTGGTTATAGGTGTGGCATCATGGACTAACAAACCTACAGTAGAGTTTTTGTTTAATGAATTTATAGTAGAATATGGAGAGGTAGATTGGAATAATTTAGAAAAAAATGAAGTTTATAAAAGATATGTTCATGGAGAACAACAACAATTATTTTGTGAGATAGAAAACTGGAATCAAGGTACAAAATCAATACAGCTTTGGGTGAAGGTACCTAGAATTTTAAAAGATCAGCCCACAGATATACTACTGTATTATGACAAAAATCAAAGTGAAACTTATTACACTGGACCCACAGCTACTTTTGCAGGGAGACAAGTCTGGGATAGTAACTATTTAGCTGTGTACCATATGGTACAAAGCCCACTCAGCAAATATATATATGACAGTACAAACAACGCACTACACGGCTCAACTGTGGGTCTTGGGCCTGCTTATTATTTGGACGCACCAGTAGGAAGAGCAATAAGTTTTACTGGAAGTAACTATATAAATTTACCTTCTAATGATTTATTTAAACCATCTGAAATAACTATATCTACGTATAACCTAGTTGATTCTTCTTGTATTGCCTTTGGAAGAATTTTTGATAGGTTCCGAAATAGCGGAGGTTATGGTTATGCTTTTTATCCTGATACTGATGGTTATATTAGACTAGAAATATGTACTACTATTACTGTTAATGCCCAACTAATATGTAGTTCACGAATAGTCAGAGGTGATTTAACATGGCATACTTTTTCTGCTTCGTATAGAAGCGGTTATACTGCAGGTTACCATAGCAACAAAAAAGTAAGTTCAACTACATCAGTAACAGGCAATTTGAAACATTATACAACACAAGAGCCCAGAATAGGTGATGGTGTAAATGACTCTTCTTATTCCGGTGATATAGGACAATTAATTGTTTCAAAAATTTCCAGAAGTGAAGGTTGGATGAAAACTACTAATCTTACAATGTCGGATGATTTACTTTATGTATCTAAAGCACCTTTATTTCAATTTTCAGGATATACTAAAAAAGAAGATGAATTTGTATCGAGAACAATTTATCTTTATGAAAGATACTCAGGGGAACTTGTTGATAAATGCGTGTCAAATACAAATGGGTATTATAGTTTATACACAACTTATTCTGGCGCGCATAATTTAATATGTCTTGATGATTCAGATGACCCTGTATATAATGATTTAATTATGTCTAAAAAAACACCTACGGAGTTAGTATAATGGAATGGTTACCTAATTGGTCTAACAGAATAAAGTTCACAGTTGACAATAGTAAAATACAAACAGTCTTATATGACTTCCCTGTGTTAGTAAAATTAGATACAACTTATTCAGGTGTTTTTAATACCTTAGGTAGCAATAGTAAACGTATGTGTTTTATAACCAGTGACACTTATGATTACTGTTACTGCGAGGTAGCTTATTGGGAAGCAACAGCAAATACTGCGCAACTGTGGGTTAAATTACCTACAGTAGCTGCTTCTGGCACAGGTGTTACTGAATTTTATATGTATTATGATAATACACAAAGTGATCATTTTTATATTGGAAATACTGGAGAAACATCAGCAAAAGCAGTGTGGAATAGTAATTTTTCGGCTGTTTATCATATGGTTCAAGATCCGTCAATAGGAGGGGCGTGCATTTTAGATAGCACAAGTAATGTTAAGCATGGTACCCCAACAGGTATGAATTCTGCAGATTTAGTAGATGGTTTAATTGGCAAAACACTTTCTTTTAACATCAATAAATATATTAGTATTCCTATTAGTACATGGTTGTCAAACCAACCCTTTACTTTGGAAAAAGTTGTAAAAGCTACTGGTAATGCTATTGCATTTTGTAGAGGTGCTACAGGAGAAACCGTAGCAACTAATATAATGAGATTTAGTGTATACACTGACCGTGCAAACTTTTGGCACGAAACTGGTGCAGGTTCTAACCAAGACCACTTCATAACAATATCACTATCTGCCACAAACAATCAGCATCACTATTTTGCAGATAGTGTAGCATCTACTACTTGGACTTTTCACTCAGAAGTTGGGGTTTATACTAAAAGCTTAAGTGTTGTACCTGATTCTACAGCACCTATTTATATAAATTGGAATGGTATTGATGAGTGGGGTTATGGTGTTTACTCTGAATTAAGAATATCAAAAATAGTACGTGGAGAAAGCTGGTGTACTGCAACACGTTATTCTAACTTTGATACTCTTTTAACAAAAGGTGGTATAGAAAATAATTCACAAGGAAGTTTCGGAGAGATATATCAAAACAAAATACTTATAACAATCCCAAAAGGAGCTGTAGAAGAAACTGTTACAGACTTCCCAGTGTTAATTAATATCTCATCAGAAAGTGGTTTAAATAAAGTTGATATATCTAAAATTTTTGATGAATTATCTTTAGCATCGGATTATAGTAAAATAGCTATAACTGACTTTACTCAAACAATTCGTTATTGCGCCGAAGTTGAAAATTGGGATCCACTAAAACGTTCTGCGCAGATTTGGGTACGTGTTCCAGAGATATCAAGTATAGCAGATACACGTATGTATATACATTACAACAAAAATATAGTAGATAATTTTGAACTTACAGGTGCTACAGGTAGTTTAGCTGCAGGAAATGTTTGGGATAGTGATTTCGTTGGTGTTTATCATATGGCGCAAAGGCCCGCAGAAAACTCAATAGTTAAAAACAGTACATTATTTAAGTTAAACGGAACTTTTCATGGAAACGCAGATATTGATACGACTAACATAGGAAATTTTGTAAGCTTAGCAAGAAGTGGTTGGCTTGAAATAAATAGTGTTGCCTCTTATACTACGGGTAGTTTTACTTGGGAAGTAATGTATAGAGCTGATACAACCGCAAGTGGCCAATCCTACGCCCTTATTTGTGGCAATGCTTCTTCTACAGGTAATAATACTTTCCTTACATCTGTACAAAACCCAAGTAGCACTGGAAATAAGTTAACTTTTGGATATAGTGACCCAACAACAAATTATTACTATACTGGTACACATGACAGCAACACTATGAGATCTTTTAGTTTAAGTCTAAACAGTCTGACTAACTCTATTTTTATGCGTGTTAATGGAGAAGACATATCACCAAACACTGAACCATCTTTTTTAAGTACCGCCTCTATTACAAATAGGGTAAGTAGCACAGACTTAATCTCTGTAGGACAAGAATATGATGGCGTAGGGGTAATTTCAGATCTATTTAGTGGTTTAATACGTGAAGTGCGTGTGTCTAAAACATTTAGGTCAGAGGCATGGTTAAAAGTAACTAGTAAATCCAATTTAGATGAACTCCTTATTTACGATATTGAAAAAGAAGTTAAATGGTTAAAAACCTATGAAAATGGTGAATTGTCTCCTTGGTCAAATCGTATACCTATAGAAGTTGACTACACAAAAATAGAAGCACCTTTAAATGATTTTCCAGTATTACTAAATTTAACAGATTCTTCTGGAATAAATAATTATGATTTAACGACTTTTTTTGATACTTTAGCGTATGCTGTACCAACATATGATTATTTTACGGGAACTGACTATGCTTATCCTGATTCGATATTGTGGAATACTTATGGTACCCTACAAAAACCATTTTTATTAAACGGTAAAGTCAATTTTATTATTAGTAATTCTACAGATTATCAACAATGCAAATCCAATTTTCACTTAAAAGGTGACTTCGATATACAAGTAGATGTTAATATAGTAACAAAAACTAACAGTAACTCTTGGGTAGTAGAACTATTGCTTTGGTACAAAAGTGACAGCAACCATCTTACTATAACACGTAAATACCTTAGTGGTGAACAGTTTTTTGTGTGGAAAGTAATAAATAGTGCTGGGACTGGAGAAGGTATGATTACTTCAAGTATAACTAACACTAAATTTAGACTTATAAGAGTAGGTGTCACAGTAACAGCGCAGTATTTTACAACCGTTTGGGTTACATTATGGTCAGGATCTTGGCTTAATTACAATGTAAATGTGGCCTTAAGAAGCATGACTACTGTAAATATGACACTTGAAGTTACTATGGATAATTTTGTTATAAACTCTGGTACACTTATATGGCCAAATAACTATCATCCATTTAGAAAAAAAATAGCTATAACCTCCGAAGATGGGGAAACACAGCTACCAGTAGAAATTGAAAACTGGGATCATGAAAATAAATCTATACAACTATGGACTAAGATATCTAATATTATATCTGGGGAAAACACAAAACTATACTTATATTTTGACCCAATTAAAAACGATAACACAAGATACATAGGAAGTATGGGAAGTTTTGAAGGTAGACAAGTTTGGGATAAAAATTACAAAGTAGTTTATCATATGAGTCAAGATCCGTCAATAGGAGGAGCCTGTATTTTAGATAGCACAAGTAATAGTAACAATGGTACCCCTTATGGGTCTATAACAAGTTCCGCGTCAGTTAGTAGTTTAATAGGCAAAGGAATAAATTTTGATAATGTCAATGACTTTATTGATGTGGGAGATAAATTCTATTCTAATGAATTAACATTAGAAGCTATAGTATACCCAGAAACACTTGGTATTGCTGATACTATCATAGCAAAACGTAATACTGCAGGTACAAGTACAGCGGCTTCAACAATAGAGTATAACCTAACTGCAATTAATATGGGGGCTATGGGAACAGGTACAATTGATAATTTATCAGCTAACAATAGTAACCCACTAACTATAAATACTTTTTCTTATGTAGTAGGTGTTTTAGATAAAGCAGAAATAAAAATGTATGTCAATGATAATACACCTGATATAGCCAGTACAGGGGCGTTTATTATGAATAATACAACTAATTCAATACAAATAGCTGTAAGTACTAATAATGATTCTACTAGATTTTTTGACGGCACAATAGATGAAATACGTATATCTGATATAGCCAGATCGGATAGTTGGATTAAAACTACATATTATAGCAATTTTGATAATCTGTTATTATATTACCCTAACGAAACCTATACAGAACCTATACCTGAAGAATACTTTTTTCATGGCTATATTAAAGAATTATCTCAACCTGTAACCAGAAAAGTGTCGTTATATAATAAAGCTACCGGAAATTTAATTGATACCACTATGTCAGATCCTTATACTGGGTATTACTTATTAGCCTCTTATACCAACGATGAACATTTTATAGTAGCTTTTGATGATGAATATGGCACTACTTATAGCCCTTTAATTAGAGATAACTTTTTGCATAACGGGAAATAATATGAGTACAGACTTTAATTTTAGCCAGCTACCTCTACAGATTAACCTAACATTTACAGCGGAAGATCTAGATACGGGGGATATAATATATGACTTTAATTTTGGAGATTTTGTATTTACGTTTCCTATACTACGCAGTCTAAGCAACTATCACACAGCTATATGGTGTGACCCTGATGCTTCTTTAAATAACGGTAGATTTTACGTAACAGACAAACATAGCCTGACCATTGTTAATAATAAAAACGGTCAGGCTATATTAGAGAACTTTATACAACTTACTAATACTTTGGAAGAGATAAAAGATATTAATGTTGTCTTTTAATTAAAAAACCAGCCTAGTAAAGAAGAATTTCTTTTAGGCATATCTTCTAAATTTCTTTCGGCCCTTCTAATAGCTATGTTAATCTGGTCTTCAGTAAATAATGCTGGAACTTCTTCACCGTTAACTTTTGTTACATAGACTGGATAGTATGAAACACCACTACCAAAAATTCTTTCAGTATTGTCCAATTGCTCTTCTAAAATAATATTAGATTTAATAGCCATTGCTTATTTCTTTATTGAATTTTTAGGAGAAGAAAAACCTGGTAATTTATCAGATTTATCTTCAACTACTTTAACTTCTTCAACAGCGGCTTTAACTTCTACAACAGGGGTAACTTTAGGAGCTACCACTGGCTGCTCAATTTTAGGCGCGACTACTGGTTCAGCTACCACAACCGGCTCTTCTTTCGGTACTTCTACTGGCACACTTGGTATCTTACCTGCTTCTGTGATTGTAGCATCAACAAATACACGCATGTCATTAACTATTTTTTTTGCGTAGCCTCTAGCTCTTGCTGCGCCGCCAATGTCAAGACTTGTACACCATTTAGTGCCTTCCTTTTCAAACTCTTTGAAATAGCCTAAAAGCATATCAAATGCATCTTTTGATTTTTGATTCATAATAATATCTCCTAAAGTTAGTATTAATTTTTTATTTAGTACATCATATATTAGTATAGTTAGATAAAAAATAAATTAATCTTGCGGTACAGTAGCACGGTATTTAGATAGGCAATCAGGTATAGTTAATGTAGGACTGGTAGTAACCCTATTTTGTTGCTCTTCTTTTAAGTGTGCTTTATACGCTTTTTTACTTCGTAGATGATACGGAGTATAGGTGGCTTCCATTTTGGAAGGCTGTTTGATAGTTGTTTGATCCAACAAAAAGTCATCACAAATTCTTGATTTATTTTGACCTACTTTAAAACCTTTTAAATTACAAGTAGTGCCATCCGTATTACAACAAAATTTACATCTTACTTTCATGTTAATTCTCCTATATAAAAATATTCACAACAAGGATATTTTCTTCCTTGTTCATCAATGGGTTGGTACCAATTATCTGGTGCTTGGTTGTCACAGTTTCCATCTTTACATTCTAAATTACAGCTACATCCCCTAGGGACACATTCATCACAATAAAAGTCATTATGCTGTGGTCCTGAATAACTTGGCATATATAACCATGTGGCTATTTTACCACAATCACAGTAATCTTTCAACATTTATTAAGTACCTTTTAAAGTAAAGTTACTACCAAGAAATGTGGATACTTCTGGTAACTTCAATATAACCTTGATAGTCAATGTCAGATGTTTCTGATTTTGAGTCATCAGAAAAATATTCTACTTTAAAGCCTTTATCTTTTAAGTACTTTGTTAAAGGCTGTATATATTGACTATGCAAAGTATACTCATCTAAGTAGTTTTTAAAATCATCCTTATGATACCAAATATCAGATTTACCTTTTTTAGCAGCAGAAGTTACGTCAACATCTAAATGCTTCTTGATATACTCTGTAACCTCAATGGCTTCTCGCTGTTGTCTCTTTTCTCTAGCGGCAGCCTTAGCTTTTTTTTCAGATAACTCTTTTTTACGTCTGGTATCTAAGGTACTTTTAGTAAGAGCTTTAGCCTTCTGTGCATCCATAAGTAACCTCACTTAGTTAAAATCTTAGATAATAAAAACATACCGCAAGCTGCCTGGATCTCGGACCCTGGGGAAATTTGTACTTTTAAATTTTTATGCTTGGTATATATCGTATCTACCAGTTCGTTAAATTTTGGTGACTCTGAAAAATCAGTGCCTGGGCATTTATTAAAACGTAGTAAACGAAGTTCAGAATTATTAAAGTTATTCAAAAGTTTAAGAAGAGCTGTAACTTCTTCCTCAGAGTCATTTTTACCTTCAAAAAACATATAATGAAATATAATAGGTATGTTGTTGTTATTTAAATTTTTTAAATAATCAATAGCATCTGAAATATTTACACTATTAGGTATTAGACTTTTTCTTGTCAATTCATTTGCGCTTTGTAAAGAATAAAAAACCCTAAAAGGTTGTTGGCTGCTACCTCTCTTATACTCCCGTTTTGGATTTAAATAAGTTTCCCAAACACTTTCGGATATCTTTTTTATGTAATCAACTGGACCATCAGGTATTTTTGGTAAAGTTGTTGCTATATCTACACCATCTATACCTAAAGACATTTCAAAACTTTGTATGTACTCCATAAGGTCTTCGGTAGCTTCAAAGACTAATGAAGTGTCGAAAAAACCATCTCCCATACCCATCCAAGAAATTTTAGTGTACATGTATCTAAGTTCTGGTCTTTCTTTTAACTCAGCAGTTAAAGCGTCTAAAACATTTAAAACTACATCTCGTGCAGTTAATTTATGATAGGGGCACTTTTTAACTGTCAAATAACAAAACTTACATGATACAGGGCATCCAACAGAAGTACTTATAAAAATATTGTACTTATTACCTATACTACCATAACCACCACAACCAACTTCTCCAGGTGGTATAGTTTTTATAGCTGTTTCTGAGCCGTCATCATGGACATACTTGGCTACATGACCATTTATTGTTCTATATACTTCCATATTCAACCCTCGCTTATAACTATAAATATATAATTATATTAAATTTTTTCAATTTATTGAAACAATTTTATCCACAGTATCTCCAAAACCAAGGTGGGTTACTAGTGGTAAATTGTCTAATAACCTAGATAACTCTTCCTCACTTAGGTAATTACAAAAATTTAAAAATACATAATCAGGCCTTAATTTAACTAGCATATCTTTATATTGCTCATATGAAAAAGTAGCCACTCTTCTTACACGTTTAGTATTAGTAGTATATTCTTTAGGAACTCCTATGGCATCCCATGTGGTTTCCACACTGTCTCTATAAAAATCCCCAGAATAATTAATAGTTGCACATGTGGTGCCTGTGTCTTTGTAAGAATTTTCAGAACAATTGGAAATTAGATTACCAACTCGTATAGGAAAAGTACGTAGACATACTAAGACCTTACCAAGATAATATGGGTGCACACCACAATCATTTAGAGAGTTTGCTATTGTAATATCTCTGCTTGTACAGTAGGGATAAAATTTAGAATTTAAAGATAAGCCTAAACCTTGTGGAACTTCCATCAAAGCTAGTTTACCTGAATTCAGATTATGTTCCAAATTAAAGGGTTTCGTAAATACAGAAAAAGCGTTGTAATTACCAGCTATGTTTCCTTCTCTACGAATTTTTCTGGATAAAGCATTACCAGCACCACTCTGGGTAGAAGATATATTAGTAAAAGAAGAGTTGCTTGCTTCCTCTGCGAATATATCTTTATCATGAACAACAGTAGCTCTTGGATCTATAATTACTCTTTCGGCAGCTATATTAAATAACTCAAGTTCCTTAAAAAAGGTTGATGGCTCAATTATGGATCCATGAGTTATGTAAATTATACTATCTGTATTAAGTATGCCAGTAACAGGTAACTGTTTTGTTACCTGTTTGGCACCTTTAAAAGAGAAGGTATGACCAGAATTAGGGCCAGCGTTAGTAATGGCAATCTGTATGTCCAAATCAGATAAGTACTCTGCAAATAAACCCTTACCAGTAGAACCAAATTGTCCATCAATAAGTATGTTTATTTTACCTTTTATCAATTTAATCATAAATCTAATCCTTGTATAATATCTGAAACTACCTTACCATCAACTGAGTCTCCAAAATGAGCTTTAATTATTTTTACTGCTTGCATTTTGTTTGCAAGTTCTGAAAAATTTATAGTGGCTATAAAACACAATAAGTCTTCTCTTGAAATCTGCTTTGGTAGATAATTATCAATCAGGGGGATTAATGTACTAACTGAACTAGGTACAAGTTCTTTAAGCTTATTTTCTCCGGCTATTATAAGTTTAAAAATTCTAATAACTTGTTTATCCGTTAAAACACTACCTATATATTCCTTACCATCCTTAGTACCCTTTAATCTGGAGAACTCACCTAAAATATATTTCAGGTCATTAGCAGAAGTAGCTTTATTTTTCATAGCTACTTTTAAATCCTCTTTTAGTTTCTCGTGTAAAAGCATTTTAATACCCCCTGTAAATAGACTTATTTTAAAACATATCTCTTGCTCTGTGCAACATCAAAGTAGTATCTATTACTACCTTCTAAAAATTTATGAAAATTATATACACCTGTTTTTCTATCATACACCATTAGCCAAGCATAAACAGGTTTCTCCCCTCTAATTACTTCAGTAATCATCTTTTTAGCATAAAGTAGTTGACGAATTGTAGCATCTTTTTCATCCGAATTTTTAGCTTCTACAATATGTATTCCTTTAGCACCTTCATAACAACCATCAACTTCTATTTGTACTTTATCTACATCAAAATCAGTTCTTCCCAATTTAAATTTAAAAGAAGCTCTACGCTTATTACGAAGTGTTAAAGACACTTTTTCACCAAAACAATCGTCTAATATACTATTGTAATGTGCTAAGTCTAAAGCCATAGTTTCAGTTTTAGTATCTTTACTAAACTTATCTAAAGTCAGCAAACCTTCCATTTTCTTAATAGGATAAACACGCATATTTGAAATGTCTGGTATAGCAATAAATGGGTTTTCTTTAGTAAACCTATATCTACCATTTTTAACTGCAAGTAAAGATATATTATTTTCTCGCATAACTGCTGGTTGTTTCTTTCTATTATCCATTTTAGCCAATAATCTTGACTCTTCTCCAGTAATCTCTTTTAGCTTATCAGAAGTAACATCTAAAAAACCATAAGCATTTACATGATTTACAACATCTAGCTCTTTAAACACGCCAGACCACGCCGACTGAAATTTACTCATAATTAAATTCTCCTTTTTATAAAAAAAGTCCTGTACAACTTCCCTCGTAATTCCTTATTATAACCTCTCCTTTGTCCTTTCTGGATTTAGCAGAAGCCCCTACACTATGATACACATCTACAGAATTTATCTCAAAACTCTTAAACAACTCTCTTGTTAAGGGTGTGTCTGAATTTGATAATAAGAATTTAGCTCCACAAGCATTTACAAAATTACAGTAATCTACAAGTCTAATATGATCTTGTATTCCAAAACCTTTTGAAGAGTAGTTTGTAAAATTAGCTGTATCTGAATAAGGTATATATGGTGGATCTAAATAAACAAAAGTTTTATTATTAATATATAGTTCAGTGTTATAAAAATCACCATTTAAAATAGTAATCTTTTTCAAAATTCTTGATACGTTTAACATATGACCCTTGTCAGGCCATAAAACTTTGTCATATTTTCCGTATGGTGTGTTCATACGACCTTTACCATTAACCCGCCAAATTCCATTAAAAGCAGTTTTATTTAAAAATAAAAATCTTGCTGCTCTTTGTAAACATGATTTGTAGTCTCTCCAATCCATTTCCTTGTCATCATCTCTAATCAAATAATATGATTCTTCTGATAGTTTATATAGCTTAGTTAACTCCAATAATTCTATTGGGTTATCTCTAACCTGTGTATAAAAATTAATCAATTCTCTATTAGAGTCGTTTATAGTTCCTATTGAAGGATTTAAGTAGAATAATAGAGCACCTCCACCTACAAAAGGCTCTATATAATTACTGTAACCAGTTGGAACATATAAAGATAAATTTTTAAGTAATTTATTTTTACCACCTATCCATTTCAATAATGGTTTTGCCATGATAATTCTTTTCCTTTATCTTGTTAGCCAACAGTGTTTACTATTATAGTATTTTACTAAACGCATTCTTTCTAAAGTAGGGTCTATTTTAGGCGGGCACAAAATTTCAAAGTTATACCCAGATAAATCAACTTTTTTATTCTTCTTAGCCTTTTCTTTAGACATACTTTCCTCCTAATTAAACGGGTAAGCTTCTAAACTTACCCGTCTCAAATAAACAATTACTCTTTAACTGATAGCTTTCTAAACTCTTTTCCAAGTTTTTCAAGAGCCAATGTAGATTTTCTAACTCGTGCCGCAGCGGAGTTATTATCTTTTTCAATCCACTTCTCTCCATCTTCCATCATAGCATTAAAAAGTTCCTGCATTTCTGTTAAAACTGTCTTCGATGTTCTATCCATTATTTTACCTCATTATTTTTATTTTTACACTTTAGCATTATATACAATAAGGTAGTGTAATTAAACCTTAAATGTATAATTAACTACAACGAGAATAAGTACAACCCTCGTTAATACATTTGATGCATCCCTCAGCATTAACTAGGGAAGCTTCACCACATTTAGGACAAACACTTTTATCACCAGATAATGTATATGTTTCTACATACTTACTTAGTACTCTAGAGATAGCAGTGCTAAAATCTGATATAGAACCATTAGTCTTTTTCAACTGATCTACAATATATCTTGGTAGTGCCCCATGACGTAAAGATAAACTAATCATTCTGGTTAATCCTTTTTGTCCATCAGTCATAAGTATTGTAGCTAAATCTTTATACAAAACAGGCGACTTTCTTATCATTACTTCTAATTCGTATTTACCATTACCTTGTTTCCTTATTATACCATCTTTACAAGCCTTTGGCAAGTACAAATCTTCTGAGCTACCACAAAAAATCTCATACGGTTTATTGTCTAGCAGTCCTACTAAAACAGTCCACATTTCACCTTTTATAGAAGTAAAGAAGATATCACATGATAATTCTTTAGGTCTTTTAGGAGCACAATTAGGTACTATATGTAAAGGACGGTCTTCTAAAAACTGTAGAGCATCTTTTTTTGCATGTCTGGCTTCATTTGTTTTAGGATCTTCAAAAATTAAAATACCATCTCTTGAACCGTCTACATAAACAGCCACAGCTCTTACACCATATTCATGAGCACGTAAATAAATATTTGCTACATCTTCTACTTTTGCAGTAGAAGGTAAGTTATATGTACAACTGATAGCAGCATCTACCCATTTATACATAGCGCTCATAAGTTTAACTTTCTGTATGGGGTCAATTAGATGGGCATGTTTAAAAAATCCTTCCGGTAAAGTATTATTTATAATACCAGCAATGTGCATGCCAATAACACCATCATCATCTAAGGCAGACCCAGGGAAATCATAAAGTGTTCTATATTCTTCACTTGTAACATCTAATTTACTAAGCACATACTCTTTTATTTTTTCAGGTACTATAAAGTAGTGTATGTATTTTCCTTTATCAATTGCGCGTGTTCTTCTCCAGTGATAAGGACCTGTAAAAGGTTCTGTGCCATAAGAAAAACAAGGCACAGGAAATGTATTTGATAATGAACCAGTAGGTGCTACCGACATATGAGCCATATTACGCATATGAGTAACTTGTGTATAATCACCGTTGAAAAGCTCATTAACTACATTATTAAAATAAGAAGACCCCATAAAAACCTTTACATCTGAAACTATATCAAAAGACGGGGCACTTCCTTTCTCATTACCCAACTCAATTGAGGCTTTAAAAACAGCACAAGAGTAGTTCTTAAAGAAATCACCTACGGCTTGTATAGCTTCGTCAGAGTCATAAGCCAGATCTTGGGCTAATAACCAGCCGTGAATATTTGTTATACCTAAACCTACCTCACGAGTCTGCTCTAAAATCCAAGCCTGTTCTTTTAAAGGCGATAACTTATTTACTAATTCGTAGCTTACAACATTGTCGGACATACGTACCATATAGGGTACAATAAAAGCCAATTCTTGTTTATAAATCTCTGGTAGAGATGAAAACATAGCATGGTTTGGAGAAAGTAAGTTACATACACCATAAGGTGGCAAACTCTTCTCACTACATGCATTTGTAGAAATAATTTTAAATCTACCATCAGCAGTATCTAAGTAAATCTGATGTACCATAGATCCTTCACGCAATAGATCTATAAACTGTACTCCTGGCTCACCATGCTTAAAAGCTTTCTCTGCAATTAAATTAAATAAATCTTGGGCAAGTACAGTTTTTGAAATACGTTCATATGAGCTATCACCTGAAAATTCAAAAAATAGTTCCCAAGTAGAATTATTTTTTACTGCTTCTATAAATTTATTTGAGATCTGAACAGATATATTGGCATTCTCAAGCTTGCCTTTCTCAGTCTTAGAACAAACAAATTCAAATATATCAGGATGATGATCTTTTAAACTAACCAAAATAGCTGGTTTTCGTCCCTTCTGTCCAACCCATTCACCATTATCTACCAGCTTTTCAATCCATGGTACACTACCAGTACTCTCTTCAGCAGCATTATTTACTTTAGCACCTCTGGGTCTTAGTGTAGATCCATCAAAACCTAAACCCTGTCTAAAAGCGGCACATTTCATTATATCGTAATCGATTTTATTAATGCCCTCCAAGGAATCTTCCGATAAAGGTAATGTAGTACAATTTAGAAGGGATTTAAGTGAAGGTGCCCCTACACCAGCCATAACACTTCCACCTGGACGAAACCAACCCAACCACATAAGAGCAAACCAATGTCTACTGTATAAATCTCTATTATAATCCGAAGATTCTACAGAAGCTAAACCAGAAGCTACACGCCAAAAAACATCTGCTGGTGTTTCTATAACAGCATAAGGTAGTTTAGTATCAGAAATTACTTTTCCAAATTCATCCCATCTAATACAGTATTTTGTATCAAACATGCTATGAGCATATTCATCTTTAGAAAAATATTCCTTACTAGATATATTTTTCACATTTTCATATTTAATTAAATTTAGTGTATCAATTGATAACATAAGGTCTCCTATTAATTTTTGCCAGAAGAACCAAATCCTCCGCGATTACTATTACTCAAAGAATCCACTACTATAAAATTTAGTGTTTTTTGATTAGGTAGTAATCTAAACTGACAAATCCGGTCATTAATATTTATTATAGTATCACGCATAGCAAGTGCTGGCATTTTTATAATATCGTCATCACCACAGTAAGAATTATCAATAACACCTGGGCTATTGGGTTGTATAATTCCAAAATTTTTAAAAGTACTACCTCTTGGAGCGAGTAGCATTTCGTAACCTTCTGGTATCTCCATAGAAATACCTAAGGATATAAATTTAAAATCAAACATTTTCATTTCAACATATTCAGCAGATCTAAGATCAATCCAGTCACCGACTCTAATCTTAGCTACATCATTAATGTCTTTACTATGATATTTAATTTTAATATCTAAAGCGTCATTAGAACAACCACACACATTTGCTATCATACTTCCTCCACTAATTTTTCAACATAAAGATATTTTTCACCTGCTTTACAACCTAAAATAACATAGGGACTAGTATTCTCATTACCTTTGTCATAATAAAATAAAGCACACCAATTTCCACACAATCTATCAACAACTTTACCACACTCAGTATAGGGGCAAAAGCCATTTAAATAGTACATTTCTTTTTCTACAAGAGACTGTAAAGCAAGTTGTTCAGTTTTAAATATTTTCATATAAACCTCTCTTTTTAATTTACTTTTTCAATAAAAATTGCATAAAACTGCTTATTAAATAATGTAGTATTCTTACTAACAAAACTAACTACACACACTGGCTCATCAGTATCTGTTGTACTAGTACGCTTTACGAATATAAAACCATTGTATATTATATATTCTACAGGGTCACCATATAAATCTTGAAGGCGCATGACCACTGTATCATGGAGCTTTTCTAATTTTACTCCTGTGAAAATGTATTTTTTCAGCATATCAATAGAATAGGCATCTTCAAAATCGCAAATATAGGAGTGATTATATAAAAGTAATTCACCACCAATGTCATCTATTATAACATGCTTATTAAATCTTGTAAATATAATTTTTATATTATTACCAACTTCAACCATTACAACCTCTCTTATTATTCTTGTGGAGCACCACATTTAGCACAAACTAGCTTAGAACCATAGTGTGTATCTTCAATAAATTGCATAACATTATGTTCACACTTCTTACCTGTTTCTGTATTTTTCGCCTCGCACTCACCTTTAATCCAACATGGTCCAATTACTGGAGATGTTTTCATAGGCATTATAGGAAAGTAGTAGTTAAAGGCATCATCCACAGCACTAACTACGACCTTAGCTACTTCTTCTGCATGCTCTATAGGAGACTCAACAACAATTTCATCGTGCACAGATAAAAGTAATCTTGCGCCAACATTCAGTTCTTCCAATCTATCGACACATAAAATCATAGCTAATTTAATTGTGTCACTGTCTGAACCTTGAATTTTGTGATTCTTAGAAGCCCGTTCTACTGAACCAATGATGGCTTTTCTAGCTGGGTCACTCATCGATGGTATATTATAAAAACGATGTCTACCAGTAATAGTAACACTACTATGTGTTCTTACAGCATCTTTAGCTGCTTTATTCAACCAAGAACACAATACATTATTTGCTTTAAAATAGGCATCAATAAGTTTTTGTGCAGCTTCTTTAGGAATACCTAAACGCTTGCCTAAACCAACTGCTGATATACCATAAGCTAAACCGAACGATATTGCTTTTGAAGCCTTTCTTTGTTCTGGAGTAACTTTATCATACGGCACACCATAAATACGGGAAGCATTCACTGTGTGTAAATCTAGTCCCTTTTCATAAGTATCTATGAAGTTAGGTTCTCCCGACATTGCCCCCATTATTACTAACTCAGCAGAATTCTGATCCACTGTTATTAAACACATTTTATAGTCAGCTATAAAACAGGATCTAAACTTTTGTTTCCCTGGAATATTCTGTAAATTTGGGTTATTGGAAGATAGTCTACCAGTTGAAACCATCTGCTTAAACTCAGTATGTAAACGACCTGTTTTTGGATGTATTCTATCTATTAAAGCTTCACCATAAGTATTAACCAATTTAGAATTTTTTCTATATGATAATAAATTTTCAATAACTTTATGATGTGAGTATTTCTTTAGTACGTCATTAGACGTAGATTCAACCTTTATACCCAATCTATTTAAAGCTGTTTTTAATTGTACTGGACTTGCTATATTAACAGTAGGTACATCAAATAAGGATAGTTGATCTTGTGTAACTTGTAAACTATCTTCTATGAAGGATTTAAATACCTCTAGCTCTTTTGCAAACTCCGACATCATAATACGCCATTTAACAACATCTAACTTAACACCATTCAGTTCCATCTCTACAAGAGGTTTTATAAAGGACATTTCTAACTTATGTACTTCCTGTAGATTGTACTTTTCAAGACGTGGCTTCTGCATGTTTCTTATAAAATCAAGAACACAAACGTCATTAGCTGCATAAGCTATCTGTTTGTCTGAAAACTCTTGGTCATAAGCTTCAAAAGTTCCCCTCGGCTCTTTATTCATAACCATACCTAAATATTTTTCTACTAACTTAGCTAAACTAAAACCTGATTCCTGTATACCAAGATAAAGTAATATTTCAGTTAACATAGTATCGTAGACATTCTCTATATAAAAACCATACTGAACTTTAAGTACCTTCATATCGTAATTGGCGTTCTGTAAAAGTTTCAATATTCTTTTATCTGTGAGTATACCTTTAAATAAGCTTCCGTGTATTGTTATATCAGGTAAGTCACTACGCACATCAAAAACATAAGCCATATTAGGTATGCCTATCTGTATTAATGTGGTTCTACAACCAAATGGGTCTAAAGAGGTACCTTCAGTATCGACCTCAAGTACGGGGTAATTATCAAGTATAGAAAGAATTTCTCTTGCTCTAAATTCATCCTTAACATATTCGTATGTAGGAATTGGCAACTCAGGTAAATCAACGAAAGACACTAAATTAGCCATTATTAACCCTCAATTAAAGATGTTACTTTAAACATTATATTGTAAAAAAGATGTTCAGCTGGTTTACCTGTTAAGTATATCGGAGTTGTCAACTGTGTTAAAGCATTAGATATACCCTTACCGGACTTTAAACTACTTCTTTTTAAACAACCTACAAAAAATCCACATACAGCCACGCGTATACTTTCAACAGGAAATTTCTTACTAAGTTGTTCAAATAAAATACAAGCACTACCAAAATCACGTTTTATAAGTGCTTTACTTAATTCTAATACCCCCACATCATCCTCGTCAAGAATAATACCACTTAAAAGAGGTTTAATATTTTCAATGTTCCAAGATCCTTCGGTTATAACAGAGTCTAAGAAATTTAAAGCTTTTCTAGGTACACCAAAAGAAAGATCGCATATGTACTTTAATACATCTGTATTATAATTAACCCCTTCAAACTGAGATACGTTTTCTAGCATTTGAAATACTTCTTCATCCGATAAAGAAGTTAAATGCAATATTTTACATCTATCTAAAAAAGGTTGGTCATCCGAAAGTTTATTTACTAATTTTTCAGGCTCGTTAGTACAAAAAATAAGAAACACATGTGAATAACAATCTTCTAATGGTTTCAACAAAAGTGCTTGTGCTGCTGAAGATAATCTATGAGCCTCGTCAAATATAAGGATCTTATACTTTGAACTAAATGGTGCAGACGATAAGTTATGAATAAGACCATCCACTGCGTCCTTTCCACTACTACTACCTACATTAATTTCATGAACGTCTATACTATTAGCATTCAGTATGGATACACACGAACTACATTTTAAACATGGCTTCTCTCCATCTGGATTTTCACAATTTAATTTTAAGGCTATCACCCTGGCTAAAGTAGTTTTGCCTAAACCGGCATCCCCAGTTATTAAAAGTACATGGGGTAAAGTATTTTTTGCCAAATAACTACTCACTAGATTTTTAACAGCTGCACTTCCTAAAAATTCATCTACTGTACAAGGTCGATATACAGTTAAAAAACTATTAGCACCATTGTTAGTTTCTCTTCTTATAAGCATACAATCTACCCCTATTAATTCTTTTTAAAATATTTAATATACAATTCAGTTAAAATACCTTCACCAGCTTTGCAAGAAAATGTAGGAAAACCGAGAGTAGTGTTAGTACAAAATGAAGCAGGAACCATCTGCATACATGGTATGTCAGATAATTTACTACCCACATAAAGAGTCTCGTCAGATGTAACATTATAGCGCATTAGTATTTGTTGTAAAATACTTAACTTATCTGATTTATTTGTCCAATAAAAAGGGATATTTTTTCTCCTAGTTAGATTGTAACTAACTGAATTATCGGAAGATAGAAATACAAAAGGACATATAGCCTTTAATTTATTAATAGCTTCAAAATCAGGGATAAAAAAGTTTTTAAATAAAACATTACCAAGCTCATCTACAGGATCTACACCTGTAGTTATAACACCATCTATCTCAGATACGATTAATTTAATTTCTTGCATTTTTGAATTACCATTATTTTGTCGTTTACAAAAAAGTAGTTAGAGCTATTATCAAGTAAAGTAATTATTGAACAATTACATTTTTTAATTAAAGCTCGCCAAACACCTTTAGATCTGGAACGAATAGAATCATCTAAAGTAATAGTAGGAAAAGTACCGTTTACTATACAAAGACCCCCTGGTTTTATATAAAAAAGTAAATTCTCAAGAGTAGCTTGCCAGTTTATATCAGATAGGTACACATTAAAAGTATCATAGGCGACAACAATATCGTATTGGCTACTAAAAGCACCTACACGATCATGTAGGTCAAGATTAAGTACGTCCAAACGGTAGTCTAACAAAGTATCAACCTCCGAATCAGGTAAAGAGGTGCTTGTAACTAAAGATGCCTGAAGATGATTAAGATAAAAATCATGCAAATTACAACCAAAGCTCACGTCCATAATGCATTTATCATATAAATCTTCACCGAATTCTTTTAGCATTTCAGAAATTATAACATTTTCTAGTAAATTATGCACGAACTTTTTTTTAAAATCAGACATTAATCCTCCGCTACTCTATTAGATATTTAATACGCGTAAAAAGTCTCAGAATGCTCTACAGTAACTTTTTATATGTATAGATATGGAAAGCTACCAACAATTAGTAAGTACTCACAGAAGGTAAAATAAGCAATTTAAATAGGTATCAATCTTTAATGGCTAGCAATATAAAGTTGTTGCCCTCTTCTCTGTATTCAATAGGTCTCAAACCTACTAAAGTACAATATTCTTCTAATAGCATTCTGTCAAAACAAACATAATGGAAATTTCCTGAGTAGTTTTGAGCTCCGTAGAGTAGCCAACTAATGAATTTGGCATTTTTTCCATCGTACTGTGCACAGATAGTTTTTAAATTAGGTACTCTAAATTCAATACGTCCTCCTTTTTCTAAAACACGCTGCCACTCACGTAAAATACCCAAGCTTTTGTCTATAGGAAAGTGCTCTAAAATGTCAGAAGCGAGTATATAAGAAAAATATCCATCGCAAAATTGAGATAAATCCTTGACATCTCCTACTACATCAACACCATCCAAAGAACGTTCATCAAAATTTACACACACATATCCTTCTGGGTAAATTTTATACACCCTTTCACCGCAGCCTACATTCAATGTTCTTCTCATAGCATATCCTCAATTTCTTTAACCATCATGGCGCCAACTTTTGTATAAGAAAAAGTATCTTTTATATATTCTTTTAATTTAAGTCCCTTTTCTTTTGCTCCGGCTCTATCGTTAAAAACTTCTTGCATAAGATCAGCACCATGTTTTATATCTGCTTGGGCCCAAAGTTGCTCTGATTTGTACCACGGTGAATAAGGCATGCCGTGGGTAGGTGCTAAAGTATAATTTACTAAATAACTATTATCAGGTTTCAAAAAAGCGTTTACTCCTCCAAAACCTGTGGCAATAACAGGTTTACCAGCGGCTCCTGCCTGAAACGGGCCTAATCCCCAACCCTCACCTCTATCCAAAGACACATAACAATCAATTCCTTTGTAAAAACCATCTATCTCAGCATCAGTTAACATATCTGAAACAAAATATATTTTTGGAAAATTATCAAAAACCATACCATTTTTTAAATGTTTTATTGTAGTTCTAATGATTTGTTTTTCTTGCTCCGAGTAATTGGACCTGTATGTTTTTAAAATTAAAGCTACATTCTCTTTGTTTCTAAAAGCATAAAAATAAGATTTAAGGAGAGACAGAGGGTCTTTTCTCTCTACCCACTGTCCTACAAAGCCAAATGTAAATGTGTCACTTTCTATATCTGCGACCTTATAGGGGGTAATATTTTTTTTATCGATGTCTATATCTAAACAGTGAGGTACAACACCAATAGGTATTGTAATACCACTATCTCTAAAAACTTCTGCATTCCAATCTGTGGCTACTAAAAGTTTATCTGCATTATCATTTATATAAGGCACCCAATCAGGATGAAGTTTTGTAGTTTCCCATATAGTATGATTAATCATCAGCTTTCCTGGTTCTTTAAACTTTTCCCAAAATTCAGGTGTAGTTCTTATCATAACTACATTATATGGTATATCCTTGTTTATTAGTTCTTTAAGTATTTCACCAGTTTCTCCTAAATCTGGATTAGATTTTTCAAAAGATACTGGTTGTAATGTTAAAGGCACATCCTGTGTTAACAAAGCTAATATATCATTTCTACTAGCTTTTGCGTATCCCGAATTGTCTAGAACCGGGCCTATATATTTAATCCCTGTTATCTTCATGCTATAAACTCCACTATATTTTATATTTAACTCTATGTATAAAATCCAGAGTAGGCTCAACTACATCAGTAAATTGCAAATTATTGATAGACCAAATTTCTATTAATTCATCTGTTAATGTTTCGGCTTTTTCTATGGATGGTGTTTTAATTATAAAATAGTCAATTGTAAAATTTACCCCATCCGTATAGGTGTCTACTAGTAACCAATTATGTAGTAAAAGACCACACTCTTCTTGACATTCTCTTATCATAGCTTCATAAGAAGATTCAACTTCTTCTACCTTTCCACCTACACCATTTAATCTACCGGACTGCCATTTAGGTCTATTTTTCCTTATAAGCAGTACTTTTTCAACAGTGTTATTAAAAATGATACCTATTACATATTGTTTCAATGGAGTCCCTCTGCTAGAACTTGATCTTTAGTAGGATATTTACCACAAGATCGTTTTGAACTTTCTGGGCAATAACCTAAATTTTCACATCTACTTCCTGCATTATTAAAAACACAAGGTAAATTTTCCTTACATATAGCCAATAGTTTGTTAGATAAATTTCTAATTTCCCATTGAGCTAAAGTACAAGACCTTAAACCAAAAAAATGTAGAAGAGCCACACAATTCATAGTCACAACAATTCTTGTTTTAGCAGCATTAGGCAAAACATATCTAGCATCTTCGGCAGGAATATCTAAATTAATTAAGGCATTATAAACATCTTGTATTTTAGAAAGAAGATCAACATATTCTAAATAAGCTTTTTCATTTTTGAGAATCTTAGGAGGTACAACAAAATTATCAATAGAAAATTGTACATTTAAATCTACATATCTTTGACTTTGTTGAGAGTATGAAGCAAGTCTATGTCTAACAAGTTGGTGAGTTAGTGCTCTGGAAACACCATCGATAGCAAATGTAAATTTAGCATGTTCTAAGACACTGGTATGTCCAGACTCTTTTAAATAATTAACTAATCTTTCTATCTCTTTATCAGAACAAGTATGACCATCGTTTAGATCTTTAATAACGATATTGTTATCTTGTATTTCCCAGGAGTCTCCTACCCAACCTTCAGTGTAACATTGTCTCCCGGCAGCAAAAATTAATTCTTTGGCATTAGGTGTTACGGATAATAACTTTACTTTCATACTTAATCCTCCTAAAATTAATAAAGTTTAATTGTGTACATAAAAGTATACACAATTAAACTTTTTATTGCAATAGTTATTTTAAATTTGTTCTGCTGATATAACTTTAGTACCACTCACAGATGACTTAGTACCTATCAATTTACACTCTTCCTCAAAAACACGCAGCCACTGTTTAGCTATTTTAGCTCCCCACCGCATTTCTGAATTTACCCATTTGTAAGCAGCTTCCACTTTTAACGTAACTTCACTACGATTATTATAAACATGCAACATCTGATTTAACATGTCATCAACATCTACTAACGGTCTGGGTAGATTATTATCATTAGGTATTACTGTCCATAGACTTAGATTACTACCACTTTTTGTAAGATATCCGCGATCTTCAGATATCAATTCTGACATAGCTGTATTGTCAGGCATTATAACGGGTACTTTACAAGCCATAGCTTCCAACCAACTAATACCAAAACCCTCACCTAAAGTTGTGCTTATAACACAGTCACTAATATTGTAAAGATAGTTAACAACATCTAAAGGGTACCCTTGATTTGGTTCCATTTTCTCCGGTAAAACAACTTCTTTACCTAAAGTTAACCCCATTTCTGGTAGTAGTTGTGGTATATCCCAACCCTGATCTATTGGGCACATGTGCAGATATAATATAGATTCTGGGACAAGCTTATTAAATGCTTTAAAAGCTTGTAAAGTTCTTGGTATGTCCTTTCTTTGTTGGTTCCTATTAATGTTTGTAAAAACAAATTTATCTTTATTAGCTTTAGAAAAATAGTTTGCTTTAAAGTCAGTTACAGCAGTCTCTGGTAAAACTTTAAATATATTGGTATCTACACCATGGTATATAACATCTATTGTTCTGTCTTTAGCATCTGAGGGCCCATTCTCTGCTGCCTGTTTTAAAAAAGCTTGTCTACCAAAATCAGTATAAGCTACTAATCTGTCAACAACATTTATATTATTATACCAGTCTTTTTTCAAAGTACTATCTATGGGGTAATACATAATTGTTCTAAAAGGTTTTGTTCTATTTGCTTTCAAATGATGTATAAGTTCAGGAAGAAAATCTACTATGAAAGTATCTTGTAATACCCATAGAATATCAAAGTCATGTTCCAAAGCAAAGTAACAGAATTTTCTTCTACCGTAGGGATCACCAGCCTGATAATCCATAGCTGGCCAAATTCTGTAAGGAAAATTATGAGGTAAACCATGATAATTTATACCAAAGATATCTATTTCATAATCACCACTTCTATACAAGTGCTCCAATACATTACGACTAACAGTACCAAAACCAGTAGCACATGTAGGGCTATCACAGTAGCATAATATTTTTTTCTTCATAATTAATCCTTTTTTTGTTTTATAGGTTTATTCTTTTTGGCAGCCAAATAAGAACTTGAAAAATTTGTCTCACTAATTTCAGGCATAATAGGCAATATACTAGGATTTTTTTCTAGATATTTTTTTAATTTAGATGAAGAAACAGAAACTAGAGACACAAAATCCTCATTAGGTATATAACTACTTAACTTGACGGCATTAAAAGATGTAGTAGCTTTTTGTCTTAAAACTAGTTCCTTGTCACCAGAGATTACAGGTTGTTCTTGTATCTTTAATTTATTTATAATTACATCAGCTATTTCTCTTTCACGTAGTTCTAATATCTTTTGCACTGTCCTAACATTATCCCACTCTTCAACTAAAGCATCATCGGATAAAGAATTAACATTCAAAAAAGCGTAGTCCTTTTTTAGACACAATTCTTGGTATTTTGAGCAAACATTAGTATGGTCACACCAAGCGCACAAAAAGTTAATTGATGGTTTGGCGTCCTCTTTAGTAAGATTAGACATTTGAGTATGTACTTCAAATAAATAGTCTTCAAAATCCACACGCTCACTATCTGTTCTATACGTATAGACCAAGTCACCAGTTCTTAACATGTCCAGGCACAATATAACTTTGCTATACTGTGGATATAACTTTCTAGCAACCAAATCATACATGGAAAGTTGTATATCAGTACGCAATTTATCAGCATCTGGTATAGTTTTAGATGTTTTATAATCAACAATAGCAATTGTATTAGCGTCAATTTCTACTGTTTTATCTATTGCGCCTATAAGCTCAACACCTTTTTCAGTAGTTATAACCTGGGCACCTTCGAAACCAAATTTATCCTCTATACCAACAATACGTTCGCCTATTTTAAATTTAGATAATTTGCTTTTTACAATATCTTTACCTACCAAATGGTCTGCGTAATCTTCTATACCATGATTTACAGAAGCCTCGTCGTAGTAAACTAATAATTCTTCAATCTGTTCTTGAGAGAACTTTTGAAGATCATTCTTTTTCCAAACTCTACCTGCTTTCTCTAACGTGTCATGGCAAGCCAAACCTAATTTGAAAACAGGGTTAGATAATTTTTCTACGCGCTCTTCATAAGAAAACCAATAACGTTGCTTACATTGAAGAAAAGTATTTACTCTTGTAGCACTTAATTTAATTTGTTTACTCACTTGTATCCTCCAAATAAAGATATCCATAATCTTTATCATATCTATATTTATACAAATTTAAAATCTCGTCAGCATAATACAATAATTGTGCTTGAGCGTCAACAGCATCATTGTTTAAAGCAAAAGATGTGTCAACTAAATCGAACAGCTCACAGATAAAATCAAATAGAATATCTTTAGTAGCACTCTTAAAGTAAGATTTAACAGAAGTATTAGCCACAATAAAGGGGTCTATATTAAGGGTTTTCATGCAAATATATTTAGACACGCCTGAGAATTCTGATAAAATTTTTAAAGTTCTAACATTTTTACCTGAAAAAGTATCCTCTTGTACTATGTAAGTAGGAGTCAATTTCAATAACAAATTCTCCAGCTCCGATCCAAAGTTAACTAATCGGGTACCTCTTGAATCCTTAGGATTACTTTTTATAGTACCAGAAATAAAAGAAGCACCCGTGTCTGTGTAGCACCACCCTGTAGATGATGCTGATATATCTAAACTTAGTATACTATTTAGCACTTATATCTCTTAAAACATTTAATTGTTCAGGAGTTAACGCATCCGCATTAGGTAAATTAATATGCACCCTAATAAACACACCACCATTTGGACCTCCGAATTTACCCACACCACCCTTACCAGGAAATTGTAATGTAGTACCATGGGTGATACCTTTAGGTACAGTAGCTATAAAATCTTTATTTGTTACCACTTTACCTAATGTACAAACAGTGCATTTTGAATTAGATGTAAAACCTTTACCGGCACATGCATCACACGGAACGTGTGACATCATGTGCATATTATGGTGTTGAACTGTTTGAGCTCTTACCCCAGCACCATTACAAACTTTACAAGTAATCCTATCTAAAAATCCTGTACCATCACACTTAATACAAGTGTCTTCTAAATTAAATTTTATAGGTTTATCAATACCTACTACGGCTTCATATAAAGATACTGGTAAAACTAAACTAACGTCTTGTCCTTTTTGTGGGAAATTTCTGGAACCGGCCCCACCCATGTTCATATTAAAATGTTCTCTAAAAAAGTCGTGTACGTCGAAGGGAGATCTACCAAAAGAACCTGAAGAAAAGCCAGGATTATCATAGTCTCTTCTTTTTTTACTATCAGATAAAACTTGGTAGGCTTCATTTATTTCTTTAAACTTACTATCATCACCATTATTCTTATCAGGATGATGTTCTAAAGCTAATTTTCTAAAAGCCTTTTTAATTTCTTCTTCAGTAGCTGTTCTACTTACACCTAGAACGTCATAGTAATTGCTCATTTTTTATTCTCCTATCATAGTTACCACTTGACCACATATTACAAGCTTATCATCTTTTTTAGTGATAGTTATAGGACAAAAAAGTTGATTGTCTGCTAAACGTGGGTATTTAGAAACAGCAAAAAGTACTTTTGTTATAGAAGACACAAACAATGTATCATTTTCGAATAAGATAAAAGTACCATCATCATCAGAAAAGAATTCTGGATCTATTTCTTTATAAGAACCAGAACATGGCAATTCTATTATATGTTTATTACCGTCAATATGTATTTTAAAATTATTAGCGGGAAGCATTGCCAATGTGGGCATTGCATAAACTACATCTTTTTCTTCAGGAGTTTCACTCATTCTTTTACCTCACTCATTTATGTTTTAAAAATTAATAAGAAACAACAACAAAATTATCAACACTAACAGAAGTCCAATACGTTGTAGAAGGACCTTTACAATACTTACAATTTGTAGTAAAAGAAGATTCTTCTATATGACCAAACAACTTTATATAAGTACCATTAGGTAATTCACCTAAAGCCTCTGCCATTTTACCCCAAGCAGATATTTTTATATATTGAAAAGCTTCTTCAATAGGTACAGCTAATTTACATCTAAAATTTATTCTATCCCCATAGGTATTAACTTCTTTGTAGCTTATCTTACCTATGAGTTTAACTATATTTTCACCTAATATACTGGTATACATAACTATATATATCCTCTGATGATAGTTCAGCGGGGCCATCTGTTGTTTTCATAACTTTGTCGCTGATATCAAGATCAACTACAGGTATATGCTCTTCATCCAAACTATCATAAGCAAGTTTTGCGCCCCCTCTACCTGCTTTATCTGCATCAAACATTAGTAAAACACCTTTTAAAGCGTATGTTTTTAGAAGTTGTAGTTGACCAGGACTTAAAAAAGACCCCATAACACAAACTACATTATAAATACCGTAGTCATAAAGTCGCCAAACAGATTTAAAACCCTCTACAACTATTAATGGAAGTATATTACCATATATTTTAGCATTATGCAAGTTATATAACACAGTGTCTTTTAAAAACCCAGAAGTTATTATATATTTATGATGTTCATCAGGAGGATTCAACCTAGTATCACGTAAAGAGTAGGCTTTTAAACTACCTTCAGCGTCCCTTATAGGAATTATATCACGCAGTATACCAAAATTATCAGTAAATCCACCAGAAACTTCAAAGTAATTTAAAGTAGCGTTAGAAAAATTACCTTTTTTATTAAACAGAGTAGATCTTAAAGGTCTATAGGATATTAAATGACCCTCAGAAACATACTCTGGCATCTTGGGTTTAGAATAACTACGTATAAAAGCATCCTTATCTCTAGAAAAAAGACGGTCAGACGCAAACTTGGCATTAAATGATATATCACCTACAAGGTCCCTCAAGTAATTAACTGCTGCTATAAAATCTATCTTTAGTACAGCTTTTATAAGACCTATTAAGTCATAACCATGTTCTATATGACACTTATTAGTAAAACACTGCCAAGTACGTGTATCCTTATTCAGCCTAAAGGCGCTCTTATTGTCCCCGCCATGAATAACACATGCTGCTCTTATTTCTCTGGTATTTTCATGTGTTATATTGAAACCTAGAGAACTGACCAACATAACCAAGTCTACACTTTCTTTGAGTATTTGTATATCAGTACTATTAAAGGAGTGAGCCATCTGCGTATAAATCCTCATTATTATTTAAACTACTTCCTAAATCTATCTTCATATCTGAAAGATAATCAAAAGTCTCAATCTGGTTTTCTTGGCTTACTTCAAGTATTTTAAGTTTGGTTTTCTTAAATTTAAAGCCTATACCCCACTCACCTGTCGTACCTCCTCTACGAGTATCTCTTATGCATAGGCTGTAATGACCAGCTAAATCTAAATCTATCGCTTCTTCTTCGGCTCTTTTTAAATCTCGTAAACCCCAAAAGGCAACAATATCTCCATACCTTGCTACTCTATCGGAGTCGGCAACATCGCCAGATCTATTTACTTGTACAGCAGCTATAAAAGGTATATTAAGCTGACCTGAAAGATCTTTAAGTCTTGTGGTTACGTCACCTAAAATCTGGTATTCCTTTCTACCAGCTTCTATACTTGAAGATTCAGGTTCTTTAATATAATCAAAAACACCTAGTTTAATATCCTCTTTAAACTTGTACTTTTTATATAAAGAGGTTATTTTCTCTAAATTATAACCAGGTAAGTAATGATGAAAAAGTTTACTTTTCTCTAAATACTTAGCGGCGTCAAATATTCTTTTTAAAACCTCCTTATCATTCTTAAAACCACCGTGTTTTATAGTACGTTCTTGAACACCACTTATAATGCCCAAAACCCTATCACGCCACTCTTTAAATGTCATCTCGGTATCGACATATAAGGTGGGTAAACCATCGTTTACAGCGACATTGGCAGCTATATTGGTTAGTACAGTAGACTTACCCATCTTTTTTCTTGCAGCTACAATCATTAGTGTTCCTGGAATAAGTCCATCTATAACTTTATCTAATATTGGAAATCCTGTTGATAGACCTATAACAGGTGTATGTACGTCCATAATACTTTCTAAATATTCTGTTAAACCTTCAGATATATGTTTAGGCTCTGATATAGCTTCACTATGTATAGATAAAGATATAAGGTCTGATTGTAATGTATTAATTAAATCATCACTAGATTTAGTACCAATAGCACAAGCGTTTGTTAAGACCGCATCTGTATGTGTTGTTAAATTCATAAATAATTGATACTTAGTACTATCATCAACTAGTTTATTTATAAAGTTATTCAAATTATCAAAAGCCGGTGGTACATTTAAAATAGCATCTACAAAAGATTCACTGCATAAGTCAGTATAACCTAAATCTGCAGAAGTTTTTATTAACAACATTTTTGTAAATTTACTGTACCCAGAAGAATTCAACAAACAAAGTATAGAAAAGTAAGCTTTAGATTCTGGAGCTAAAAAATCATTTTCTGTTACTCTGGATAAAACACTAAAAAAAGCATCTTCATTGTGCGATATAATAGCTAATATACTACGTTCATTTGAAGCATCGCAAAAATTATAACTATTAGAAGATGCTGTGTTACTTATAATGTTTCCTCTGGTATAATTCATTTTCTCTCCTTGTTAATTCACGTTTAAAAGCAGCTATTAATTCCATTATAGTTTTATCAACACCGTCTAGTAGTAATAGCTCATCACCCAGAGAATCAATTTCTAATTGTAAGTTATTTAGTGTTTCGTTAGAATACACAAGACCAAACCTTGCATCTTTTTTAGTTTTATATTTTTTAATAATATCTGGTGTTATTAAATCAAATAGAACACCTTCCAATACACGTTCTTTCATGGTGAGAGAGGCTTGTGTAGTATTTAGTTGGGATTTAAAATAAACTAAATACTGAGATAACGCTATAACAGCTTTGCTAATAAAAGTATCATCAGTCTGTTCTAAATCACGTACATCGTAGGAAAATATTTGTTCTACTAAAGAACTTTCTGGTTTGCATTTCTGATACAATAATAAATTTAAATCCATTAAGATACCTCATCATCATCTCTTTTATTTTCTTCTGTACAATAAAATCCTGTGCAAAAATAGTCAAAGTCGTATTCCATAGTTTCGTAATTAAAAAAATTATACCAATCAGTTTTCATGCCAATCTGTTTACAAAGTTGGCTTAAGTCGCAGTACTTTGGATCCCCTGTCTTAGTACCGTCCTTGAGAGGTGTCCAATCAGCACAATCTTTACAATATTTTTTATTATTAACATTAATCAAATTAATCATTCATTGCCTCATATATCCTATCTAAAATTAATTTATTTGTTATAACATCTATAGTATCATAAAAATATACTAAAGTCAAATTATTTTCTTCACAATATTCTACTTTTAAATTATCTCGTCTCTTTTGAGCGTAGAAATTTTCTACTTGTCCATGGAAATGCTTAACAAATTCAGTATGCTGTCTCCCTTGACACTCAATTAAAATACCTAAAGATTTAACATAGAAATCAAAAAGTAATCTTGTATTTCTATAATTTATATAGTACTCTTTTTCGATAGTAGTAAAAATGAATTCTTCCTTTAATATCTCATAAACACTATCGGCTATTTTACTCATTTAACTAACAAGACCTTTTCTAACTTTATCATATTCTTCCTGGGCCCTATAGTAAACATCTACACCCATTAATCTTGTAATTTCTTCTTTTATTACTAAAGCTACATCAGGCTGATCTTCGAAAAACTTTCTTACACCCATTTCTCCTTGGCCAACATTTTCACCACTATACTTGTACCAACTGCCAGCTTTACTCAATACACCTAAATCTGTAGCTATTTTTACAACTTCGCCAACCATATCATAACCAACACCGTAGATAAGATCTGTTTCTGATTTAACAAATGGACAAGCAAGTTTATTTTTTATAGTTTCAAATTCTGTTCTATGACCTATAACTTTACCTTTACCATCTACAATACGATTTGCTTTAGCGCCAACGCCAGAAACTCTAATCCTCCCTGTAGCATAAAAAGGTAATGCATCTCCACCGGTAGTAGTTTCAGGATTACCATAACCGCCAATCTTGTTTCTAGTTTGATTAATAAAAATAACACAAGTGTCAGTCTCTGCAGCTATAGGAACAAACCTAAGAGTAGTTTTACTCATTAGTCGAGCAAGTAAAGCAATGTTGTTGTCTTCTAACTCTGAGTCTGCAGCTACTTTAGGTATAAGAGAAGTAACAGAGTCAATAACTAATAGGTCAACTGCTTTTGTTTTCATTAACGTTTCAGCGGCTGCTAAATTATCTTCACCTGTGTATAACTCTACCACATGAAGTCTTGATACATCTACACCCATACTACTAAATAGTTTAGGATCAGCACTATGTTCTGCGTCAACAAAAACACAGTTCATACCTCTACGCTGACCTTCAGCAATTATAGACATAGCTAATGTGGTTTTTCCTGCGCTTGGTGGACCATATATTTCGTATAATCTACCTTTAGCTACACCACCTCTTCCTAAAGCTGCGTCTAATCCTAAACTTCTTGTAGATATAGTATTGATTATGAGTGGTTTTTCACTCATAGGTTTTACAGCCTCACCAAACTTTTTATTTATGGACTTTAAAGCAATATCAAAAGAAGTAACTTTGCTTTCCTTTTCCTGAACATCATCTGCTTTCTTACTCACCATACATCCTCCTTAATTTTTCAAAATCGAATCCAATGTAATCATCCGAGTTACGTTCATTGTCTTCTATCATCTTAACTACTTTTTGCTCATTTACACTTTCTAAATTATTATTAAGTATATTTATTACTTTATCTGTTAGCCATTTACATTTTTCACTTCCAAAAACCCAAGTGCCAATAGGAAGTGTAAGAGCTAATTCATCTTCGTAAATAAATAAGGCCTTCACTATATTAGCGCAGTCCTGTAAACCATCTTTAAAGGAACACCCTAACTCACTTTGTCTATTAGATATAAACTTAGAAAACAGTGCTCTGTCTTTCTGTCTATTGGATACTAAAGAACAAACCTCACTATGGTAGTAATCTAAACAATTATAAAAAAAATCTACAAGTTCATCAATTGTATTTATTTTATAATAGTCCGTATTTTTAGAAACTTTGTAACCAATAGATTTAAGGTAAGAAGCACATGCTTCTTCCACAGCATCTAGTAGTAAATGGTCCTTTAAAAACCCAGGATTTTCAAGATTTTTTATGCAACCAATTAAAGTATCAAGAGTGTTCATTAATGTCTTCTTACCGGTGTGATAAGTGCCTTTTGATTAGAAAATCTAAAAGAATCAAAAATTAATGGACTAGTTTCAGTAGAAAATTTAAAACAAATTAAATCATCCATTATTGCAGTTAGTGTACTTAATAGATAAATACCGTTTAAATCCATAATAAATGTGCCATCAAAAGAAATTTCTCCACCGTATTCAGCATCTGCATAATCATTATTTAGCGATAATTTATTATCTTCAATTTTAATAGTTAGTCTATTATGATCTTCCTTATCTAAGGTAGGTAACAAAGGGGCTAAACTTCCTAAAAATTCATCTTTATTTATAACCAATGAATGTTTAAAATCTTGTAGAGCTTTTCTATAATCTGGGTAAGTATCACCTATTAAAATAGTTCCATGAAGGACAGTATTATTTATACGTGCTTTAATTTTATGAGAATCAATACTAAAACTTACTAAACTCTCATCGTCTATAACTCTTTTTAAAGCATTAATAAAAGAGTAGTTAACTGTAAAAGTGCCTTCTTGTAATTTACTGGTATTTGGGGTTTTATACTCTGATAATTTTTGCGCGTCTGTACCTACAAAATATATGAAATCTTTATCAAAATTAATGTTAACTCCTTGTAAAAAATCTCTTATAGAGGAAGGATTCACCGCGTATATTACTTTTGAAATAGCTAAGCGTAAAGTAGCTGCGTTAATTTCGAAAGTCGTTACATTAAAGGGTGAAGGTATTGCTACTTTTTGTGCTACTTCTTGACGTAACTTAAGTTTATGTGTTGATTTTTTACCATTTAAAGTAAAGCTATCAATAGACAAAGATAGGTCATTCTTTAAACCTTTAAATTTAACAACACTTGAACCAACACCTTCCTTTAGATAGGTAAAAGCAACAATAAAAGAGCTTAGTTTCTTAAAAGATACTGCTAAAATACCCTCTGTTACAACTTGACAATTTGGTACTGTATGGGTTATTGATAGATTACCACTACTAGATAGTAACACCAATTCTCCTGAAGATCTTGCATTTAGTAGAATATGTCCTTCAGCGTCTTCATCGTTCTGTTTTGCTACGGTACTTATAAACTTAAAAGCTTTTTGTAAATCGAGCAGGTCTACTGTAAATTCCATAGTAACTCCTTCCTTAAATTTTAAAGTGATAAAAAATTATTTCACATACTATACCACATACATTCACGCATGTCAATACTTATACAGCTTGTAAAGTAACTTTATCTAAAATAAAATGATTATAGGAGTCATTACCAATACCAATAATAAAGCAATTTTCAACAAATGGTACTTCGGTATAATAAAAACCATTACTATGACTTGAGGTAGCGCCACCTATTAAATCTCCAGTATCTTCATCATAGACCAATAGCTTTGTTTGAAAAGGAACTCCATAGATAGTAGTGTATCCTCTAACATAATTAGTACCTATCTTTATAAGTGAATCCTTCAAACTAAGATTTAAAAAAGATAACATAGAAGGTGAAAAAAAGTTCTTTGTAAAAAAAATCTCAGAGTAAGTACCTAACATACTGTTAGTCTCTCCACCTAAAATAGTACTTTTTGAACTAGCTTTAAGTACATCTACATTGTCGGAATAAACAAAACCATTAAACATATCTCCTAAAAAAACATTTAAATAGTTATTATTACTTAAACCAAAGCCATAAACTTCCCAATCAGTATTTAATGTGTAAGTAATAGGAGCATGTGAATAAGTTATATCACCGCATCTGTAATCAAGAGCCAAGGAATTATTTTTGTCGGAGTTTCTTAAGTTAATAAATGTATTATTAGTTAATGTTGTAAAATCTGTAATATAAAATTTAGTAGTGTCTCTAACTATAGTATCTTGTTTAAAAAATAAAACTCGGTATATGGCATCTTCGGTAAGTGTATTAAAAAGCTGAGGAAACGAATAAGAAAAATTATTATTTATGGTACAAGTAACCTTTAAATCATTAGTTAATTTATAAATTCTAAAAGATCCATTGTAAATATCTTCTTCATAAACTGTATAAGTAGTTGTGCCATAAACAGTATATGTGTTTTTGTTCATCCTAGTGCATTCTATATAACAAATAGAATTAGATGGATTTTTATATATGCGAACAACGTAATCAAGTGTTAGATGTGACTCAGATACTAATTTAACTCCAAAAGACCAAGAAGAAGTAAGAGAACAATCATCTATTGTAAAAGAAAAACTGATATCAAAATTAGAACCTATGTAAAAGTTAGAAGTAATTTCCTCTATTAGTCCAGATGAATATTTCAAACTATTATTATAAATTCTGGAATTACCAGCGGTAATTTGCCATAAGTACGTATCAGGCAAAGAGTCATCAACTCCATCAAAATTATCATTATAATTAGATCTAAAAACAGGTGCTTGCTGTTGATAGTACAAAAAATAACTCATATAGGAGTAGGTACCTTTATATATTATGCTATTACCTGAAATAAGTCTAGCATTAATTATACATTGGCTAAAATTAGGTAAAGTATTTCTATAACTACCGCCTAAGTTAGCAAAACTAGTGTTACTATTAAAATTTAAGGCATACGCACCTATAGTGCTCTTTGTGGAAGAAACAGTTTCGCTGATAGTAACTGAAGAATTTGTCATACTTACGGAATTTTTAAAACCGTAGTTAGGATTAAAATGATTTACTGATGTAAATAAATCTTCCCATACATACTGAGAAGGTGTTAGTGGTCTGTAATAATTTGTAGAGTCAGCTATTAAAAGATTATAATTGTAATTACTGTTTTTAGGAGCGCCATAAATAAATATGTACTTATCTAAGTCGTCCAATAAAGCTAACCCTTGATAACCATCTAAGTCATACTCACCTTCTACGCCCGTATCTAAAAAACTTGAAAAGTTACTAAATGAAATACCATCTAAAGAGTCACAAACAAACATACCACTATTACCAGTGTCACTTAAAGTAAACCACATAACATACTTATTATTCTTATAGAAAGTATTACAAAAAAATACACTGGCGACATCAGTAAAAGTCAACATAGAGGCCTCCAGTACTTTAGTAACATTTGTCCAAGCAATACCATTTACAGATTCTGCATAGTAAATTTTGTAAATACCATGGCCAGCTATACCAGTTTTAAACCAGATTTTATATTTAGTACCATCGTATATTACAGAACAATCTTCTTGTGTTGCATCAGTTACCCCTGAAATATTTAAACCTGTACATTGGGTAAAACTACCCCAATTTAAACCATCAGAAGATGTGCAGTAACCTATTTTATAACCTACAGTACTTGTGGCATTAGTATTACCACAAAACCACATTTTATATATACCACTTATAAATAAAACAGTACCTTTACCATGTGTACCTGTGTCGAATGTATGTGTAAGACTGATCGCCACGTGGTAATTAGAGAAGTTTATTAAGTCAGTGGACTCACAATATAATATACGTCTTGTTTGAGATACTGTGGCGTCTTTACCTAAATACCATATTTTATATAAATTATCGATCTTTACTAGACTAAAAGGAAAAACTTGTGTTTTATCATAAGTTCCCTGAGAACTTAGAGGCATCATAAGACGCATAGCGCTCTGCCCTGCGTCTGATATATAATTCTCATTAGGAAGTTTAGAACTGTCGTAATAAAAATAAAAAACATTGATATGCTTGTAAGATAACTCTATAGGTTTTATCCAAAATATAGCTTTTTTTAAAACTGAGTCCCAGAAATCTAACTCAGCAAACAGTTGCACTTCTTCGCCGCCTACTAACTGAGAAAATGCCACCTTCTTCCTACTACCAAAACTACTTCCACCGACAGTTAAAAAATCAAATATAAAAGTAGTATCTACTAAATTATTACCTGAATCAGTACCTAATCTAAAAATAAATGGTAATAGATTAATATCCTCTATAACATCACTTTTATCTATTGAGAATTGAAGTCTATTTGAATTTTCCCAGCCAGGTAATTTCATACTTTATTTCCCTTATTATAAATTAAATCAGAGCTGGAATAACTGAAGCAGCCACCAAATGGTTGTACACCAAATCTTCTGAAGCGCACACTATATAACAAGAACCACTAATTGTAGTGTGTAATAAAAAATTACCATCGTTATTAGAAATACAAGAACCTACAAGTAACTTAGTAATACTATCAAAAGCAAAAAGTTTTCTTCTAACAGGTAATTCTTTGTCGAAAACAATGCCAGCAAAGAAGCCTAATGTATTATCAGTCTCCTCATATTCTATGTATTCCCCTTTATGTAAAATTTCTATACTAAAATTAGAAGTGTAAACTGAAGTTGCATATAATTCAGTTGAGTCATTTAAAATCTCTAAGTTAAAATCAGAAATATATGTAGAACTATCAACTAAATCTTTATTATCATGTAGTATCTCTAAATCAGATTTAGAAATTTTTATATTTTCCATTTATTAACCTGATACAGTTGTAAAACCAAATTCTTTATCTTCTAAAAAATTATCCTGCCAGGGTGCATAAACTACAGGGTCTTCTTCTAAAACATTTTGAGAAAATTTATATGAGATATTAGAAGGTAACTTGTTTGAACCAAGATAAGTATTTGAACCTGAAATTACGGTAGACCTTAAATACTTATCATTAAATGTATCTAAATCAAAATCTCTTCTGGTTAGTGTATTAAGACCAATAGCCTTAATATCAGTCACACCAGAACATGTTGACATTGTGTACGTATCTGTGATGTTAAAATCACCTGTATACAAATATTTACCACTGTCTTCACCAGGAATGTACCACTCTACAAAAAACTTAGGAGAATTACTATGATATGGGTTATTATTAGCGTCATAAGAAGTAAATTGTTTAGTATAATTACCCAAGTTATTAGTATAGTATCTAATATCTGCTACAACTAATATACTATTATCGTTTTGTTGCCAATCTGGTAAGTCTACCAGCTCTTGTAAAGAACTACTTATGTCTTTATTTGATATAGAAAACGTTGTATTTGCAGTATATTTTATGTATGTGTATGGTCTATTAAAAAGGTCAGTATGAGATAAAATCTGAGAAGCAGGTAAACCACTTTTATGTAAATAAATATTCTGTGTTAAAGCTGAACCGCTACCAAAAGGGTCATTTACTAAATTCAAAATTAAGTAAGCTTGACTTATCTTAGCATTTTTCGGTATATTAATATTAGAAAACCTAAACCATTGATAAGAAGTACTTATATAACCACTATTTATATAACAAGTAGTACTAGGAACCATGGTAGAAGTGTTATTGAATGTATGGTCTGGTTGTTGCCACATATAACTACCATCATCTAAACTATCGTACTCATAAAAAATACTGGAGTATTTAGTAAGGTCGCTTGTATGAACGGCATTATTAACTATGGCATAATTCGCCGAACCTGAAAAAGAAGGTGAGGGAAGAAAGTCATAAAAACTTCCTTGGCCAATAGGATAAGAAACTTTAATTTCGCAGTTACCCAGAAAATCATTGTTCACTGAACCAGCTGTGTTAGCTATGTATATGTCTTCAATGCATGCAAAATCTAAATTAGTTATAGTCTGTATATTAACACTAAGCCTTACTTCATTGCAATATGCATTAGTAGAAGAAGCTGTGTTTAAATCCATATAATGTAATACTGTATGCTCATTTACTTTAACAACAACTTCTCCAGCTGTAGGATGACATTTAATTTTAATTTCTATATAATACCAAACATTAGCTTTAAAACCGTAAAAAACACCTGAAGCTTTAGAATAAAAATTAGTTGAGCAACTCACACCATTGCTGTGTATATACACTACTTCTTGATACGTACCATCTTCACAAAAAGACACTTCCAAAAAATCACCAACATTATCGAATCTTTTAAAAGCAAAACCAACAATAAGTTCTTGATGATTAGTGTCTAAAATCTTACCTAAGTAATCTCGTAATATTTCAGTATAGCCGCGAGTTAAGGCTAAAGCTTGGCCACCTTTTCTACCCATAGAGTTTTTTATGGAGAATTGACAAAAAGTAGTTGTGTCATCCCATTTCAAGGGTAAGAAAGTATAATTTTTAAAACTATCAAAAAAAAGTAAACTCATATGTCCCCTATTCCTTCCAAAAATCTTCTGCTTGTTTATAAGTCCAATTCATATTATTATACGATCCAGGAGCAACAAAAGTATCATCATCAAAAATAAATTTTATATTTGTTGGGTCTGCTGGTGGTTCGTAAGCTTTACCTACTATAGAAGCAGTTAGATTATTTAACCCGTGGTTTAGTTCAGGTGTAATTTGTGAAAACAAAACAGTATGTGAACGTTGATTACATTTAACAACTGCCTTGCACGACAATGACCAAGAACGTATTTTTTTAACATTTATGGTGGTACTTAAATCTGAGGATGGGTATGTATACGTTTGTAAATAAGCTGTTAAATCAGTGTACTTATTCACGGATACTCTGTCAATTAAATCACTTAAAGCTTCATCAAAAGTAGCATAGTTGTCTAATTTAAAAAGAAATTTTTTAATAGTCTTATTTCTAAAGTAAATATTCTCAGTATCTTCAGAAAAACCTAAAAGCTGTATTTTCCAAGTTCTATTTCTATCAAGTTTATAAACCTTATCTTCTTCTGGTACATAGAAGAAATGATATTCATTTTCAGAATTTGTAAAAAACATCATTTCAACAAATCTGTACCAACGTTCTTCAAATCTATTTAGATTAATTAATACTTCATAGGTTTGAGGATTTACCCAACTAGGGAGTGTGGTGAAATTAGCTATAGGAAGGGCTGTAATATACCCTAACAAATCTTTACTTTCTAGTATACCCTTAATATAAGCAGATAAAATATGAGAAGAGTTTAATAAGTTTATAGAATGTGTGTCAGTAACTTTATAAAATTTAGTTTGATCTTTTATCTTAATAGAGTGGTTTATGAATAAAGCATTTTTTTCATATATATCTGCATGTATGTTTATATAGTTAGTTTCCTGGTAATCTGAAAAATTTATATAAGCTCTCAAATCCAACAAATTATCGGCCTTATCACCAAACCAACCTATAATATAAGCTTTTAAATCTAACCTATTAATAGGATATAAAGAAACAGAGAAATCAGAAAAACTAGATTTTAAACAATTATAATTTATACTGGCTTTCAAATCATAATGTTCATACAAAGAAATACTTAGTATTTTTTTTATGTTAATAGTTTTAGGAACTATGTAAGCTATTAAGTCTAGGTATTTACCAACAGCATTTATATCAGCATATAGATTAGCTGCAGAAATAGCGCCTATATATGTTGTTAAATCCCTAATAAAAAATCCATGTATAGTTGCCTGTAGATCTACAGAAACACTTGAAGCGGCTAAGCCGTAAATGTAGGCTATTAATTCTTTAGGTTTTACTGTTGTAATATTTGCAGGTAAATCATTTGGTTGATAACCTACAATAGTAAAAGCATTCAAATTAGCTAAGTCGTAACTATGCAAATCAACTCTTAAATTTGCAGGAGGTATGCTTACAACATAACTAGGTAAATTTTTAAAAACTCTATAAAAACCAAAAATATGAGTTTCTAAATCATCTGCATGTACTGAACCTATAAAAGAAGGCAAGTCATTTATAGACCAACCTCTCACATTGGCTAATAAATTAGACCTATTTTTAAACGTTATTCTACCAAAACCTGCAGTTAAATCAGAAGTGCCTTTAAATAAAATACCAATAATACTACTTTGCAAATCTCTTAATTCTATAATATTTAAAAAAGATAGTAAATCTACAGGTTGTGTTATACTAGTATATGTTAATAAGTCGTAGGCGCCTTTTTTCTGTACTCTAATACCTGCAATTAAATCATATAAGGCTTGTTTTTGTGGCCTAATACCAGCAAGTAAATTAAATAAACCTCTTTTTTGCACTCTAATACTTGTTGGTAAATCACGTAGTTCTATTACATTTAAAATAGCATTTAAATCATAAGGATACGCTGGTGCTACATTTGCTTGTAAATCAAACAAAGCTTTAATACGAGCTCTTATACTCGCAGGTAAATTCCTTAACTCTATAATATTTAAAGCGGAAGTTAAATCATGGAAACTTCTCTTTTGTGTGTCAACAAGTGCACTCAAATCATACAAATCTTGTTTCTGAGTTCTAATACCAGCTAGTAAGTTGAACACACTTTTTCTAAGTGCCCTGACACTTGCTGGTAAATTCCTTAACTCTATAATATTTAAATCAGAATTTAAGTCATAGTAGCTTCTCTTCTGTGGTTTAATACTTGAAAGTAAATCATGTAAGCCTTGTTTTTGTGATCTAATACCTGCAAGTAAATTATAGTGAGATTTTCTTAGTGCCCTGACACTTACAGGTAGATTTTTTATTTCTATTATGTTCAAACTGGAAGTTAAATCATAGTAATCTCTTTTTTGTGGTGCAACACTCGCTATCAAGTCATATAAACTTTGTCTCTGTGATCTAATGCTGGTTGGTAGATCTCTCAGTTCTATAATATTTAAAATAGATTCCAAAGAAAAAGAACTTCTTTTTTGTGGTTTAATTATAGAGCTTAAATCAAATGTGTAAAAAGGCTTACTAAAAATATTAGCTTCTAAATCAAATGTGTAAAACACTTTTGCGAAAATATCTATATTCAAATCTAAAGAACCAGAATATATGTCTCCTGATACCTGGATGTATGAAGCTAAGTCTCTTATACCACCAAATAAACAAGGCAGTGTTATAGTCTGTACACCAGCATTTGAATAACCAACAACTATTTTTCTACATGATTTAACATATGTGTGAGTAGAATCATTATAAAGCTGTGATACTGTTATAGCTGCCTGTAAATCTGAAGTCTTTTCAGATATATACGTAAAATTAATATTTAAAAAGTCCGGTGGTGTATAACCAGAATCTGTAAAATTAAAAAATAAACTACCAGTGGGTGGTCTATATGATGTCATAGTTTATATACGTATAATTTTAAATATACTCATATTAATTTTCTTTCACATCCCACCAAACTTTAATCCTTGTGTTTAGTTGAGAAATTGGCTGACCAGCTGGAATATTGGATCTAATAAATAAAGGCTTACTCTGTTGTGGTGGAATATCTGAAATCAATACAGCTGGTGCTAAAACTATACTGTGTACAATAGGTGTACTGATACCATCAAAATTTCTTAAAGTAAGTCTAAGCTGATGGTATCTAACCTTAGGTAAAAAATAGCCATCTTTAGGTACTATTTGCCAATCTAATGAGTCCTCACTATTACCCCAGTAAACTTCGGTACTTTGCGGTATAATTTTAGGAGCGTCTAAAAAATTATTCTGGTCTTCTAACGCAAAAGAAAGAATAGCTGGAACATAACTCAAGGTGTAAGAGTCACTACCTGTGTATAATTCTGAATACCATTTAGTCCATATTATAGATTTAGTAGCATTTGAAATATATCTAATTCTAAGTAAACTAGAAGAATGAAGTACAACACCATAACGACCTCCACATATACTGGTATCATAAGTTAATCCAGAAACCGTCATAAGTAGATTACCATTGCCATCATAGTGTTTTAAAACAGGAGGTGTGCTACTCGTACTTAAAGCATAAAAACCTCCATCAAAATCTGTAGATATTAAAGAAAAAGCAACATCTGTAGAAATAGTATGTTGTAACTCACCTTCAGCGCTATAATGTTTTACAGTATTTTTATAAACAACATCAGCGTTATCTATAACCCAACAACTATCATCATAATTAGTGCACACTCTCCCCAAGCCCAACAAATTTATAGTGTATATAGCATTAAGATATCTATCTGCTTTTACCAGCGCTTTAGCTACACTATCAACAAACCAAATACCGTCAGAAATTTTACATGCAGAAAAATGGTACAAACCAGCAATAACTTTAGAACCTATTGATGAGCCCCAAGTAGTGTAGTGATAAAATGAAAAATTAGTTTTTTGAAATACCCATACACCATCCAATGGATCAATATCATAGTCAACATCAGGGGAAGAACTTGTTGTCTCGAAATTAAAAGATCTGAAATAAGAGCCCGTGCGATCCAAAAACCTAACATTAATTGTAGTGGAGTAGGATTGGACAAATACAAAATTTCCTGTACTTTGATTTACACATAATTTACCGGTATCATCACTCCAACCAGACATAGATAAAGTCGCGGAAGTAACACTTGTCTGATTTGTATTTGTGTCATATATAAGCACTTTAAAAGCGCTATGTGAACTTGGCTGTCTAACAAGCCACATAACAATATTTTTGGGCGTTGGGGGTATGTCACTACTTCTAATCTCTATCAAACCATCATGTAAGTTAACGTCTGTACTAACACTAGTTTTACCTAATAAAGAGGTGTTTCTAATACAAAAATAACTTGCTAAATTTTTATCAGCCAAAGATATAATATCAGATGTGTAAATACCAGACCTGTTTACATAGAAAGCGTTAGAACCTAAAAGTGAGAATGTAGTATTATAACCGTATAATGAAAAGGGCATTGTAACTGTGCCGCCCAAAATATAAAAAGACACGTCGGACAAAGAATCTTGCGCTTCTGTAACTACAAAACCAGCACAATTACTCGATGACGAGGACAAAACAATCTCGGTATTTATATATGTAACAATATCAGTTAACATATTATATTTATATACTTTACCGTTGTATTTATGTGAATAAAAATATAGGCTTCTATTATGACAGAAAAAATAAATGAGTTCATGATCTCTGTAAATTCTGTCACCATAATTAAAAAACTGGGTTATCCACGTATTACTGGCTACAGTGTATTCTTGTATATAGTAATTATTAGTTACAGAATCACCACCCATAAAATAAGCTATTAATACGTAAATTTTATTACTTACATAATCATATGTTATTAAAGACGCAGTAGCGTCATATTGAGGAGCTATATAACTGGTGCTTAAATCTGTTATAGCACCAGTAGTAGCATCAATTTTTATAAATTTCCGTTGGTTATAGTAAGGATTACTATTGAATAGTACATATAAATTATTATTAAAATCAGACACAGCTGTTGCTGTAGAAGTATTAAAAAGATCTGGTAGATCAACAAGTTTTGTTAAATTATTCAATTCTCCAGACAATTCATGATAATAAACAGCTAAAGAGGTGTATTCGAGGCCGCTAACAAAGTAAACTTTAGAAGCATCACAACAAATTTTTGTAAAAGAGGCATGCCAACTTGCACTAGCCAAGCTACCTCTAAACACCCATGTATTAAGAAGTATATTGTAATACCATAAATTAATAGCGGCACCAGTATCACTATCTCCAAGCCAAAAGGCAGTATAAATACGTTTATTTATATGGTCATATGTTGTAGCGTGTCTAAAACCAAGAGGAGTAGAAGGATAATCACAAGTAGTTAGTGGAAGTTGTCCTATGTAATAAGGATGTGTATTGTCTATAGGTGTTTTTAAATCTATCTGAATAGATTCTTTCGCATTAAAAATAACTGATTTTGTATTATTATGTACACCTTTTGTAGTAAAATTAGTAATAGTACCATCTAATATATTTACAAAAGGGCCTGAAGAAGAAGCAGCAATATCTATATATGTATCATCATCTGTGGCTGTGTAATCCACACACACATAAGCATTTGCTGGTTCGTCTTCTAAAGTATTATTAAATATATCTATAGCTTGTATTTCTCCTAAAAACCCTTGAGGAGCGTCGTTTAATAAAGTTTCTGTACTATTACCATCTTCCCCAAAACCTACTATATTATCATTGTTTAATATTTGAAATTCATATAGATCCATAGCAACACCGCTAACAGTACATCTTATGTATCTTGGTGCTTTAGGGCTGGGCAAAATTCCCAAGTAAGCTGTGGATGAAGTATCCTTTGAACATATAGTGTAAACTTCCTCTGAATTATTCTTAAAATAAAAATTAACATTAGCTAATTTAGTTAAATCCGAAGTATATAAAAATATGGTGTCAATCTTTAATCTGTAACCTAAATCTACGTCTAAAAACAAAACATCAGTATCTTCTAAAGAAATCATAGAAGATGTAATATTATTGTTTATTAAAGAATTAAGTTCTTCAGATGTTAAAAATAAATTTCCAGTACCAGATACAATTGTAGAAGTTAAGAAACTATTTTTAATCATATTATATGTAGCCATTAATATCCCCTATACTGTTATTAACCAATTTACTAATACTTGTGCGTTGCTTGCACTAGATTTAAATTTACCATATTTATTTGTTCTAACATGCAGCGTTATAGAGTCCTTACTAGGAACTTGTTCATATATAAAAGGTAATTCAGTAGAGCCTACACCAACAAAAGAAAGACCATCTTTAGATAACTCTATAAAATGCTCCGGTGTGAGTAGGTACTCTTCATCTATATTTTGTGTATTTATAGAAAAACTTTCTTTGCAATAATTATATATTTTTATATTCTCAAAAACAAAATTGCTTTGTGTATCAAATATTTGTGAGGTTTGTGTTACACCTCCACCTAATTTAAAGAAAGATAATTTAGTATCTGAAACCTGCCACTGAGTTGTACTTACCATCGTAGCAAGACCGTTTATAAACAATTGTATAGTCCTACCATAAGGGTTACCAGCACCATCATTACTCCAAACAATACCTATATGTATTAAACTCCCACGCTTTACATATGCTTTAGCGGGTAAATTTTCAATATTAAATAAGCTTTGTTTTCTTATATTACCGGCAAATATTTCAAACCAATTTCCTGGCTTTATCCGTAAAGACATCATATCGTTATTATTACTACTTAATGTGAATAGTGTGGCTGAATGTATATTACCAAAAGAATCTCTTCCTAAAGTATCAACACCCATTCTAACCCAAAATTCTAAAGAACCCTTATCTAAATTAATGTTAGATAAAGGCACTGCGAGATAGTCGTGATATGTTAAGCACAACCCTTTAGAGTATTTAACAGTTGTTTCAAACGTGTTTCTTTTTATATGAATATGGTCTAAAAACATAGTTAAAGGATTTCCTGTACCCCTGTACATAATATTAAACGTAGTTATATTACGACCGTTGTTTTGTAAATTCAATTCAGATTTTATATATGTGTAGTAACCTGTAGTATTTATAGGGTATACACCTGAATAGTCATAAAAATTAAGTACAACTTTATTCCAGCCTGTAATCAGATTAAGATTACTTATATCCCACCAATAATAAAAATCAGAGGTTGTTCCATTTATAGAACCTAATGTAATTTTTCCAAAAGTAACATCAATATTATTAATGTTATCTATAAATAGGTAAAAACTTAAAGAATCTGAAAGAGACCAACCATAATCTTGTCCAAAATGATCTGCCTCTATAAGCCTTAAGAAATCCATAGAAGAAGCTGCTGGATAGTTTATTTTAAGAGATCTTTTACCTACTTTGGTATATACACTGTCGTTAGACAAAATAGCTAAATCAGATCTCCACCACCACCAATACTCTGTAGGTACATATTTATCTCCTCCGTACACTTCTATTTTATCCAAAAAATCAGGACCAAACTTACCTTCTTGGAAATCATATGAATAATTTGTAGCTGTATCTCTTACAACAGCTACCCACTTTGTAAGTCCAAAAAGACGATACATTAAAATATCCTTAACTCCCCACGAAGCCTCAGCGTCCACATTCTGTCTTGCATATATATTAAAATAACCTTCTGAATCAATAAAGAACTCGCTAGTCTGCTTTTTCCAGCCGCTTCCGTAATTAGTGGCATACAAAGTAATCGTTACAGAGCCTTCTAAATCAATACTAACGCTCTCTACATTAGTAGCATAATAAGCGTACCAATCAAGATAATGATGTCCTTTGGCTATAAAAATAGACGTATCTATTAAGTATTTTATAGAGTATTGCAAATCTCCAGTATCAATATTATTTTCATATTCTATGGAGTAATCTTGCCCTCTCATAAATTGAGCCTTATGAGGTATGTCAACTAAACTATCTGAATAACTTATAAACTCACTATTATTATCCCAATAGTTATTATTTATATTAGTTAGATCGTTACTACCCTGAACCAAAGAGTTATAAAGTTTAACATCAACTACTTGAAAAGTGTCTCTCAAATCCAAGCATACTATAGGATAATCTTCGCTACTAATATATACTAAAGGTTCCTTTGAGAAAATTTCTATTTCTCTTATGTATCCTAGAAAAATATTAGTAGCAAAAGAATTATAATCATTAAGAAAAACTGGTACAGCATCAAAGTCCAAAATTTCTACTAAAGCTCTTCTGGCATACCTATAATTAAAATTATAAGTTATTTTAGAAGAAGTAGTTATGTCATTTACTTGACAAATATTACTCCAGGTTCTGGAAGTTCCAGAAGGAGTATTGTCCAAACTAAATTTATAAGACTTGATAAAACCTTTAGGTATTGACGGAGAATACCCAGGATGTATAGAAAAAGATCCAACATTATACTCAGCACCGAATTCAAAATATATTTTAGGGTTTGTGCCTTTTTCAAAAGCCCAACAAGCATCCGTTGTATAATCAGTAAACATACCATCATTAACTTTTTCTGGTATGTTATCATTATAAAACGTAGTGCCAGATACCGTTGAATTAAGTGCTATATTAATAATAGGTGTATATGTAGTTAAATTTGTAGGAAGATTGCTCCATGTATTATTATAACCACCATTTAAACAATACATTTTTGTTATATCTGTGTATACACCTAATTTTTCAATAGATTTTATTATATTATCAGAGCACTGTATTTTTATACATAACCATCTACAATCCATATAAGTAGAATTAAAAATAGCCTGTGAAATAAAACCAGAAGTATTAGAAAAAATTGTGTCCAAATGTATAGAAATGTCAAATAACTCCCCTATACCGTAATTTCTTACAATAGATAAACTATGTCTATTAACTAAGTCAAGTACAAATCTAATAAACATATCATATTTAGATAGTACAATGGTATTATTAGAAGAATAACTAATATTATTAGTACTAGTTTGAGTATCTAAAGTTAGTGTAGCACCCGTAGCAATCAATTGAAGTTTGTCTAAAGGTGTGTTGTCTTTTAACTCAATAGATACCCATGAATTTTTACTTAAAAGCACTTTATATATAAAATCTAAACGATAAATATCAATAGAAGTTATCTGAGAACTAACTCTAAAGTAGAAGGATGTTATAATATCAGAACCGGTATATGCAAAAGTTGTGATGTATATATGTTCTCCTAAATATAAAGAAACCCAATTACCAGCTTTTCTAAGACAGATTTTGTTTATCTGCGCTGTGTTAAAATAACACCCTAATGAATTATTAGAATAGACCTGAGTGTCTTCAAAAAATATTTTAAACGTGTGAGCAGAACTATTACAGGATGAATTAGCTACTGCAGAGGTTGTAGCCCAAACTAAATAAAAAACTTTACGAGAAACATTATTGTAGAATTCAAATTTACAACTACTATCATCTGGTATATTAACTGTGGTAGCATAGGGTATTTTATAATGTATATTAAATTCAAAATTATTAGTACCTTCAAAAACATAAGTAGATAAATTTATATCACCAGTCCTACCAAGAATATGCATATAAGTATTATTTGAAATAGAAACCGTTGGATTCTTACTTCCAAAAATACTAAATTCATCCCAAGTACCAAGAGAAAAAGAGTCTTTTAAAATATAAAAAGTAGGTATATTAGAACCATCAGAAGAGATGTATGACGTACCATATCCTGGTGTTAAATCAGGTAATAAAATTTTATTAATAGGTATACGAGTAGATTGGTAAAAAACAAGAATATCATTTAAAACAATAACTCTATCCGAATTTAATAATACAAATCTCCAAAATTTACTGGAAACTGGTGTTATAGCCCCCTCATAATTATTTCTACCTTGATAGGTAGTGTTGTCAAAATTCAAGGGGATGCCCGAAGAAACAGTACCGTAGTAGAACCAATCATAGTTGTTATAACTATAATAGGCACTTTTACCACTAGCAATGTTATTTAAAGCATAACTAAAGCAGTTATTTGCACATTGACCCCTGCTATAAACAATTGGATAGTCCAAGTTTTTATATAGCAAACATGATGGCCCAAATTCTGAATCTTTCAAAGCTTCCAAAGAATTTAGTGTATTCCAAAAAACAATATTATTATTGTTAACTAAGTCTCTTGGTATGTCTATAGTTAAATCAAACGCCTTATCATAAGTATTAGTAACTTGTAAAGCCCTACTATTTCCAAAGGTACCTTGGCGTGTATCTTCAAGTAAAACTAAATCATTATCTGCGTAATTTTGTTCAGTAGTTGATATAATAAGTTCTCTCATATTAAAAACTGTTTGAGATTCCAAATAAACTCTAAAATATCTAGGTGTTCCTCCTATAAAGGCACTAGTAGTTTTTGCATCAATTTTTTTAAAACCTGTTGTTCTCCATATATCTTTGTAATCCGAAAAATGAAGTATTGTGTTATCTACCATAGAAACATCATTTTCTATCCTTGAATATACCTCAAGTTCTGTAATTTTAGTACTATTGTGGTTGTTGCAGTATATTCTAAAACCTTTACATTTTATGGGCTCAAACTCATGAGATAGTATATTCCAATCAACAAAATGAGTAGCTATGTGATCAGCTGTCTTACTTTCATCTGTGTAATACGAACTATATAAATCATTAGATGCTGGGTTTTTGAAAAGATACCTATCTATGTTATCATTATCTCCGAGAGAATACCTAACACCATTTATATAAATATACTTATATTCTGGGATAAGGTCGTACTCAATTTTATCAGCATTTCCAGAAAAATGATAAGAACCACCATAAGTAGAAAGGGCAATATTTTTAAAATTATTTTCTTCTTTAAAATACATTATACTTTTATGAACATCAAATTCATGTTCTGCTGGAAAAAATAAAGTAAAAGATATTGGGTCTGTAGTATAATTATACGCTCCACCTTGTGGTAATTTCCCTCCGCAATACTCTGTAAGACCTGTACACTCTAAACTATAAGGCCACTCGCAATCACCGTTGACATAGAAGTAAGAATGATCTCCTGATGTAGCAAGACCATTGTCTTGTGTGTAAATATCCCCAGCTTTGCCATTATCAGCTGTTACTATTAAATCATCAAGGCAAGATTTACCATAATATATATTTGTGTGTGTATCTGTCCAACCATAACCTGTGTATAAGTAAATACCAGAATGATTGTGTGTCTCTCCGAAAAGATCTACAGACCATGTGACATCTAAACAAGAAGCTAAATTAAATTCATAAAAACCTTCTAATTCTTCGCCCGAAACTGTAAATTCAGATACATTTAATCTATAACCTAAATCAATATCTAAAATAGTATTATTTTGTTTTAAATCCCCTCTGGCGTAGATAGCAAAACCACCCACACCATATGAATAAGATATGTCCGGATAAATTCTACCACTAACATCTCCATTAAATTGTATAAACGTCGCATCAGGTAAGTTTGAAGCTGTTTGACCTACATAAATATCAACACTATAAACTCCAAGAATATCTCCTTTATTAACTAAAACATCACAATCAACACGTGATACAATTGGGTTTGATGTGTAAAGTTTAGTAGGATCTTCCATTGGTAGATTTATGCTATGCACAACAGAAAAGCTACCATCATTATGCGGACGCAGTATTTTTAAAGATGCACCAGTGTAAAGTTTTCCGTATACCCAAAAATGTGATATTTTACCATTATTATCTATTTTTTTAGATAAGTCTATAATGGTTTTACCTGTATTATCGAACGACACATATCCTGTAACATCATTTAACTCAGATATAAGATTAGAAGTACCTATCTCATTGAAATCTCGCCTACCACCCTCTACAGAATATTGTGAAGGATTGTGAATGTAAGCTATGTCACTAGATCCATTAACTAAGGCATTAATTTCGAATGTTTGTAATAATTTAGTACTAGCATAATCAAAGCCAGTTGCAGGGTCTTCCCCGACTTCTGTGTAGTAAATGCTTTCTTTCTTTGAGTTAAAAAAACCAAGTTCTTCGGCAGCCTCTGAATATACCAAAACTACACTACTATCAAATCTATTTGTACCACTGTAAATTTTAAATGTATTATTATCTGTATAGTCAACCTGCGCAAAAGAATAACCACCTAAATTAATCATACTTAAACTATTACCAATCACTCTGGCTAAATCATTACCTGAGATATTAACATGGTTACCTAACTCAATTCTTTCTATACCATAGTTATCAATATCAATAAGCAATTCACTATTTGTACCTTTTAAAATATTATACAAAGGCAGTTTAGCGACAGATTCACAAAAAAATCTTCTACCAGCCCCTTGGCAAGGGTGGTCATAAAATTGGTAATACGAACAGGAAGTGTTTACACACATCCAATAATCTTCAGATACAATTTTTAAAGTCTTTAAAAAAAATTTATCACCTGTATGAGCATCAACAAAAGGGTAGAAACGTAAGTTATTTATATCACCTTGCCACCATTTATAAGGACCTAAATTTAACTTGTAGTATTCCCAAGTATTTATACCTGTTATATCAAAATAAATAGTACGATCTTCAGCCCACGTGATATCGTCTGTACGTTGCCACATTATTTTTCCCCTCTTTAATCCTTTAACTACTTTAGAAGGGTTTTCGTCCACTACTTTAAGAATAAATTCTATAAAAAAATAGTTCTCAGCATTAACCGAGAGAAATACTTCTGTTCTACCTATGTAACATTCTGGTAGATATGCAGACCCAAATAATATATTATTCCAACAACCGTACATATATATGTTGTTGTATATAGTCCAACCATTTACATTCCCATTATTTGAGAAATCAGTAAAATAACCACTATTAGAATCATATCTACAAAGGGTAGAGTTATTAATTGATTTAGCATCTTTAAGAAAATTATAGCTCATTTTTTACCAAAGGGCATACATTTTTTATGTCATTATAGCAATTACCTAAATTATCCACACCATCACAAATACCACAAAAAACCAAGCCATTATCTGGGTCTATGTTCATAGGGTTGATTATATTTTTAAATACATATATCTTTCTATATCTTTTTACATCTTTTTTTATAGTATCTATAAGTTTTAGTTCCACTTCTTTAAAAGTATATTTGAACTTTTCAGCACAATGAGTACAATTATAACTTAAGTGAGAATCGAGAGCGACATCACAAATATCTTTTAGAGTATTCTGCATGTAATTAACCTTGGGAAGATACTCCTCGATAGTTGTATGGTAATCAAAAAATAAACTGTTACCACAAATATCACACATTATTGGAAACATACGTAAACCTCCTAAGAATTATTTAATCTCTCTGCAATAGTTTCAGCTGGATTGGCCATTCTTGTTAGTACATCTGACAAACCATAAGAGTATAAATCAAAAATATCTCTTTCATGTACATAACCATATATACCAGAAACCCTACCCCATTTATAAGCGAAAGTAGTAGCCATTCTTCTTAAACCACCACCTCCGCAATTAAAAACATCCTTAAAACTCTTTGTATCCCAAGTCCAATTATGCCCTTCAGGGTAGTACAATTCTTTTTCTTTAACTGGCATTAAAGGAATCATTAGATTATTTTTAAATTCACAAGTCCATTCTGGAAAAGTAGTAACTCCTATAGTACTCATAGTTTCTTTAAAAATCTCAGAAGTAACCGAAGTAAAAGTTATAGTGTCTGAACCTGACAAAGCTATATCATCATATAGCTCTTTTTGTTTAGCTTCAAAATCTAAGTAAGACCCCTCTAAAGGTGTCATATCTACTTGTATAGGTCTTGCTATTCTATCCCTTGTTTTGCCACCAGAAGTAAAATCTCCAGCACTATCTGACATACCAGCCATACCATAAGAAGTATCATATTGGTATAATGTAGATAGTTCAGAAATACTAGGATATAGTAAAGAACCCTGATCTTCAAAACCATGGACAGGATAAGTACCATAAGATCCTACAGAAATATGATATTTTCTTTCATGTATCTGTACGTATTCCTCTTGTTCTGTATAATGAATACTATGCAACTTAATAGTTTCAATATAAATAAAATGAAAAAATTTAGCTGGTTCATTAGTAAAGGTAACTTTATCTTCTGAAAAATTAAAAGTAACACTGAAATGTGTACTTGGTTCTGACATGTATTGCTGGTCTATATTTGTTATGTTATAGTATTTTACAGAAAATTCCTTCTCTGTAGTAGTATCGGCAGATTCGAATGGGAAATTTTGCACTTCTGTAAAGGTAACACCATCAGTTGATCTACTTAAAGTAACTTCTGGTATATGATAGTAGTTTATAAAATCGAAAACCTTTTCATCTATTGTAACTTCCTCTCTTTCCAGACCTTTAAAATAAACTATATCCAATTGCCCTACATTCACTGGATTTTCAAATTTGAATATTATAGTAACTGTTTCTGCTTGAAATATATATTTTATACCAAAAGATTCCATAGCGGGATAAAATAAATTTGTATCTATGATAGAGTAGTCTGTATCGTCGTTCGAGGGTCTTGAAAGTTTTATTTCGTAAGGTAATTTAATAATTTCAAGTTTCTTTGGTACATACTTAGTCATGGCGTCATTTATATTTAAATATAACCCTCTGTTAAAATATAAATATTTTTCTTCGCCATCCTCGTAATAGGCAACTTTTCTTTCAGCTAAATCGGCTTTTTCTTTTGCAGCATCTTCCGAGCTAACCACTTCAGTCTCAGGGTCGTATAATATAAAACCACTTGTTGCTTTAGTAGCAAGAGACATTGTTTCTAAATCTGTAACACTAGTAGCACTATTTATCCAAAAAGAAGATGAGCATATTTTATAAAATTCAATATGACTAACAGTCTCAGATCTTGACAAAGATTTAAATTCTATACCTTCCTCTAAATCAGAAGCTTCAGTTATTACTTCTAACTTAGTATTTAAAACTCTAGCTGGACCATTATTTAAACGTACTAAGAAATGAACTGGTGGTTTGTTTTTTGAAGAAGTTTCTTCATCGCCCTCTTTTTCATAAACTGAGGGTTCCCAGCTAATTTTTATTAATCCTTCTAAAGGGATACGACGATATTCTTTTAATCTAAAATCATATGTATAGTTTAAATAATAGATATTCAAAAAACTTAAGTAATTAGAATGCACAACTACTGTGTTACAAGTATCTAAAGGTAGGTCTCTTAAAATATTTCTTATGTCAAGAAGTTCTCTTTCTAAAGGTGACCATTGTTCTCTCCAAGCCCACTGTATAGCTTTACCAGCGCTTTCTTGAAAGTCTATAGGGGAAGACCCTGGGGAAGGTACGTCCCAATCACCGCTGGCACCTCCTCCACCAAAATCTCTTGAAAAAGTAGATTTTTCAGATACGTCTGAGTAATCTTTGTAAGTAAGCCAAGCAGTTATTGGTTTAGGATTATCTTTCCCTCTATAATAAACTTTACGAGGTTCTGGGTAAGCTAAAGCATTATAAAGAAAATGAGGAATAAATACTTCATCAAAGCTATATCGTTTTAATTTAGTGTTAGTATCATCACTTGTTTCTCTTACTAACTTCTCATTTACTGGTATTTTATTAACTGTAGAACTCGCTTTTAGAAGACCAAGTTGACTATAATATAAAGAAAAATTATCTGATTCGTTAAAATAGTTCTTCCATAGAGATTCTTTAAATACTTCTCTTAAACCAAGATCCGAAAAAGCTTCATAAGAAGGCATCCATTTTTTATGTATAGACACACCACCAGAGTCGTTTACAAGTTGATAATGCATAGCTGCATTAGACCTATAGCTCAGCAGGTAAGGTCTATGTTTATTACCAAATTTAGGTGATGTACCACCATTTTGAACTAAGTAATAATAAGCCTCACCTTCTATACCACCTCTTATTCTGGCCCAACCGGCAAACCAAGGTGTAGATATCATATCACTATTATGATATGTGTAGTCACAACTACACGCCCATATTCTTGCATGAGCATCTACTGTATAACCGTAATGTTTTGAAGGACCTAACATTCTTAAATCATCTGAACCATGTGTCGTATTAGCAAAGTCTGGTCTACCTACACTATTTGTCCAAAATTCCATGGGAGCGCTATTATCGTTTTCATAATTTCCACTGGCTAAGCCATAAACAGCATACCTATCACAAGCGTTATAAGGGTACCACATCGGGTTTGGTCGAGTAGTATATCTACCAAACTGATGGTCACCACATCTAGGAGCACTACCACCAACATAAGTTTTTATTTTTCTGGTGTCTATATGGGCAACAAAACAGTAACCATTAGGTAGTAATAATGTTTCTTGATAATTAGCTTGCCAAGAGTACATAATCTCAACATCACTGCAGAAAGGTTTTTTTATCCAAACAAGTAGGTCAGACTTAACTTGTCCTTTTATTCTACCAGAATTAGCACCCTTAAACATAATAGCTGCAACTATAGGTGTAGTTGGTAAAGAAGTTATTGTATAATCACCTGAGGATAGACTTCCTTCAAGAGCAGCAGCAGCTACAATTACGTTAACATCTTTATCTGGGTAATTGTCTCTTATCTCCTCGTAATTTTTAGGAGGTGTTCTTTCAAAACTCCAACGTTCATAAATATATAAACCATATTTAAATTCAATAAAAGGGTCGTATACTCTAACATAAGTATTTGTATTTTTAGGTTTTAGTATTATCTGATTTACTTCTAATCTTTTTGAACTTTGTTCCAATATTACCATTTCAATAGATACATCTTCCTCATTGCAATTTTTACCTTTTAAGAAAAAAGTCATAGCTATAGGATCACCAGCGTCATTAACTTCACCGCTGTCCCAATTACGAATTACTGAATGAAGTTTAAATTTATCATTTATGTAAACAAGTACATGACCCTCATTTCCTAAAAAAACAAGTCTACCATCTTCTTCGTCATCACAAGAGGAATCTATAACAAAAGGCTCCATGACTTTTATTTTATATAATTTATAACCTAGAAAATAAGTAGAAGTTTCACTAAATGTAGAAGTACCTCCAGGAGGCACTATTACCCTTGTATCTAAATAAGTATGATAAGGTAGAGCCCCAACTTTATTATCTGAACTTTTAAAAGGCTTAAATTCATATTTTATTTTAGGCGAGAAAGCAGGAAAGCATGTTTGCATTTCAAAATCGAACAATGAACTCATTTCTTTTTGTTCTGTTGAAACCTCAAAAGCTGTTTGTGCAACTAAACCCCCACAAAATATTTTTCTAACTGTTATGGCTGCAAAAGTATAGATATCTGTACTTGTATCAAAAACAAAAATCCTATTTCTTCCAAAAAAAGTTTTAACGCCTATAGAAAAAGCTGCGCAAGAAGTTGACCACTCATTAAAATACATTTTATCAGAGGATATTTCTCTTAATAATTTAAAGTAACAAGCTAAGTTTCTGTGGGCAACTTCGAACTGACTCTGTGCAAGATTTTTATCTTCTATAACTTTTCCAAAAAGCTCCTTATACTCATACATGTTCTTGCATTTTATGAGGTTATTAAATGGAAAATCCATACTTGGGTCGTCTATATTTATAGCAAACAAGTTTGAGTTATTACCAAAGTATTCACCAATTATTAATAATTCTTCATGATCTGATAAAGCCGTTTCAAATATGCGTTCTTCATTACTTTTACTGACAATGTCAGTTTTTGTATAATTATACTCAGTGTCAAATATAGACCTAATAATAGGCTCTAATAAAATATTTTTTAATTCCTTTATTAAAGTAGGAAATTTTGGAAGAAGTGAGTCTGCAGTAGTACCTTTAGTAAGAAGTACCTGTGTTTTTTTAATGGAAAAACATAGAAAATTATCTATTTCAGTTTTAATAGCCTTTAGACTGTAATCTTTTATAACAGCGCCTTTATACACAATAGTTGGTGGGGATCCTTCATTAGCGTAAAGTATTGCTTCTAAACCAAAGTATGTTTTATAATCTTCTACATCCCAAGTATCTTTTCTAATATTATATCTAATTTCTAATATCTGCTCTGCTAAAACTTTATCACCAGATCTTAGATATATACTACTTAAATAAGGCATAAAACCAGAAGAAGCCAAGTTACCTGTATACTTAGGGCAGTCCGGCATGGCACCGTTACAAGGTGGTCTGGTGTATAAATTTTCTTTGTCATTAAAAAAGTTTGCAAATGGTGTAACTAATGGACTTGTATTAGTACATTTAAAATCTGGAGGAACAATAGTAAGCTTACCATCTTCATCTTGTTCTAAAACAAATAGATAGTCATCACTATCCCACCATCTACATCTACCTAATAAGGCTCTTAAATTTAGGACATCGTAATTCATGGGTTTATTCGGCCCGCTTGGAAAACCTGCTACTTTATTAATAGTGCCGCTAGCAGTAACTCCACTAATAGTACATAAATCTTGAAAAGGTACGATGCCAAAACCTAAATGATGCGGTGCAAATCCTTCACAAGCTACGTCAGTTCCACCAGTCTTATCATCGCCCTTTTTAAAATTACAAGCACCCTCATTATAACCAGTAATACCAGAATAGTCCATTGGTTCTAATTCTTCAGGTGGTCCTCCAGTTTCAGTAGGAGTAAACATCTTAGGAACTACCCACTTAGTACAATTAGGAGACTTGGATTTATGTCTATAAGGGTCTGGTAAAACACAACGAGGAGCTATGACTTCTTCAGGAGGATCTGCTGGTTCTTCACCATCTTCTGGTGGTAAAACAACAGCATATTTAGTACAAGTAAATTTTGCAGTGCCGATATAATTACAGAATGGGTATAAGTCACCACGCTGTGTAAAGACAGTTTCTATGTTATTGTATTTAGTTTTTACTTCTTTTTCAAAAATACAAACAGTTCTATCCTTATCCCAATAAACACACTGAATAGGTTCTTTTTCAACCCAATATTGACACCTATTTATAGGTCTGGGATTTCTTGTATAAGCCATTACTTTGTATTCCTAAATACTTTTACTTTATAGTCGTTAACCATTTTATACTCCCTATTAAAGTTATAAAACATATGGTTAGAGAAGGTGTAATAGGCACCTTCTCAATCTCCGTCGAGACTGTCCCTAAATATTTTTAGACATTTCAAGTAGTTAGGTCATGAATAATCAAAAAAAGTTCTATAATTACAGGTACTTGCTCCTGTTTCTGAACTACCTAATTTTATATTAAACCATACCGGGTCTGCCACTAGGAAAGTGTTACCTACAGCTTGTGAGTCATCAGCAGTAGCTACAACAGCTAAATTAGCTTTTGTAGAATAAAGATATGTAGGAGCTATATCACTATCTATATCCCCAGAAGAAATTCCAGAATACCATTCTACACCATTTTCTACGCCAGATCCAGCTTTATTTCCTGGACCAACAGTACCAAAACGAAACATCGTATCACTATTACCGGCATAATGATGTTGAAAAGACCCATGACTCTGCAAACCAAATTTTACGGAACTTAGTTGATAAGCACCCGATTCAATTTCAAAGGTTACACATCTTACTGTTGATTCAGTAGATACAGTGACATTACCAAAATTTATACTGGATATATTGTAATTTAGTGGTTTTGGTCCATGACACATTACATAGAATTCATCTCGTATACCTAAATAATCAGCACCATCATTTGGTACAAAACCTATGTTTAAACCACGGCTACCTAAATTAGTAGTTGTACCTGAAACAGGTGTCACTACTCCAGCACCCATATCTCCCCTAGTAGAACTATAAGACATGATGGCATTACCGGGGGCGTCTGTAACATTTGTACCACTGGTGTAATCAGGCTTGTAACATGGAACTGTCCAGTAACCAGCTGTAAATACAGCATCAGTAAATTTAACCATTAACCCCCTTGTTCCAACGTTATACCAATAACCAGGGTATAATAACTCTGTAGAAACAGATGAATCATCCACAGAAGGTGAGGCTGTCCAAGTCATTGTAGGTACATTGCCCGAACCACCAGCCATAGTAGTACCGTTAGTTACATTTATAGTAACTGTGTAGGTAGTATCACTTGTGTGATTATAAACACCACCAGTGGTCATTACACCGTCATAGGCTATATTTTTTACAGGTGTACCAATACCTCTTGGAGCATCGTTATCGTTTGTTATAACTACTTTATAAACTTCAGGTTCCATTCCTCTATAAGTACCAGTGATGTTAACAGTACCTTGAAAATTGTTTGTAGAAGCTGCACCGCCTACTTCTGAGACAGTTGAAAATCCTAGAACAGCGTGGGCGCTTTCTGAACCTACAGTAGATACTGCTACAGAAGAAGCTACACCTAAAGTGCCAGAATATATTTTAAATCTGTTACCTTGATCGGGGGTGTTTTCCCAACTACATATTGCATTGTTCCATCTTTCATCGTTCTTGCCCAAGTTACGCATCTTCTCAGTTATGTCTTTTGCTACAAATCTTGGGTCTAAACCAGTACCTGAGTACAACGTAATGTATGGACCAGGATCTCCATCCACACTCATGTATAATTTATTTGTAGTCGGTCCTATAGTAAAAACGTCAGTAACACTAGAAGTACCCACAGAGTAACCTCTTTTACCTTTACAACCAGCACCTCTTCCCATACCTATAGTACCATTTGCTGAAGGGTCGTATTGTACCCATCTTGTTATTGCAGCCATATATTTTTCTCCTATGTATAATTAATAAACTACATTTTTTCTTCTATTTTAAAGCTATACGTTTTAGGTGGGGTTATATTACCACTAAAATCTTTCACACCTGACACAGTTACTGTAAAATTTTTACCGTACATAAAATATTTATTTTGAGGTTTTATATAACAACCAAGTTCATTATATCCAGAACCATTTGCTGCTATAGTTGCTTCTAAATTAAGTTCTCTGTAATGTGTTGTTTTAAAAAAAGTAGAGAAATAATTAGTACCTGGAGCCTCAACAGTATTGCTAACTATAACCGATATTGGTACTTCTTTATCTGGTCCCCAATAAGATACTTCCTCCCAAACAATTTCAAATCCATTTTGTATTACAAAAGTATCATTTAAAAAATCATTATTTGTGTTTTGTGCGAAAACTTTTATATCTGTGATCCCACTAGGGACAACAGAACTTGAAAGTCTATATCCACCAAATATACTTGTCAAACTATAGTCAGGTATATTACTATTAACTAAAACATATGTTCCCGAAGTAGTTACATCATACAAATCGTCCGTAATATCTACTGAAAAATCAACTAAAGAAGTAAAATATTGTGTCTCTCCTTCGGGTATAGAAAAATTAGTTATGTATAAGCTCATATTTATCTTGTATATAATTTCATAGTTAGATTATTTATTGTAGTCTCTTAACTATAGGAGTTACTTTAAAAATACGAGTAATATTATCAACAATTAAACCAATACTAGATACGTCTATTCCTGTATTCTCGTCAAAAACATTAAAAATTACTTTAGTGGTTCTTGTAGGCAAACCTCTGGAACAAGTTGTTGGATAGAAACTCTCTGCATCTACATATGGCGGGTCGCTATGTATTAACTTAAATTTCCACATATCGTATAAAGGATTACTTTGACCTGAAGAGTCTTCAACAAATACAGCTATCTCTATAGTTTGGCCATAGTAAAAAGTATAATCATTGAAAAACACTACTCTGTAACCACCATCTATGGGGATGTAAATAAAAGTTTTTTCTCTATTATTTATGTATATTTCTAAAGAAGTTATATTTACACCTACTTCATTATCAATTATATCAAAAGTAATATCGGTAGTTATATCAATGTTTATCGAATCTCTTTGCGGCAATTCATTTATTATATAGGGTGATTTATAGTCTGGTATAACCGCAAACCAATAATCAAATTCTATTCTATTAGGCGGCAAAGCTACATCGTATATTTCTAAGTACACATAAACTATAGCATCATTATGAAAATATTCTAAAGGTGTGTATAAAATCTCTAAACCAACTAAACCACCACCAGCGTCGAACTCAAATACCTGTAGATAAGGTGTACCAACAAAATCTATAAAACCAGTGTCTCCAGCATAAGATACTTCTCTGACTTTAAAAACTAATGTATTTTTATCTAAGTCAAAGCCATACGGAGCTAATCTTAACCAGATGGTGGAATTGACATTATTTTTACTTGAAAAAGGAACAGGGACAGCATCAATAAGAAATTTAAATTGTGCAATAAAAACTGTGTCTGTGTTGCTACCTACAGGTAAATGTCTACTAACTAACGTCTGACTTACTGCACAGTTACCTTCGTAGTCTATAAGTTGCTTAAATTTAGAAGTACCTGAAAATTCTAATTCTTGTACAATCTCCATTTCGCAATCAACACTGCGTAATTGTTTAATAATTGGAGCCTGGGGTAAGGATTCAAAACCTACATGGCCGCCTGGCATTTTAAATTTACTCAAACTTCTCAAAACAAACGTAGAAGTCCTCTTCTCACGTTGTATAAGGTCATATCCAGAAGCTTTAGAGTTTATTTTTTGTGTAATTAAATTAACACCAAGGCCAGAGACACTAGGATGATCTAATAAAAACTTAGCATTCAATTTTAAAATTAAAAAGGCCCCTATATAAATACTTCCCATCAGTATACTAGAACCATCGGTTTTGGCAAATATCTTTATATCCTCTTTAGCTGAAGTAAAAAAAGCAGGATTATACCAACCGCTTGTATAAGTTATAGTACCAATCCCATTTATATCTGTGGTAGCCTCGGAGTTTACATTACCCCAAACACCTATCATATCTCCGTATTCTTTTGAAAACTTAACAGTTTTACCAGAAATACCCATACCATACTGGTCTGTAACTACTGCTGTGATAAGTATTGTTTCTTGATTAGACAAAGTAAAGGTACTCGTGGATAAACTAATACAATCTGAATAACGCGTTACAAAATCTTCATGATAATTATATGTAGACCAATCAATAGTAGAATAAGAACCGTCATCATCTCTAAAAATTTTATCACCTTGAAGCCTAAATATATTTGAAGATGTAAGAGCTATACTACTAACTACAAGACAAGTATTACTAAAAGGTTTTGTAACATTTAATCTAATAGATCTTACAATTGAGAAATCATTTATATCTACGTAAAGAAGTTGTGAATTTTTAACTAACGCTACGGTATTGCTAAAAGGTGTACCGTAATTAGCAGTAGTAACTTTATTATATAAGGCATTATTATCTCTTCTTAAAACACTTCCAGTATTACTATCCAATACTAGTAAGGCTCCTTTTGTGTTGTCAGCTGAGAAACCTACATCACTGAATAAATATATATCACTAACACAAGTTATAGGGTCCCCTGAATTAAAATAACTGAAAGGTGGTATACCATGAGAAGAACTGATTGTAACATACGTACCAGAAACAGACGTTATTGTAACTTCTTCAAAAGCACCTAAAAAAGAAGTATTAGAACTAGGCCCTAGATACATTTTTGTACCAGATATAACAGTGTCGTTTACACTGGAAAGTCTTACAAAACCAGTACCTATATCACTAGTTGCATTAAGAGTTGTATAAAATCTATTTATAGCCATAGACTTACTAACTATACTATCAAAACCACTTGAGTTGACCTGTAAATTACTCTCTAAATTTAATCTAGTATTATCAAGGTCTAAATGCCATTTTTTAATTTGTACTCCAGAAACTAAATTGCTCTCCATAGTTATAAAAGGCATATCAGATTGTAATGAATTCAAGTTTCTAGGACCTAAGTAATCAAAATAGTAAACAGTAGTATTTTGTGGTAAACTTGGATTTAATGTATATGCAACTGTAGTTATACCAGTACTATTTTTAATAAGTAACTGAGAAGCACTATTACTTGTATCTATAGTAGCAAAAGTGCCTATTAAAGGTGCTATACAAAAATTAGGCTGTGTTAAACTTAAGTTCTCTTGTGCCATAATTAGTCCAGTTGAGTAACAGAAGCGTCTATTTTAACAACTCTAAGTGCTGTACCTGAAGTGTATCCGGTATTGGCACTACCTGTGTTATAAAAAATATCAGTATATACAGTTTTAGACGTAATAAAACCAATTGGATCATCGTCACTAAAAGACACTGGTCTGTTTATAACACCTTGGCCATACTGGTCTAAAGTGACTGATCTAATGACTGCTGTGTTTCTCCCTGTTGCTGGTAGTATACCAGTAGAAGAATCCACAGTTATAAAATCAACAAAAGATCTTATAGGAGATATTTGATAATTGTAAGTAGACCAGGTTATATCAGAACCATAGTACGTTGCTGCTAATTGAAGTCTATATAAATTATCCTCATAAATATCTATAGCATACACTGGTATTATTGTTGATTGATTTTTTTTTATATTTTCTAAATTCATTGTACCATAATAATTATTTAAATTTGGAGTATATTGCGCGTAACCACTTGTAAAAGTAAAGTCATCAAAGTATGCACCAGAAACCACAGTTAAATGTGTGTGTAACCCCAAAGAAAGTGTATTATGTGATGAATCATTAAAGGTATACATTAAGGACCAATCAGCAAGATCTTCACCGAAGGAACAAATTTTATATTCGAAATTTAAATTATTATCTAATTTTTTTAACTTAAACTTATAAGATAAGTTATCTATACCCGAAGCCAAAGGATAGTAACTTTCTATAAAACCATCTTTTTCCAAGCATATAATAGGAGTGTCTTTAATTTCAGAATGTACATCTTTTTCTTTTTCATATATTGCTCTTATATCAGAAGCCGTAAGTTTCCTTTTGTATACTCTAAACTCGTCTATATGTAAATCTATATCTCCTATAGGGTCGTGGTGGTAATCATCTGTTATTTCAAAGTTTAAATTTGCTGGGCCTATACAGATGTCGTGATCTCTGGAATCTGGACGAATAACAATCTGTTGTGCCTGACAAAAGTCGCCATTAATATAACCTATTAAATGATTGTCATCTGCTGTAAAAGCAATAAATACCCAAGTATCAACTGGAATTGGTTCTACATCAACAGTAACTGGGTCTGTAATATAAATATCATCCATAACCGAAAGTTCATCTTCTCCCGGATGAATTGTCACACCAAGAAAGCGGCATTGTATAAATCTATCAATTATAGTGCTGCCTCCATAAAAAGTTACAAATGGTCCTTCAGAATGATTACTTTCCCAAGTATCAAGATCAACACCAGGCCTAAAAATATTGTGGGTAGCAAAATATGGAGCACTTGGTACCTTAATCCAAAATACAATTGAAAATTCATTGACAGTAAAAGGATCTTCCGACATTAATTTAAACTGTGTATACTCTCTTGGAATAACCAGAAAATTATATGAATTTAAAATAATAGCAGAAGAAGCAGTTTCATCGAAACCACTAGTAAACTGAGGTGTCCCATATACTGTGATATTAACGTCATCACCAGAATAATCTAAAATCGAATTATCAAATTTTAAATATAGTAGTAAATCCGCATCACTGACTGGTTTATAATAAGTAGTACTATATTTAAAACCGAAATAAATTTCTGCAGATTCAGATTCAAAGTTGGGTTTTATATAATGATTGCAATAAGGTATTTCTGGTCCTGGGTAAGTGTTCAAACCAAATATAGTACCTGAAATTTGTACTTCATAATCATCTATCAAATAATAACTGGTAGTAAGTTTATCGTGCTCTGAACCAGCCGCGCTAAAATATAAACAATCATTTATTAAACTAGGATTACCTAAATCAACAATCCAACGATCATTATTATATAAGTCAAGAAAAGGATCATTAAAAGAGTCATTTCCTATAATAGACGCTTTAAAACGTTTTAATTTACTGGTATCTTGTAATTTTAAAGAAGTGTTAGATACAAAAGTTAAAGTATGTATATCTTCGTAGTCATTAAGTATGTTCTTTAAACGTTTAAAAGATGAGGCTTTAATATTCTGATAATCTACAGAATCTTGCCTATTCAGTATTTCACCTGAATTTGGATCAATTACAAGTAATGTTCCTACTGAGTCATCTGTACCTGATATATATTTATTAAATATAAATATACCAGATACTATAACAACAGGATCTCCTGATAGATAAGTATGTATTAAACCAGTATTTAAAATAATATCTAAATTATCTGTATCGCTAACTAAAACCACTTCTCTGTTACCAAACTTATTAGGTCCTATACCAAGTAATGTACCAAAAGTTATTGCAAAAGAAGAAAATTCATCTATATTAATTATACTAGTGCCATCTCCATAATCATTAGATAATTTTGTAGAATAGCACTCAACAGAAAATGTATCAGCAGAATATTTTAGTGAAGAGTCATTGATATAATTAAATTGTTTTGTTAATAAACATATAAAGTTTGTTATAGTCCAACAACGTATTACTAAACCTGTACCATCTGTTATCTTTTGAAGTGACCAAAAATTATAACCATCATATTGAAGACATGTAACTGGATCTACTACATAATTATTACCAAAACTACTTGGTATATCTACAGGATACTGAAAACTAGTTTCTCCATTGGATGTTTTCTGTGACATCAATCTTTGGGTGTAGTCGAGAAGATAAAAATAACCATCTTGCACAACCATATGTGGTTGATGAAATTTTATATTCTCGTAAGACATACAACCCCTTAATTAGTTTGCTGTACTGTGGCAGTAATGAGTACATCTTGACCCAGGACACCCGCCCTATAAACAGTTTGAACAAAACCATTACTATCTGTATTAAGCTCTACACCACCAGTAATAGCACCATCACCAGCTTCTGAAAAAGTAACCCTTCTGTTTTTTACTGGTTGTAAAAATTGATCTTTAACCCAAGCATTTATATCTGTGGTGCTCAAACCATTAGCAGCTATAATAGCAGGAGATGCAGATAATGATATAGAAGTAACAAAAGACTCTAAAGGAGATAAGAAGTAATCAAACGTACTACTTCCCTGCAAACGATATAAATTATCCCTATCAACAGCCATATCTTGTAAAGCTATAGGAACATTTGATGATATGTTGTCCATAACCATTGAACCAAAGTAAGGCAACTCAACTGCAGAAGTTATCTTAACTATTGTTCCAGAGTCGAATATAAGGTCGTCAAAAGTATTTATAATGGAAGTATCTGTAGTATTATAAGAACCAACTACTAAAGTAGCATCTGAAGAAAACATTTGTATTACACCTAAATATCTCCAAGCTGTGAAAGCTGCATCTGTAGTGGTTCTATAATAAAAATGTATATCTTCTGCTACTCTTTTTATACGTAAACCATAGATATCTATATTTGTAAGAATATCATCTTCAGTACCTGAAACTGTAGAAAAAACTACATCTGTACCTTTCCTGTAACTTACTGAAAAATTTTGATGCAACCCACCACCAAATTCACAACTATAACCACGAGCTATCTTACAAAATCTATCTTGTTCATTATGAAAAACAATTTTTATGTAATTCTCCATAAAGGCTGAACCAGTATAAGAATTTTCATAACTTAGTAAATTTCCAGATATATAAACATCAAAATCTGCAGGTAAATAATAAGTAGATTGTATAGCTTCATGACCTGTTAAAGCACCTGGGTCGAGATATAACTTACTACTTGATATACTTGGAGAACCAGAAATTGTGGTCCATTTACTTACGTCTAAAGAAGAAAACGAATCATTCATTGTATCCGCATCAAAAATAGTACGTTTATAATCAGAAGTATTTACAAATAAAGTATTTGTGCCTTTAGCAAATAAGAGCATATCTGTGGGCCCTATATCTTCAAAAGCTTGTATTTTATAATAGGTACATGCTGTTATGGCTTTATAAGCACCGCCTGAGAATTTTTTAATAAACGCCCCAGTATGAGAATTAAATTTATACAAAGCACCAGTGGTGGTATCCGTGCCATCATTATTATTAAAAAGCCAAATATATTTATGAAAATTTATATGCACACCTGCGCTATAACTATAGCTTACAGGACTACTTAAAATTACTCCTCCAAAAATAGTTTCTAAGATAGGTATGTCTTCTTCTTCACCATTAATGTTAGGACCTATATGTAAAGTAACACCAGCTATAATTTCGGGCTTATTGGAATAATCATCAATATATAAAATAGTTTCTCCTGGATCTACAGAAGAAGTTAAATTAGTGTGATAGTGCTCCACAGTAAAACAATCAGCACTATACGTATCTGCCCCTGAAGAGGCTATTGTAAAAGTTTCCTGAAGTTTTATTAAGTAATTTGATATTCTCCAGCGCTTTACAAGTAAATTAACACCAGATGTTTCTAAAGACCAGTAATTAACCCCGTCGTATTCTAAAGATTTAACAGTATTAGTTAATAGGGTATCACATGGATAAGAAAAAGCTGTGTTGCCATCATCTGTTTTTTGTAGCAAAGCATCCTGTTCTTCGTCAAAAGTAAAGAAGTAGCCATCATCAACTGTAAAATTAGATTTACGTAAACTTATATTTATCGCCATGTGTATTACCCATAAAAAATTGTAGGTTCCCAATAAATAAAGTATTTATATGGGTCCCCTTGAATAAGTACTTCTGAAGTGATGTCAAAGTCAACATCACCATTATTTAACAAAACTACCATGTCTGATAAGTCTACACCAGATGCAGGAAAATCTTCTGAAATAGTAAAAGTAACTTTCGATGTAATTAATGCATTATCACCTGAAGGTAAACAATCTGTAATAATTGGGGCGAATCTATCTATGTCTACTTCGCCCCAATCTATTACGTCACAAATATCAGCAATTATCTTATTAATTTCATCTTCAATATTTGCTTCTAAAATTTTATGTACAAATTTAGGAGGTATGTCAAAACCATTTTTATCTGGCTCCGTAGTTCCTGCCTCTAACAACCAAACAGCTTCTCCATCTGTATCTGTTAAAACATACTTACGTAGATTTAAGTTGACCTTAATAGCCTTTCTAGGATTTAAGGTATGTTTAACAAATATTTCAGCCATTATGAAAAGTCTATTTGATTAATCATTATTTTAGCCATATACCTAAGTAATTCATCAGTATCTTTATGATAACTATCTGGTGTATTATCTGGGTCACCCTTCTGTAAAACTTGTATATATGCACCTTCAGTAGTTGTATATGAGTTTTTTATACCCACGAAACCATTAGTTCCTGAAGTCGGTACTGTTAATGTATTGGTAGCTACATCTAAAACTGTAAAATAATCCTTTTTACTGGGACCAGCAGTTATACAAAGAGCATCACCAATGTTTATACCAGTATTCATATTAATAACCAAAGAAGCGGTATCAGCCGTATAGTTGTTTAATAAAGGCGCTTCTAAAACTGTAATGCTTGATAAGTCTTCAGTGGTTACTTGTTGATCAAAGCCTAAAAGAGCAGAGCAGTCATTAGCTGGAGATCCACCAACTCTAGCTGAAGAACGCATAGAACCTGTAAAATAGTTACCTATACTACCAGAAGATATAAAAAACTTATTATCTGTAAATTTAACAGAACAATTTTTATAGGCCAATCTAAAACCAGTATCTGCAGTATTCATAGTTAAAGCTTGAAGTTTTTTCTGCATATCCAGTGCTATATCTTCACCACGTCTTAATATACCATTCTCGTGTTCTAATGTAATATCATAATAAGTATTACCAGTAGTACCACTAACAGTAGCGTCCAATTTAACACCAAAAACACAGTGAGTAGAATCCAACGCAAACTTACCATTTGTTCCTTTAAAACCTGAACTTTTTGTCCATCCTATTTTACCACTGGCAATATAAAGACTTTGTATACTAGTTCTAGCAACAGAATCAGAATAAGCCGTAGTAGAGGCTGTTATCATGTATTTTTCATCACCTTCCATACCTGTAGGCACTAATACAGTTGTGTCCAAAGTAACTTTCTTTGTTACACCAGGATACAATTCAAGGTTTTGCACATCAAGTGAAATTGACATATATATGTTCTCCTTTTAAAATATAATAATTAGTAAAATAAAAAATTTATTTTGTTGAAAGTAATTACCTACAAAAATATGGTATGCCATAATCTAGTAAATAAGAACAGCCACTGTACGTACATACATATCCCCAATCACCACTATGAGTTATTTTCATATAATAATGTTTGTTATCATCCCCAATATGAGGTGTTTTTAAAGGTAAAGTACCAGAAAATGGAATATTTAATAAATGTCTTGTTCTCATATCTGAAGCTTCTGTATCAAACGGGCAAGGCGCATAACACTTGCCGACATGATTATTTACTAAATATTCTGGAAAATTACCACAAGTATAGTCAACCATATTAATTTAAAAAATTATATAAATGTAGATTTTCATTAGACACATAAGTTTTATATGTAGTATAAAAGGCATGTGTTTCTCTATCATGATTCTTACAATCAATTATAAGAATGTCATTATCTTTTAACTTGGGAACTTTATGTAATTCTGACTTATGTGTTAGTTTACAGTCATTAAGAAGAATCTTACCTTCTTTATACGTTACTTCTCCCCAAGATAATTTACCAATATATACGTTATCCACTAATACAAAGTATTGTCTAAAAAAATCTAACATTATAAAAGTGTTACTTTCTATTTTCTCAGCTAATTGTAAAACTGGTCCTGAAAAATAAGCACCTAAAAAAGTGCACACATTATCAGAATAAGACACAGAATCCCATAACAACTCTAATCTATATTTTTCACCTAATAAAAATAAATCGCGCATAGTTTAAATACCATAGTTAAATATAAAGAGGAGTATATGGCATAGAGCAAGAAGCATTGCCTACATCCCCAGAACCACCCGTTGAACCCCCTACAGAATCGATAACACCTGTGTATTGAAAATCAGACCTACCAATTTGACCAGCTGAAACAGAACCAGAAGTACCGGAGTCAACCGTTCCAGCAAAATTAATTCCGGTCTTAGATTGAGCAGGTCCTAAAGTGTCTGAACTAGTAACAGAACCTTCGGATATACCACGTAAAACATAAGTAGGTAGCATTACCGCACTATCACCTAATGTTACGTAATTCATCATAGACCAAGATTCCGTGCCAGGAGAACGGGCGTCACCTTTAGAGTAGTTATAGCTAGTAACATACCAATCTATAGAACTTGGGCCTTCAGAACCTGCTCCACAACCTGCTGGAGCTACTGAAGCTAATATAGTATTAGCATAAGTACAAGTAGTTGTAGGTGACGTAGGATAGGTAGGTCCAGGTGAGTATACTGTAACATTTAAAGTTTCTGAAGGGCTTTTTATACTTGCAAGGGAATAAGGTTCCCAACTACCCAAAACATAAGCCCTTTGTACATTAGAATTTACACTCCAAGAAACTTGTGTGGCGTGTCCCCCTGAAAAGTTAACTGTAGTTACTGCTCCTATTATAATACCCATTTATTTTATTCCCCTTGTTTGCATATTAAAAAAGAAGTGTAGTTACACTCATATCTTTTATCACATTGTGTACAATTATGTCTTTTGTAAGAAGCTAATCTAGCCTCTATTTGAGCATTAGATAGATATTTATAATCGCCGAAAAGTTCTTTGCTAACATCAGAAACCCTATTAGCATATTTACTTCTCTTAGAGCAACTACCACAACCCATAATAAACTCCTTTAATTTGTAGTAGCAATTAAAACTACATGTGTTTCATACCAACCTACTGTACCTACTATTTGATTCAAAGAGAGTGACATTACCTCTCCTTTAAATGTTTGCCCGCCTGCTTCAATCGTGTTTGTATAACAAAAATCAGCAGTTTTATGGACTACTACATAGGATACGCTAACTCTACCCATTATATCATAACTAACAGAAAGAGAAGTACATTCTATAAAACCACAAGTCAGGTCTGTAGTTGTTGCCATTAGGTGCGCTCTTCAACAAATGTCGGGTCATTTACAGTATTGCCAGAAAATACATCTCCACTAACATCTAACATACGAGTAAAAGAACCAGAAACTAGATCACCACCTTGTCCTCTAAATTCTTCGCTTCCAGGTAAAGATTCTGTATACAAATAAGTTGTTACCTTAGATTCCTCACCCATAAAAGTTTGCAAAATAAAAGCAGAACCACCTACTGGCATAGGAGATCCAGCACGTAATTTATAAGTAGTTCCTGTAATTACTACATCAACCATTTACTTATCCTCCGGATCTATGGAATATATAAAACTCATATTGACTATTGGAATCTGTCCAGGTACACACTGTATATTTATATTTTGAAGCATGCACAAACCATATCCTCCTATACCATAGGAGGTTAGATTAATTAAACAACCTGACTCTGAAGACGTATCTATATCCCAAGGGTTACCTTTATATATCAAACCATAACCATCCTTTTGAGTAGAGTCTTCATACAAAGCTGATGGGCCAGAACCAGCTGTAGCGCTTACTACATCATACTCACTTATAGGATTAGGTACACCAGCTATAGAAGGAAATTTAGCGTAATCCCCAACTTCTCCTGATATATAAGAACGTCCGTAACCACCAAAAAGATATATATTCTTTGCGCAATTACTTTTTACAATCCATGGTATACTTACCCCAGCTCTCCCTGGACAACCTTTATATCTAAGTGCAGAGGCATAAGCTGTTAATGATACTGTCCCTGTACTAGCGGATATGGTATAAGCATTTACGTTATTCGCCGAAATAAGATTCATTTGTGTGGAACCTTGTGAGGTAATCGAAAGTATACCAGGGGCTGTTATATCAAAGTCACCAACTAAATTACAACAAGTAGTTTTTGCCATGGCTATTATCCTTTATATACTATGAAGTAGCTTTTTTTGGTATATCGGCCATATATGTACCATATGCTGGACCACCTTGTTCAATTGACTCATGTGTATGTATCGGTATAGAAATAAGAGATATTATATAAACATCATTATTTGCTGAAAAAAAGTAAATACGGTTTTCCTTACTTACAAGATGAGTATAACGTACTTTTAAACCTACAGCATCGGGTGATTCAGTAATTGTACCAACAGAAATATCTTCAGAAACAAAACCCAGTATATGAGGTGTTTTAACACCATGTATAGAAACTAACTCAGTGGCTTTTTTAGGAAAAGCCCCTTGACCTTCTTTAGGAAAAACTGGTACACTTATATCAATATATGTTCCAGAAGGCATAGATAATGTAGCTGCATTATAAAACATTAGTTATTACTCCCTGGTTAATTACTAGGTTTTGTAGTTTCTGGTACATTAGTAACAGCACTAAACTGAAAATTTAAAGACATTAAACCACTAGCTAAATTACTTACACCAAAAGAAGTTAGATCAGGGTTAACATTACTTTTATTTTTCTTCTCAGTATTACCTGTTATATCATCATCATTAAACTGCACATTGGCATTTACTAAAGCAAATTGACTACCCTTTTCTGCTTGTCTAATAACACTATCTATTATAGCCCACCTTGATCTTGAGTCCATTTGTCTTCGTGTATACTTTTCACCTTCAAGCCTAAAAAGGATGTCACTTCCAGATATATTTAAAACAGTATAATTAGGATCATCAAAGCAAATACTTGGTCTGGAAGAAAGTATAAAACCTGTAAATATTTTTATTAAACTCCCCTTTTCGCCTGCTGAAATAGTAACTGTATTATCAGTTAAAGAAGATAAATCTTCAGCTTTTACTTTCAAAGATGCTGAAAAAGTAGATTTACTATTTCTTGTTTTCGTAACATTGAAAGAAAGCACATAAGGTGTAGATACTGTTAAACCCCCAAAAGTTACTGTAGCTCTTATAGGAACACTTTTAATAGACATTATTTCTCCACTGCGTTATTATGAATAGTTATAGAAACACGATCCCTTAGACCTAATACACTTGCACAACCATTTATAGCCCAAATATCTCCGTAACCATCTACATGTACTCTATATTGAACGTGATTTCCAAGATCTTCTATTATTGTACCTTTTGTAGTTAGTTCCTCAGTCTGTTTTTGATAGATACCACCATCTATTCCTGAAAAATCACCGAAAGATTCTGGACCTTCTGTAATATTTATAAGATAAGAACCCTGGTCAGTGTAAGAGTATTCAATTACATTTATAATACCACCGTTTTTACCTTTATCACCAACCTTAGGGTTATCCGATGGTGGACAGGTATGTGTAAAAATAGCTCCGTTATCGTCTGATAATATATCGTAAAGTTTTTGTGAAAGAAGTACAGTATGGTCTTCATTTAAAGAAGCCATAGTTATACTTATAGCTCTTCCTGATCCCATTTCATTCAAAGCTTTTTCCATTTCTGTCTCTTGTAACTCTTGTGCTTGTGTTGTTGGGTCATTATCTACTATACCGTCTTCTTGATTTATTAATTTACCATTTATTGAAATAGGAGAGGGCAGATCCCTTATAGCCATTGCTAAAAGTTCTACTTTAAGATTTTCGGCTATCTCTTTTACACTCTTCGTAGGGTCTGTTACAACAAAACAAGGTGTATCTAAATTAGCTTGTGCTATCACTTGTTCAACTAAAATACCGTTTAAATTTTCTAGAGGAAGAATGGTACCTATGGCTACTTCTGCTTCACCATATAACTTATCTAACTCAGCACTTAAAGGGTTTACATAAAAATTTACCGCTGTACCAACATTAGCATAATCATAGTATCTTAAATTATTAACAAATTGAAAACAAGGTAAATTTTCAAAGTTAGGGTCATCCTCAGTTGAAGGGTATAATGTGGCATAGTGTATACCTTCGTTAAGTTTTATAATAGTCCTAAAAACATTAGATGTAAAAACTGACAATACAGTATTTGAAGCTGTGTTCTCTAAACGCGCTGCTTTTTCATCTGCTGGTACTCCAAAACAATTTCTTATTGGTATACCTATAACAAAAACACCTGATACCCCCAAGAACTTACTAACAGTCGTTTTTCTTACAGTGTCATAAGTTAGACCTTCAAGTATTGGTATATTTAATTTTACAGAGTCTTCTGAACACTCTCTATATTCACCATCAAAAATAGTACAATTTTGTATATCTACACCAACCCCTGGCAACATAACCTTACGTCTAACTAATTTACCAATGTTTGGATGGGGGCCATCCATTCCTATTTTACAGTCAACACCTGTTAAAGCCACAGGAACAGAAGCTTGGCTTTGTTGATATATCTTTGTATAAGGTGTTACTAAGGCTTGGGGCGGTGTTACTCTCCAAGAAAATCCTATAAATCTTTCAAATGGACTATTGAGCTCAAATGTTTCTTTTATACCATTGTTCCAATTACTATTAGGTGTGTTTCTAAATGGGTCTTGATAAGTTATTGTGGCATGTGTAACTAAATTACTTAAACAGCTTGAATTAAAGTAAGAAGTGTCAAACAAAGTACACCTATTCTCTGCTTTAGCTTTTGAACCAATCAGTTCATACCAAGGGTATATAATGCGCTGTTGTTGCGGTTTAGCACCAGTAACTGTAACAGAAACCTTAGGTTTTATATAAGTACTAGCTTCTATAGTGTAGTAAGGATGTATATCAGAGGAATTTGTACCAACATCATATATTTCAGCCTCTCCTTCTGGATTTATCCTTATCTCTTTTAACTTAGATCCCTCACCTTCTGCAAAAGTTTCAAGTAGAGAAGCCTTTAAAGTAGCTAAAGCATCTGCTCTCTTTATGTCAACATTAGCCAATGATCCACCCTCCACACTACCATTAAAAGGTATATGGAAGGATTCAAGGATATTTTTAGCCACACCCTCCAAACTTGATGTGGCAGGCATCTCAAAAAGTACTTGAAAGCCTGGCCAAAAATCACCTACCTCTTGTTCTTCTGTATCAGCCATATTAATTTCTCTTTATAGAATATATATGTGTCATAGCTGTGTTCTGTTTATCATTTATTTCTTTTACCTTTATAGATAATTCCTGATTTAAACTTTTTATACTAGAAGCAAGATTGGATATCTCAGAGTTAGTATCTGTAATTTCTTTCTTTAAATTATCTATATCGGATTTTTGAACCATTGATATAGTAGGTAAGTCATTAACTAGGTCAGTAACTGTAGTTTTTATTATATCAATTTGCTTACTAGAAGATTCTTCTAAATTCAAAACTCGTGAATCAAAATCCTTTAAAGCAGATGTTAACATATCCTTAGTGTCTGCACCAACAGAACTTTGATTGTTACTATTTATACTCACATCTTTAAGTTCTTCTATACCAATTATTTTTATATCTCTAAGATTCTCTGAACCCTCTATTTTTATATTTTTAAGTTCTGATAAACCCTCTACTTTTATATCACGAATTTGCTCAATACCTTCTATTCTTAAATCTCGAAGTTGATCTATACCTTCTATTTTTATAGAAGTTAGTTTATCAACATCTTCTATCTTTATATTTCTTAATTCTGACAAACCTTCTATTTTAATATTAGTAAGTTTATCTACACCTTCTATATGTATGTCTGTTAATTTATCAACATCTTTTATACTAATATCTCGTAGTTCACTTATACCTTCAATCTTGATATCAGTTAATTTATCTATATTTTCTATTTTAATATTAGTTAATTTATCTAAACCTTCTATTTTAATAGAGGACAGCTTAGAAATACTTTCTTCAAATGTGTCAACTAATTCTTCAAAAGTATCTAAACCTTCTAATTCAACTGAGTATGACTGCCTTGACATAGATGCACTAGAAACATCGGAAAGGGCTTGTCCCCCATCTTTAAAGTTTTTAGGCAAAACTCTTTCACCTTGCTCCAGAAAGTAAGTACCAGTATTATTAGCTATACCACCGTTATGGAAAACTCTATTACTATTATTGTTTGTGTTTAAAGTTCTTTTTTCACCTTTAATTTGATGTTCTTTTTTAAAACGTTCCCATAAAAGTATAGTTTCTTCACTTAAATGTGGTTGTCCAGGTACACTCCCATAGTAATTCTTATTAAGCTCTTTATCAGTTTGAGCATTTTTTAACTGCTTTGCAAAGATATCGACTTCTTGTTCTCTCGTGTAAGTTCTTAAGTATCTATTTTCATTTTTATTAAATTTTTCTTTAGCTTTATCTCCAATATCATAAAAATAAAACTCGCCAGTATGCCGCATAAAGTTTTGTCTGGCCTTCTCCATCAAAAAGTTACCTTCTTGGCTACGAATAGCGTATTCAAAGCCACCAGATTCTTCAATTGCGTTTAAAGTAGCTTTATTCACATCTAATGAAGACATGAAAGAATTTCTTTCTTCTTCGGATAAGCCTTTAAGATACTCAGCTCTACTTGGTGTATCTTTACTAACATATGATAATCTATCTTTTAATTGTGAAAATGAATTTGGTAAATTTTTAGCTACAGTAGCACTACTTACTAAAGCATTGCCTTTACCGGTACCATTCATAATAGATAGACCAGCTCCACCGCCGTTTGAGCCATAACCAGCAGATGTGAATGCTTTACCTATATGTGTAGCATTAAACTGTTTGGCTATTAACTTATTTGTGGGTACATCCATATTACTATTATGTATATCAATACTTTGTCTGTTACTTTCAATTGTGTTTTTCAAAGTATCTAAAATATTTTGCTTTATAAAACTACCTTCATCATCTGTTGTTTGAAGCATTTGTACTTTTGCTTGGTCTTTTTTAAATTTATTTATATCGGACAAGTTACTTTTTTTAGCTTTTGCTTCTGTAGACACATTATCTAAAAGACTCTCAAAAGATTCACTAACCATAGAAACTTTTGGTACCATACGACTTTCAGTATTTAGTGGGTATGACCTGGAACTTGATAAATTTGCTAAATCTGCGCCACGAGATAGTATAACTTTATTTACAGGTGTAGTAGTATTAGTATCTTTATTAACAACCCCTTCTTTATTAGTAAAAAGTTTAATAGCTTCTTTAGGATCCATATCGGCTAAAGCTACTTTGCTATTTGTAGCATTATGTAATCTAAATAATTCAGCAAATGTTTCATGTTCATCTCTACCTGGTATAGTTTTTAAACTATTATCTCTGTATTTTTTACTATAGTCTGTTAAACTATTTGCAGGTACTTTAGATAATTCTGCTATCCATTTTTTAGCAAGTTCGGGTTGATTGACCTTCATAACATTAAGAGCAGCATGACCTACTTCGTGAGATAAAATACTATTTATTATTTCTTTTGGTGATCCCCCCATATCTTTTGGATATTTAAATTTATTAGTACCACTTAAAACATCTGAAATAATATCTTTATTATACCAAAGGTCTGTTTTTGGAGATCCAGGATAATTTCCTGCAAAACCAGCTGTTCCTGAAGGTTTCTTAACACTAGCACTTGAAGAAATATTAACCTCACTCAAGTAATCCAAAACTTCTGGATTTTTATCCAATATTTCAGACATACTTTCAAAAACATGCTTTGAGGTATCATCATTAGAAGCAGCTATATTAGCAAGTAACTTATTTCTTTTATCAACTAAACCACCATCGGCAAAACCACGATTTTTGCTTATACTTTCTACTAAATTTTTAATACCAATAGGCCCAGAACGACTTACTATTTGATTAAGAGAAGAACCTTCTCCATATATAGCTTGTCCTTTAGAAAGCACTTCCTGTAGTAATTCCTTATTACCTGTGATTTCCTTTGTATATTTAGAAACATTGAGATTTATACCCATTATTTTTTCAGCTTCCTTTAAATAACTACCTGTAGAAGCTGTTTTAGACATAGTTGGTAAAGCTATAGAACCCATTTCATTACTTAAAGGTGCTACACTAGAACTGAATAACTTAGTACCTAATCTACTTGTTGCGGCTTTTAATAAAGGTAATGCTCCGAAGCCACCAATAAGGTCTATAGGATCTAGCATTGGTTTTTCAAGACCCATCATTTGTTGATTATAATCTTTCTCATCAGCAAAGCCATGCTTGTTATAATCTTCTTCTGTCCAGGAAGCATTCATAGAATCTACTGCACCGCCTGATGCGAAGCTGATGGCATCTTTTAAAGCTCCCTCTCTGTCAGCTATATTTTTAGAAGTTTCTGCACCTAAAAACAAAGCTTCAGTTTTTTTACTTAAAACAACTTCTCTAAGTTTATCAAAAATACCTTTATTTAGTTCTTCTGCTTTTTTTACACCACCTATATTAGCGACTTCTTCTGGAGTCAGTAGTAATTCACCATTACTTACATTTATAGGAACTTGTCCACCATTAGCAAAATTATTTATATAATTTTTTGCATTTTGGGCATGCTTGGCTTTAATTATAAAAGATCCTGCTGGAACGGCCATTGGTATGCTATCAGAAGTTTCAGTACCTGGACCAGATATTAAAGTACCTATCTGCCCTCCAGTAGCGAAATTATTAGGCATATATTTTAATTCATCGGCCTTTGCCTTTCTCGCAGCTTCTTTATCGTATATACTAACAACTGGATTACGGTCTTCAAAAGCTCTAAAATTTAAAGCAGAAGAAGCCATATTAGACACTTTATCTATAACTGTTGGACTCTTTTCTACTTTTAAAAATGCTAGAGCCTCTTGTAAAGATGCAGGTGTTACTAAACTACTTATAAGTCTTTCTGTCTGCTTATCAATAGAATCTACTACTGGATTAAGTTCAATAGCTTTATTATACAATTCTGCAGAAACCCCACCTAACGAAGCAGTAGTTTTATCAATCATACCTTGTACAATACCCTTATCAGATTCACTTATGGGCTGATTGGTTTCTCTAGCTTTGGTAGCAAGTTGCTTTAAAAAATCAGTTAAAGCAGTACCATTTTCCTTTAAAGAACCACTTGCTATGATATCATTGTTTCTAGACTTAGAATTACCTTCATAATCCATATCAGAGTAAGCATTTGCCCTTATACGATCATCTGCTCTTGCTGCAGCGAGTGATATATTCTTGACATAAGCCTGACTATTATTTATATATTCCTTATTACTATCAGTAATATTGGTTAATTTCTCATGTTCTGCGTAATCTACACGTCTTTGTTTCATGTTCCAGAAATTTTTTATGGCTTTATCGCTGGAAGTAGCATCATTACTATTGTAGAAGTCATTTAAATGTTTGGCAGTTTCTCTGTTGGCTTGTGTTGATTTGCCTGATTCTAACTTAATACCTACCAAAGCAGCTGATTGTCTTTCTTCTACATCTATATTTTGTGTGGCGTCAATATGAGAACCACCATACATTTTATTTACGGCACTGGATAATTCAAGTGTACCCATAGAAGCCGATATAAAAGAAGACTTTAAATTTAACATAGCTACGTCAAACTGTTTAGCGGCTTCGGTAGCTGCGAAAAAGTTACTAATGCGTACACTTGCCTGATATACAGACGCTCCTATAGAATCAAGTTTAAGTTTAGATTCTGACAAACGTTCTTCTAAATTTTTTAAAGCTCCATCATTATTCTGAACCTGATTATCTTTAAAAACAATACCCCTATCAGAAGTGGCCATAGCCTGAACTTTTAATCTTTCACGTTCTGCACTTAATTGATTATACTTTTGAAATTCCTGGTCATACAATGTAGTATTTACTTTTTGCTGTGTCATTAAATCTTTCATGCCAGACCCAGCCTTCATAAAGGAATATTGTTGTGGGTTTAACTCTTCTATATTTAATGGAGTTAACGGCAAATCTGAAACTGCACCTTTTAATTTCCCGCCAAAACCCTGGTTATTCAAACTATACTCAGCTGTATTTCGTATGTTAGAGACGGCAACAGCAGCCTCTCTGTAATCTATTAGTACATTATTAGCTTTTTCTACTGCCCTAACTTGTTCTCTTAAAGCAACTGCATAGCCATCTTGCTTTCTAGTTACATCCTCTAGTTGCTTACCAAGATCTTTTAAATGGTCGTTCCAATTGTCAACTTCTTCTGGTGTTGTTGCCTGAGATCTGTTTTGTAAAGATGCGTTTATATTGGTGTTTAAGGCTATCTTTTCATCCTCCAAATCTGAAAACTTAGCTAAAACATTTTGCCCTCTATATTTATTATTATAAGTATCTTCAGGATTTAAAAAGTTTACCATTCTTAAACCGAAGTTTTTAATACTATCTTCTATATTAAAATAAGAATGTTGGTCTTCCTTACGTTTTGAAACCAGTTGCAATAATTCTACACCAGTTAAATCTAGTGCATTCCGTGTTTCAAGATTCAAATCAGTTCTAGGACCAGTGAAACCCTCAAAAGGTCCTGTACCAATTTTTAAAGATCTCTTAAATTCTTCTGCGAAACTATTATCCGACACTGCCTTAGACATAGCTTCTAATTGCATAGAAAACTTTTCAGCAATCTCAAGTTTATGTAGCTCTTCTTTTAATTTCTCAACTTCCTCATTCTGCTTCTCATATTCTTTAGTTAAATCTTCCTGTAATTTACTAACGTCTTCCTGTGTTTTTTTATACTCTTTAGTTGTATCTAAAACTCTGGAAGATTCTTCAGTAGATGCAACTGCACTATCTACGCTTTTAGGAGTTTGTAAAGTTCCTAATACTCTTTGAGCTTCCTCTTCATTAGACATAATAGTTTTATATATGGCTTCATTTTCACCCTCAGCCATATTTTCTAAATCAGATTTTCTTGTTTTATCAGCTGTCTTTTCAGAAGCGTATCTAGAAAAAGTAAAAGCGGCGGAAGCGGCAGAAGCCTGTGCAAATCTATTTATACTATCTTGGTCAATGGAGATATCATTAGGTGAAGTTGAATTAGTTTCGTCTTGAACAGGCCCACCAGATTCAAATCGATTAACAACTCCTCCGGCACTGAATTTAGGTTCTTGTCCTAATTGCATTTTTCTAAGATTTTCAGCGCCTATATTCTCTGCATCTTCAGGGTCTATAAAAAATTCACCATTACTAACACGTATGTCTGAGCTTCCTTTACCCCCATTTGCTAATTTTAAGTATTCTACTTTATCTTTAGCTTTGTTGGCGTACTTAGCTGGGATAATAAAAGATCCGCTTGGTACATCTTCCATTCTAATAGAATCAGAAGTACCAGTGCCAGCCCCACGTATCATACCTGTAGTATAGCCCCCATCTGCATAAGAAGCTTGATCTTCCTCAGTATCTTCATCACCAAATAGTGAAGATAAACCATAAGCGCCTGCTGCGAGCATACTGTACTTTAATTTAGAAGTATTTTTCAGTTTCTGTCCTAAAGTACTTTGTAATTCTGCTATTCTTTCTTTATTAGGAATTTTACTAGTTAGAGCGTCCTTACCCATTAACACACCGTCGATTAGAAAACTTGCTGCTGTTCCAATAACTGGTATATTACTTACTGCACCAGAGGCTAGTTCTAATCCTGCGCCAATGTAATCTCCTGAAGCGGCGCGTTCTGTGGCAAAGCCAGTGGCAGCTACAGTACCTAATCCTGGTATCTTTTTTAAACCAATTCTACTTGCTGCTTTTGCAGCGTATTTACCAATTGTTTCTTTACCTGCTTTTAAAGTATCACCAGCAAAAGTTTTAAACTCACCAATTTTATCAAGTGTGCCAGACCCGAATCCCGTAGCTTTCATATAACCAGATGGGTCTGACACAGCACCTTTTAAAAGGGCGGCCTGATATCGAGCTTTTTCTAAAGTATCACCAGCAAAAGTTTTAAAACTATCAAGTGTGCCAGACCCGAATCCCGTAGCTTTCATATAACCAGATGGGTCTGACACAGCACCTTTTAAAAGGGCGGCCTGATATCGAGCTTTTTCTAAAGTATCACCAGCAAAAGTTTTAAACTCACCAATTTTATCAAGTGTGCCAGACCCGAATCCCGTAGCTTTCATATAACCAGATGGGTCTGACACAGCACCTTTTAAAAGGGCGGCCTGATATCGAGCTTTTTCTAAAGTATCACCAGCAAAAGTTTTAAAACTATCAAGTGTGCCAGACCCGAATCCCGTAGCTTTCATATAACCAGATGGGTCTGACACAGCGCCTTTTAAAAGGGCGGCCTGATATCTAGCTTTTTCTAAAGTATCACCAGCAAAAGTTTTAAATTTATCAGCAATATAACCACCTGATGCGTAATTAGCGGCCATAGCAAGTTCTTTGCTTTGTTCTTCTGTAAGAACCTCTTCACCGGCAGTCAACAAAGCGGGCTGTCTATCACCTGGACCAGGCATTATTTGTTTGACTGTACCACCATCAGCAAACTTCTGTATGTATCCGCCTAAGGCATGTCCGGTAGTTCCGTCGGTTGCATTAGTATTGCCATTAACTGCCTCTGTATTTTTATTTACGGCTTCTTTAAGAGCATCGAAAGCCCCAAGAGAGGCTTCTCCTGCATAACTGGTAGTTTTACTAGTAAAGTCTGCAGCGCTACTAGCGCGTGTTTTTAAGTCTTCATATGCTTCTTTAGTTTTTATTTTGGCGCCACGATAAACCTGAGAAGCCTCGTCTTTGAGATTGACTTCTTCTCCTCTGGCCATTTTTTCAGCAGCGGTCCTAATAGCATCTTGACCAGAGGTTTTAATATTATCTTTTAAACTAGCTAATTTAGCTTTTAGATCATCAACTGTTTGGTTAACAGAGTCTTTAGTATTCTCACGTAAATTAGCATTAGGATTTTCTACAGAACGTTTGAATTCTTTAGCTTTCCACTCAGCATCAAATTTAACATCAGCTGCTTTCTGACTGAATGCATTATAAGATGAATCATACTCAGACTGCCTATCAGCGTCTGTAGTTCTCGGTGTAACTTTAAGGTCTAAAGTTTCTTCTGTGAACTGACGCATAAATTCTTCAGAAGATGTTCTAAATCTATCGGCAGCTTTGCCTTTCTTTAAAGCGCTAAATATACCCTCATCTTTCATTGCTCCAGCAAATATAGTAACTTCCTTACCAAACTCCTTAACAATAGGCGGTAAATCATCACCAGTCATACCTTGATTTAATTTGGCAGCTCCATAAACACCTAGTGCAGCTCCACCAGCTCCCATGCGCTTTATATTGTCTTCGGACATTCCTAAATTACGAGCTAAAAGCATGCTACCAGAAGCCCCACCAGCGGCAAATCGCATGGTACCATACATCCTAGCCTTCTTCTCTTCTTCGGCCTTTGCTGAGGTCAAAGCAGCCATTTGAGGGTCATAATCTATAAAACCAACCTCGTTTTCACGAGCTTTTAAATCAGCTATTTGTTTTTCATATGCCTCTATTTTTTTATTAGAAAAATTACTATTGAAAGCTTGATATACACCAAAAGCAGTGGAAGCACCAGCTATATTTTTTGAATTAAATAAAGTACTTTCTTTAGCTTTAGCTTTATTTTCATCCTGTAATTTCAGTATATCTTCAGTAGATTTATCAAACTTTTCCAAATCCTTTCCTTCCATGCCTGTGCGCATCTCAGAAGAAAGAGTTTTAAAATCCATACCACCAAAAGCCCTCTGAACTAATTCTTTACTATTAAAAGCACCAGCACCAAATAAACCTTTATCGACTTCCTTTGCTGCTCCTTTTAAACCAAGTTTATCTACTAACTGTCTGGACAAGTCGTCTAAAGCTTTATTAGCTTTTGTCACAGTTTCACTATCTCCAGATTTTTCAGCATCATTTCTTATAGAAGCTATTTGATCAAGAGACTTATGTTCCATCTCTTGTATAGCTTTTGTGTCATGTAAATTGTCAAGTATCTCTTCTAACTTATCTACAGTCATTGCAGTATTTTCAGCAGTTTTACTTGTGTCTATCTTTAATTCTGCTACACCTAAATCACCGGTTTTAGCTACAGTTTCAGTGTATTTTGATAAATCTTCTTTAGACAAAGAAGTGCCGAAACCGCTAGATAAATTTTTTATACTATCTAAAGCTACTTTAGACTTATCAGCCGCATATATTTGTTCAGAAAGACCAGATTTTGTAATTTCTAATTCTTTTAGTCTGCCTGCTTTTTTACTAAATTCTGGCTTAGAAATTAACAATCTTTCTTGTGCTGTTAAAGCATTTTTATCATATTTACCCAAATCCATATTAGCCAAAGAAACATCTTTACCTTTTAAAAGACCACTAGTTTCCTTAGACAGAGATGATCTGGTTTTCTCTACAGCTATGTTTTCTTTTATCGCTCTGGAATTGGCGTCCATAGTTTTAGTTAAATCAGCAAAAACAGCTCTGTACTGAAGAACAACCTGATTGTTCATAAGAACTTGTTGAAGTTTAACAATAGACTCGTATAATTCAGTAGACATCTCTACACCAGATTTGTCCAGACCTTCTAAAGACAATTTTTGTATTTCTTCTACACTATTTTTATACTCAGTCATTGGTTCGCTGTAGTATTTCTTAAAGTCGTCTGACCAACCTTTTTGAAATTTAGACTCTCCGAAACCTGACATAGGGTCAAAACCTTTATCTCCCTGTATTACAGTAGAAGTAGTTATATCACTAAAAAATCTTTCGCCTAGATTAAAATCAGCTTTGAAACCCTTTTTAGCTATACCTATTAATCCAGCACTGGCACCAGTAACAAAAGAACCTAAAGCTTCAATTCTTTCAGATAAATCTTGTTGTATAGCTTTTGTAGGTAATATAGATTCAACTAAGTCTTGCATACCACTATCAAAAGTGCGCTCTTCTATTTTTAAAGTCTTAGAATTAAAATATGTAGCTACCCATTCGAATATACCATCAGAAGTTTCTTTTAGTTTAACTATTGCTTGGTTACCAGACATATTAAATTTGTCTGCTGCCTCATCACCAAAAGTTACAAGATCTCCACTTAATACTTTATTCTGTCTTTTAGCAATACCAGCTGATTCTATATTCGCAGTGCTTAGTTCTTTAGTTGCGTCAATTAAATTACTGTCAGGAAAAATTCTTTTCAAAACCTCGGCGCCTAAGACATCTTCCCATTTTACTTTACCTTTAGTTCCTTTAACATTATATTTAGGTTCAATATCAACCATTAATTGGTAACCTGCTTGTAACTCTTTAGAGCCAAGTAAAGAGGCTACTTCTTCTTTAGCTAAACCAGTTGTAGGAATATTAGTTAAATTTCTCTTAAAGTCGGAGTAAGTCTGATTAAAGCTTATCTTAACTTTGGCTAACTTACCTTGAAGATCTTTTATGTCATCGTCATAAACGGTGGACATAGGAGAAGCATTTTTCTTAGCTAAAAGATTATTCAGTTTACCAGTAGTCAACTCTAAACTCTTAGCAGGAGATAGTTTTATCTGGTCACTAATCATACCCCCAACAACAGGTATTTCTTTGGTAAGATCTTTTAACTCTTTTTTCCAATTTTCAGGACCATCAGTTTTGGTTAAAGCTTCAATATGTTTTGCTGCAACAGCGATATCTCTGGAAGCCAAATCTCGTACAGTAGCTTTCTCAAACGTACTTAACAATACTTGGTAATTATCAGAAGTTCTTAATATGGCATTACCTAATTCATCGTAACCAGCTATCATATTAATATTTGAGTTAGCAATACTTTCATTTAATTTTAAGGCATTTGATTGAACACCAGCCAAAGCTGTTAAAGGATGTTCGTAACTACCTAAATGTTTTTGATTTGCACTAACTTCAGGATCAGAACTTTTTTGAACATCCATTAGTTTTGATTGCAAATCTTTATATGACTTACTGGTGTCTCTTGTTTGTTTAAGAACATTTTCATCGGCTATTCTTAACTCATACATAGAATCTTCAAAATCTTGTGAAGACCTTGTTGTATTTAGAAATTCTGTTCCAAGTGCTTTGATAGCTGGTGTGAGTAAACCTAAAGTAAGCAACATAGGAGCCACGGATTTTATTAAACCAGCATTGTCTTTTGCCCAAGATTTAAAAATATCACCACCAGCTCCTAATTTCTTAGAAAATTCATCTACAAATATACCAGCAGCAGCTGAGCCAAGGCCACCAACTTCCGTAGCTACACCAACAAAAGAAGAAGCTATTTTACCAAGACCTTTCAAACCTCCTAGAGCAAAGGCGCCTTTAATGCCCTCAGATTTTGTATACTTTGACGCCACGCCTCCTGCTAAATCTTTGTAGGTGACATCTTCACCTTTACCGTATTTACCACCACCTAAAGATGATACTATACTACTAAACCAAGATCCGGCACGTACCATACCTTGTCCAACTGATTGACCCGCTTTACCGGTACCTTTCAATGTACCTCCCACAGCATCGTTAAAGCCTTTACCAGCAGACACAAGGAGATATGCAGCTTTACCTAAAGATGATTCAAAATCTCTTAAACTTTTACCTTGATTGTGGTCTTTAACTTGTCCACTGGTTAGTGTATTTAAACCTCTAGTAGACTCATCTGTTTGTCCTGCACCTATAAGTTCAAAAGAGGCTGTCTTCAATTCGTCTTTTATAGATGTAATCAACCCGCCTATTATAGGCGTTCCTCCAGAAAAGAAATTAGATATAGCGTCTAAAATCTTAGCACCTTGCGAAAGGTATGTAAACAAGGCTACCGCAGCCACTCCGGCAGCTTTGAAAGAACTAGGTATAGCATTTATAGTTTCTGCCATGGCCTTCAATCCCTGAAGACCCATTTTTGCAGCAGGGAAAGCTACTTTACCTATAGAAAGTTGGAGTTCAAGGAAAGCAGCTTTTGTTTGTTCGACTTGTTTAGAGTATGTTTGCATCATTTCAGCATTTCTTCTAGATGCAGAACCTTGCGAATTCAAACTATGATGTACACCATCGATAGCCTCTTGCCAGTTTTCCATCAATACGAGTAAAGAGTTATATTGACGTGTGCCACCTATAGCTTGGGCTATTGACATTTTTTGAGCAGAAGATAAATCTTTCCATTTTTCTGCTAAAGCACCCAAAACATCGTAGCCACTTCTTAATTCTCCTTCTCCAGTGACGGTAGGTATGTTTATTTTAGCTAATGCTTCAGGGCCCTTCTCCGCAGATAGTCTCCTCATAATAAAACGTAAAGAAGTACCAACCTCTTTACCAGACTGTCTAGTAACAGAACCTATAGCTGCTACAATACCGTTTAACTGATCAAATGTAATACCGGCTGCGGAAGCTGCGGCAGCTGATTTTTTTATAGCCTCAGCCATATCGTTAGCAGTAATAGCATGCAAAGCTTCAACTTCGGACCAAGAATCTAAGAAACGCATAGAACTCTCACCCTCAGTCTTAAATACCTTCATAGCAGCAGTTAAAGCCTCTGTAGCCTCTTTAGCTTTTAAAGTAGTGACGTTTACAGCCATCATAGAAGTATCTGTTCTATCTAAAACAGCAGATGAGTCTAAGCCCTGTTGAGCGTATAAAGTCATAGACTCAAGTACTCCTACAGTAGGCGTACCATATTTTTTAGCTATACCTACAGCAGAATTTTGCAGTCCTTCAAAGTCTGTACCTTGTTTTGGCATAACCATACGTAATTTAGCCATTTCAACTTCTATTTCAGCCAATGTTTGTACGGCTTCTTTTATTTGTGCAGCACCTCCATAAATTATAGTAGCAGCAGCTCCCCATTTAATAGCGCGCTCAATAGCACCCATAAATCCTCGGTTAACCCCAGCTAAAGAAGCTGACAAATCTTCCTGAGATGCTTTAAACAGACCAATCTTATTACCAGCAGAATCTACTGATTCACCAAACTTATGAAATAAAGTTCTTTGATTACTAATTGCTTTACCGGAATCATCGAAAATCTTAGCGTCATAGGCATAGCGTTCACCTACTTTAGCGCCACCAGATTCTTCTGATTTACCATAGTACTCACGAACTTTAGCTATGTTTCTCTTATGCAAATCTGATTGCATACTAGGATCTACCCATTTTGGTACCTGCACCACACCTGTGTCGCCCCAAACACCAGTACCTCCTGGTTGCTTTTTACGACTCATATCTACTTTTACTAATTTATTTTCGGCATCCTTTAAAAATTTTATTGTTTCTTCTAAATTTTTCTTTTCTACCGATAATGGACTATCTGATACATTGAATTGCTTAAATAACTCAAGAGCACTTCTAAGACGTGTCAATCTTTCAGCAGCTTTTTCAAAATTCCATGCTTCGGCAATCTCTGGACCTAATCTCTCAAGGAGCTTACCATTTTTCATTAAGTCAATAGTAGTGGAATCCATTTCAGTAAGGTCTTTTAAAGCTGTACGAGCTTTATCTGCAGGAGCCACCATGGTATCTCTATTCTTACCTGACAAATCTTTTGTAATGTTATTGAAAGTATTTGTAAGCAAATCACTATCAGGATCTTCAATATCTCCTAAGTCTCTACTTGTTTTTCTCTGTATGTCTAAAGGAGATTCATAAACACCAGCTGCTTTGGCTATATCAGGATATGCCCAAACTTTATTTGATGTATATATATCACTACGTTTACCTGCGTCTCCAGATATTTTTGCTTGTACTGCTTTAACAGAGGCAGCAAATTTAGAACGAGCTAATGCTTCAGAATTTCCTCCGACACCTTTCATACTTTCATAGTCAGCTTCGGCAGATTTGGCTTTATTTATTAAAAATTCTATTACAGAGTCTTTATACAAACGCCAAGCTGTGGCTACCTTATCACCCGACATCCCTTGATTTGGATCATTTTTGAATTCGATACCAGCATTTTTTGTATATTCCAAAAATTCCATGACATTGACGTTACCACTTACTTTAGCTTCTTTTATAAAACCTTGTGCTTCACCTGATAATTTTTCAGCTTCTTTTTCAAAGTCCATACCACGAGCTTCATATAAAGACTTGGAAGCCTCTCTCAGTAACTCTACATTTTTTAATTCGGTACTTGGACCATAACCCTGTACAGGTTCTAAAATATTGGCAGACTTAACATAAGCTTGTTTTCTTTGCTCTTCTGTATCTTTAAACTTATTTACATCAGAAACTACATCACCTACAAAAGAAGAGTCGTCCTTAGCAAAAGTACCTGTACTGTTAGAAATAGCCGCTGAAGATAACAGTTGACCTAAAAGTTTAACAGGGAAAACTAAACTTGAGTTCATACCTTCTAAGAATACTGATATAGGAGCCGAACCCGAAGGAGCAGCAGATGTACTTGGAATACCAGGCATTGGGGGCTCAGGAGGCTGTACACCACCACCTGAAGTACTACCTGGCATTGGTGGCTCTGGGCCCATTAAACTTTCAAAGTCATTTTCAGTAGTTTGTGCGTTTACCTTTGTTCTTGTTATATTAGTAGGTGGTTCAAAAACTTGTTCTGAGGGCTCTGTAAAATTCTGTTGAGCAGTAGGTGCTTGTATAGGTGGAGGTACTTCAAACAGTTTCTCTGTATCAGATGCTGATTCTTTAGCTGAACCAAGGCCAGCTTTCTCTACCAATTCTTTATTAGAGTCATCACCTATAGAAATATCTACAGGTGTTGTTAGCACATTCTTATTGTAGTTAGCCACTTCAGCAATACGATCTAATCTTGCTTTAGCGATAGCTATCTCATCTAATCTTCTATTAGATTTTTCTATTTTAGCACGGTCTTTATCGGAAGCCTCTTCTGGTATATCTAATAGTGATTCTATATGCTTTGGAGATTGAAGTAAAGCAACCCTTCCTCTATCTGATATAGGCGCAAGACCCAATCTGTTTTCCATATTACCAAGTAAACCTTTTATAGGTTTCAAAGAAGTATTACTTGATTTTAGCTCATTACTTTCTAATAATTTTTTAATAGCTATAAAAGAGGATGCATCAATACCGTCTTTATTTAAAGTATCAAAAGTGCCAGTCAACTCAGCATAAGCGCCTTTTTTACTAGAAGGTGTTTTTGTAGAAGCAAGTGCGCCTTGAAATTTCTCATCAAAATTCTCTCCAACTTTTGCAGAAGCTGTTCTGTATTTATAAAGAGGATCGTGTGGATTAGTCACCAGCCGAGACATGTCGATACTCTCACCTTTCGCATATCCTTTGGCTAATATATGCTTACCTTGGTCTATATTTCTAATTTTAGGAGATAAGGTCATTAAGCCTTGTGCTGCTTGCTCTTCTATAGTAAGTTGCAACTCTTTCAAAAAGCCTTTAAAACCTAGATGGCCTACTAAAGAATTAATTAATTCCTCTCTTGGCATTTTATCAACATTTCCTGCGTTATAATGAGCAGGATTAAGTTGTTTAACTTGTTTTTTTAGGTCTGTAGTTGAAAATCTACCAAAAGTACTTCTTAGAGATTCCTCATTAATATCACTAAATTTTTTAAGATCTTTGTAACTTTCTTTTTTCTCTAATTTATGTAGTAAACTATCTAAACCTACTTTACCTGTTGTTACACCAGTTACTAATTCTCCAGCTATTGGCTGTTCACCAGCGTGTTTAACGTCCATACCTTTTTGTACAGCAAATCTAAAAAACTCATTCAATTGTGTATTACGTTCTCTCACAACAAAATCGTTATTTAATTTTCCTGACTTTGTTCTTTCGTACAAACCTAAGTCGCCACCTGAACTACCGAAACCTCTTCTTTGCTCATAAGCGCGCATTAATCTGGTCATGCTTTCTACATCAGAACCAGTATTAATCTTAAACAATTGGGCATTAACAGCAGTATCTTCTTTAGAACCATGCAATTCTTCTTTAAGATATCCTTTAGCAAGGGCTCCAGTTTTTGCTGATTTTAAACTAAGACCTTCTAAAGCTGAAGCAGCTTCTTCGGCAGCTTTATCCAAATCCACAACACCTGCGGGTAACCCAGTAAAAGTTTCACCTACTTTTTCGAATAAAGAACGCATAACATTTTCTACAGCATCTCTACTTGAAACATCATTAAGTTCTTGTTCTTTACTAGCTAATATACCTATCTTTTCTTTTGTGGATAAATAAGATAAATCCTCTGTAGTAAAAGGTTTATCCATGAAAGAATAACCTTTTGAAGAATCGAATTTTTTGGTAAAGGCTTTAGCCATAAAAGATAATGGTAAGTCACCTTGAGAGGGCTGCTTTGCGTCATATGCGTAGTAGTCACTAAATTTACCAGAAGTAGTTTTATTATCTTCTGTTAACATTTTAAAATGTTTGTAAATTTCACCACGAGCCCCAGAAGTTTTAGCGGTGTGTATCTCAAGCTGGTCACCGTCATAGTCTAATTTCTGGGCATGAGCTACATACTTAGGGAGTACAGCAGATAAGGCATCATTAAGTTTATCAATAGTAATTGTTAAAGCATCAGCTGTGTCGTCAGCACCTGTAGATCGTGCTTCTTCTCTTTCCCCAGTAAGTTTTTTTATTTTATCCTGTATAGAGTTGTAAACCTCCTCAAAGGCACCCATGTCCATCTCTGGTGCTCCAGGAACAATAAAAGCTTCATCTCCTATGTTACCTTCAGTAGAAGTTAATTTAGCTTTATATGGTTTTACAGAAGAAGTACCTGTGAAAGGAAATCTAACACTTTCTACATAGGGGGCTAATTCAGTATCTACATAATTAAAAATTTCCTCTTTTAATTTTGGGTCTGTATATTTATTAGCTGTTTCTTTTAAAGTATCACCGTAAGATAATAAATCTTTTAAAGAACCATTGGTTTCTTTTTGAAGCTTACCTAAAGGCATACCTGATTCTTCATCATACTTCTTAGTAAAGTTTACTTTAAGCTTTTCTGCCATTTTTTCAGACATACCTATTTCATGTTGTTTTAATACAGGCATACCTTGGTTTCTATATTTCTCAACATTAGACGCATGTTCTGAAGTTAACGTAGATATTTTTCCTAATTCGGATGATAAATCAACACCCTCTATAGCACTAAGTGCTTCAGAAAAAGCTGTTAATTCTTCTGTTTTGTCTACAGTAGCGTTAACGGCTTTAGCTAATACTGCAGGTAAATTACGTGTGAAGTAGGTACGAGCTACTGAGCCTTGTTTACCAACCATAGTTCTTTTTAAACTTTGGTTGTAATTCGCTTTAGCATCTTCTAAATCTTGTTGTCTTTTAGAAACCTGGAAATCATATTGTTCCTCAGAAGTGGCATTTTCAAAACCGCCGTAATTAAATATTTTGTCTGTATTACCACCATTAAGAGCTGCTGAAGTACGCTCCATTATTTTTAATTTTGTAGCCTTGTCAGTAGATCTCCCAAGTACACTTTGGTCTGGTCCTGGTTTACCAGTACCTACCAATAAATTCTTCATAGCTGCTAAAGCAGTTGGAGAACCAAAACCTTCTGGTGTCTGTAAATGTTTAAGTAAATCCATCTGACTGCTGTTGTTGCCAGTTAACTTACCAGAAGAATTTTCCCCCCTGTTGTAGAATGTTTTAGTAAACTTGTCAAGAGAATGTGGATCTTTAGAAATTTGTCCATCAGCCGCCAAATCTTCAAGTATACCAAGAAGATCTTTTTTAACGGTGTCCAACATATCTTGGTCAACTTTATGAGATTTTGTTTCTACACCTGTGGTGTTTACAAACTCTCTTAAATCTTTACTTGTGCGGGAACCAAAAGTTTGAGACATACCTTGAACATCACTATCTAGTAAAAGACTTGGGTCTTTTGAATAAAAAGCTTCCAAAGATCTAGCCTTTTCTATAACTTCTTGAAGTTTGCCCGCATTAGTTTTTATACCGTAAGCACCTGCTTCAGTAGGGTCTGCAAAAGTAGTTCTTGAAATAGACCTAGGAATATAAAAATCCTCACCTGGTGCGTCTTTGGATACAGTAGAGGGTAGTTTAGTTTTATAAGCTCCTGGAAGTTTATCAGTATCAAAAATTGTACCTAACAAAGACCCTGGGACGCCCTCTTCAAAAGTTTTTGAAGCATCTTTGTTTATAGAATTTAATTTTTTAATATCTATTTCTTGTAAAGATCCCAAAAATTTTTGCTGGTATTCTGCATTACTTTGCATTAAATATGTTAAAATATTATCATAATGCTCTGATTGTTTATCGGTGAAAGTATCATTAAGGTTGGTCATAAATTCAGAATCTTGACCAAAAATAGTGGTAAAAGCTGAGTAAGCAGGTATATTTAATTTAAGACCCTTACTTAAAGCCTCAATAGCTCCCTTAGACCACTCTTCAGTTTGTGTGGCTTCTTCAACTATTGTTAAAAACTTTTCGCCTACTAAACTTTTTCTTTTTTTGCTACTGTCTAGTTCATCAATAACATCTACGTAAAAACTAGAGTTACTTTCTAACTCTATCATAGCATTTATAGTTTCTTGTACGCTTTTCTTCTCCTTATCTTTTTCACTAAACATAGCTTCGATTCTTTCCCTGATTTCTTTCTCATCCTTACCTGAGTCTGAGAAACCAAGCAACTTACTAAATTTACTAAAAGCAGCACCCTTACCTGAAATTAACTTATTTTTCTGGTCTTTTACTGTATTTTGTATAACAGTTTCTTTTTCAGAACTTCCAGCTAAATTATTAGTAATCATCTCTAAAGGTTCTGTCTGAAGACCTCGCTTGGCGGCGCCATATGAACTTATACGTACATCGATAGCTTTAGCTACTGTTTTATCACCAGTATGTGCTGTTTTAATAGCTTCTATACCAACAGCATCTTTCTCAAGAGTAATGCCTAAATGTTTAAAAGCCTTCTTTGCTTTTTCAAAGTTAAGCGCATTCTTGGTTTCTTCTGTTTCTGTAACTAAACCTCTTTGTGCATTTGTGAATATATCTAATATAAATTTATTTCCTGATTCTTTTAGGTCGTTAGCTAAGGTATCAACACTTATACCTAAATCTTTAGATATTTTAGTTTTAATTTTTTTAGGTTGTTGATTTAAAATATCAGCAGATAACTCACCCATAGATTTTGGCATAAGAGCAACACCAAGAGCAGCTTTCTTACCCTCGTCCCCTGGAAGAACTTTAACAGAAGTACCTTTATTTTCTGCAAGTATTTGTCCTAAAGTAGACGGAGTTGTAGGAGTGACAGAAACACCCTTAGAACCATATCTGGTCGTAAGTTTCCTACCAAAATGATTTAAAAATAATTCAGCAAGTTTAGCTGTTTGTACTTCTACAGAAGAGCCTCTATTAGTCATAACCTCATTTCTAACATCTGACATGAAGGCTTTAGTTGGGCGCCTTTTGTATTCTTCCTCAACACCCATAATAGACATAATTTTAGTACTTGCGTCTTCTATATCAGCATCTTTTAAAACATGCGCTTTTAGTGGTGTTGCTTTACCAGCTTCAGCTTTAGGTCTAATAAGTTTTTTAACAGCTGTAGTAGCTGCGTCAGCTAACTTACCAGAAACCAATATTTGATCTTCAAAAGTACCAGCAGTGTGTCGTAGTTCAGCCAATACGTTGTAACCAACACCAGAAGTACCAAATCTACCTGCTTGAATTACCTTATCTTCAGATTCAGATCTCAACCTAGGCATTTCTGATTTCAAACCATGCACTTTTGGAAATAAACCAGCATCAAAACCTTTAGCTGAAGAAATACCTGATATATTCCTACCAGTTTGTTGATACTCAAGAGAAAATGGAGCTATCTCTCTAAGATTACCAGTATACATAGGTAAAGATCTACCACGTACACCTTTAGTATTATCATCATCCACTAAGTCACTAGCTGTAGATTCAGGTAGCCCTAAACTTGATAATTGTTTATGTAGTCCAACATTTAAATATCTTTTTCTAGGCTCAACTTCTGGTATACCAGCAAATTCTTTCAAATCTAGGTTTTGACTTTCATAAAATAATTGTGAAAATCTTCTATTTTGATTTGTTATAAAAGCTTTCTTACGTTTACTGTCTGTGTTAAAAGCACTATCCTCTGCTTCCATGTCTTCTAGCGCTTCTGGTAGATGCTGACCAGAGAACGCCTTAGAAAAATTAGATACTGTTGATACAACATCACCTTGATGCATAGCCCTTCTAGGAGTATTATTACCAGCTATAGGCATAGCTCCTTCTAAGGTACCTATAATCTTTTCAAATTCTCCTAAAGCCCCGGTAGAGGTAGCAATATTACTAACTATATCATCTATTTTACTACTGGTAGCATGTGCGATGGTGTCATACATATTTGAAAAGTCTAAAGAATCAAAAGAGCGTAGAACCTTTGTAGCAGATATACCAAGGGCATTCATCTTATCCATAAAGTCATCTATAGATGTTGATGAATTTAAAGCAGTGTTCATTTTAGTGCTGAGGTCAGAAAATTCTGTAGGGGCATCTAACTCATATCCAGTACCTCTGGTTATTCTTTGCCTTTCTATACTTATAGGTACAAGTGCTTTTCTATAAATATCAGCAGTTTCTGCAAGTGTAGGCGCGTCAACGTCAGCAGAAGCAGCTTTTGAAAGTAGCTTTCTTGAAGCTTGTTCGTAACTAACATCAATTTTTGGTGAAATAGGTTGTTTTTCGTTGGTGTCAAACGCTATAGTTCTTACTGCTTTTGATAGTAGCTGTAGTTCACCAGCTTTGTTTTGTCTGGCTGCTTCTTGTTGTTCTTCTGGTAGACCTTTAATGCGATCAGTAACTTTAGTTAAGTAAGTATCAAAAAATCTCTCATGCCCTGTTTTATAAGCAGCCACATTTAAAGTAGATCTTTGGCTTCCACCTTTAGTTTCAAGAACAGTGCTACCTGTATTAGTAAGCTTAGCTGCTGGAATAGCTATAGTACGTCTAACAACTGAAAGTTGTTTTTGAATATCTGAAAAACCAACTGTATTTGCATATATTGATTCTAGATCTTCTTTTGGTGTATTTTTTAAAGCTTTGGATACTTCTGTCTTAGTTACTTTTTTTATACCATTTAAGTCTACAAGAACTTTTCCTAGAGAACTTTTTACCTCATCTGACAGATTCTCTACTCCACCAACAGCTTTAATATTATTAGTCAGCCATGCAGATATTTCTTTCTTTACAGAAGGTGAATCTACAGTAACGCCCTTTTTTTCAAGCATACTATTAGTTAATATGCTAGTGTAACTTTTCAAAAGCTCTTTAGGAGACCCTTCTTTACCTGTCAAACTACTTAGTTTTTTTGCGTCTACTATATCCATGGCCCAATCACGGCCTCTGACATTAAAAGCACTCCTCGGCCCTTTGGCTTCAGGGTCTTCTACAACTTTCCAAGATTCATACTTACTTTGCTTTGATAAGCCAAATTTAACTTTAGCATATATGAATTTCTGAAGTTCATCTAAAGATGAGGCCAATCTATCTAAATTATCATATACTTTTAGTTCATATTCATTATTAGGCTTATCAGCAGGCATGTACTTCTCACCTGGCTTTATAATACCAGCAGGATATTTTATGTCATATCTATAGTCTCTTAAAGCAGTAGTACTACTGGAAGCATTAGTTTTAGCTTGAGTATTCTGAGCTCTGGTACCAGCAATATTAGCATTAGTATTTTTTTCTAAGGCAACTATTAAAGCCTTTGTCTCTGGATTGCTGTTAAGTTGCTGTATAATATTATTAACTACACCGGAGGTGTCTTGTATATTCTTAATACTTTCAACAGCTGAATTACGAGTTTTTTGTGTATCATTGGCTGTTACCCAAGGAGTAACATTTTTGTTTTGCAAGGCCTCAGATATATTAGACACAGATCCTATATGTCTAAAATGATTAATAGCTAAAGAACTGCTTGGTCTACTTTGCTGTTCATCATTAAAATATTCAGGTTTTCTATCTGCTACTTTATGTAAACCTGAAAGTATAGCGTCTATTTGTTTATATTTGTTACCATAAAATTTGGCAGCTTTTTCCGCTGCTGGTTGTTCTTGTGGGGGTAACGCGCTAATAGCTTCCTTAGAATGACTAGTAGATAAAGTTGTTTTTAATGTTTTCTGCTGCTGACCTAAGGCACTTTTTACATAATCATAGTCTTGTACCAACTGCAAAAGCATATTCTGCAAATCTTGTAAAGCAGTTGTGTCAACACCTACCTTTATACCATTAGAACCAAGAACTTTAACCTTTTTTTGAATATTACTTATTTTATCAAAAATACTGGTAATATCTTCATTTTGTAAGTCTATGTTAAGGAAAAGAGGATCTTGAGTAAGTACTTTATCTATCTTACTTTGCGCACCAGTAGTGTCGACATCTACGTCTATAACAGCGGCCTGGTTTTTTGTAAACTCCGCTATATCTTTCTCAGCTTGGTCTGTGTTTACTACCACAGTTAATTCTACATTACTTTCTAAATCTTTTTGCAGTTTGGCATATTTTGCATTTAATTTAGATAATTCTGAAGAAGCCCCCTTGTAATCAGCAGTACCTACATTAGATACTACCTTTGTTTGATTCTCCTGTATTTTAACTAGTTTTTTACTACCTATAATATTTTCTACAGTAGTTGATGTTACAGAAGTACTGTCTTTTGTACTATCTGTGGTATTTTTTGTCAGTAAACCAGTAATAACAGAAAGTTGTTTTAGAATACCAGAAAGTTCTTGAGCTACTTTAGCTATACCGGATAGCTCAGCACTTGAAATACTTGAAGATACACTTTTTATAACTTTCTTGGAAGCACTTTCAGTCTTATCGACGTTATTTGCTTTGAAATAACCTTCAAGCTTCTTTGTAAGAATACTTTCTATAGCAGATGTAACTTCTTTCCTAATATCAACAGACGATGTAGGAAGTTCACCAGAAGCTGATTTATTTACAATCTCGACAATAGAGCCTTTTATTTCTTTAGTTAATGTTCTGACAAAGCCAGAATTATCGGAAGGATTTTTTGAATTAGCTGATGTAGCAGTAGTCAAAGCCTTGCTTAAAGTGTCACCAATAGAAGCTTCCATAGACTTAATAGAAGCACTTATGGTACTTTCTACAGCATTACTAATACTACTGACATCTAGAGATTCATGAACAGGGCCAGAACCACTTTCTGACTTCACCAGGATCTTAATTAAATGCTCACTTATACCAGCCAATAGTTTACCCTCCTAATTTTTTATTAGAAATATATGCCGCTTTATTAGGTATTGCTTTTTTCTTTATATCTGTTTTATCTTTTATCTTCTGAGCTTCTCTTGGTTTATCATAATCAATGTCCAGATACAAAGAATTGGACTGTGTTATAATAACCTCGTCTGAATCTAAAGCTGACAAACCTAAATTAAATTTATTTTTATTTTTTTGGTCTCTTCTTATAGAAGATTCATTATTCATTTCTTTATAATAATCAGTCATAAACTTATCTAATTCTTCATCATCTTCAATAACGCTTTCTGATGGTCTATCCGATGTCAACATTGAGTAAATCTGTTCATAATAATTAGACCAATAAATTAAACTTAACTGATCGGAAGTATAATCAACTAAAGGTACTCCAAACAAAGGTTCAGATGTTTTTAAACTGGTTGTATAACGTATTCTCCATAAATTACTTCTGGCTATATAACGTATGGTAGTAGTGTCCATACCTTTCATCAAATCCATAAAAGAAGAAAATATCATGTTTTTACTTGGTATATCTCTATAGTCTAAAAAGTCTTTATGTGTGGGCCAATACCTTTCACCCTTATCATTAAAAACACATTCACTACACATATAACCATACATATCTTCGTCGGCTTTATTATCTGCCGACATGTAAAGTTTTGAGTACTTCTTAACTAATAATGTGGATAACTCGTTTTGTAATTCAGATATAGTTTTTTTAATTCTATCTTGATTAGCTCTAACTTTCAAAGTTTTAGCTAGAAGTATTTCTTGTGCACTAATTTTAGAGTTGATTCTTTCAACAGTTGCCTCATCAGTTTCTGAGAAAATACCCCTAGACAAAATTAGTTTCTCTAGATGTTCTTTGGGCAACAAACCATCCTTTATAGCACTGTTATAAGAAAAATCTCTTAGTTGTTTAGATTTAATTTTTAAAATATTATTTGGATAATAGATACTTAAGAAACTATTATCCAAATAAATTAAACCTTGACCAAGAGCTATCTTTCTAATAAGTAAATCTACTTCTTCGTATGATATCTCCATAATAATTTAGTACAAATAGTTATTAAGTATTTGTACTATATATGTTAGATTATTATGATTTTTTTGTGACTTTTTTTACTACCTTGTCTACTTTAACAGCCTCTGGGGCGTCTTCAACTACTACGTCTTCAATAGGCGCTTCCTCAGTTAAAGATGTAAGATCTTTAATTATTTGTAGAGAGGCTTCCTCTTCTATCTCACGCATAGCAGTAGCTTCTGGGGTGTTTTCCAAGAAATTGCTGTCAAGTCCTTGTAGATACAACATAACTTGAAATCTTGCCTGTTGAGCTAAAGATTGGTCTTTCTCAGTTAAATAATTTTCAAAAGTCTCCCAAAGACGTGCACCAGTCTCTGTGACAATTAGTCTGGAAGTTAGGTATTCTAGACGAGAGTCATCGGCCATTTGCTCACATGTGTTACCTAAAGGAGCAGATAATCTTTGATTCCATTGAAAAAGTTCATCACGTGCAGTAGAGACTTTATAAGCTAACTCAGCTTTTTCTTGAGAGTTAGTGGCTTTATTTAAAGCTTCTATTTTATTTGATAACTCAGCTGCCAATTCATTAGACCTCTTCTCAAACTCAGGTCCTATAATACCCCTTCGCATAAGTATATCAGTCATTTCTGCAGTTGTGGTAATGCCAGCTACCAAACTTTTTGTGTAAGACTTACTATATTCCCAATCAGCACCACGTATATCTTCTGCTGAAGGAGAAATAATATAATATGTAGTTTCTTTTCTTGTATTAAAAAAACTTCTTAAACCATCCGTACTAAATTCTTTCTTATCCATAACCGTCTCCCTATTACTTACTCTTTTTAATTTCAATAATGTCCTCGTTTATTTCTAAACAAGTAACTTCATAATTACTAAGTTCTGAAATAATATTTCTTATACAATCATTACCAATACGTAATATACGTCCTCTTAAAGGTTTAAACGCATTGTTGTCTGGTACTGCAATAACTGTATAATCTAATACTGATTCAAATAATTTAGTAATCTCCTTTCTTACCATTTCCTCTAATTGTTTTTTATCTACCTCTCCCATACTACCTCCTTTATTATATCCTGTTAATACTACCCTATTATTATATAGTCAGTTAATTCGACTAAAATACATAAAAATATTTTTACAAAAAAAAAAGTACTCGCAGTGTAGTAAAACACCACGAGTACTTTAGTTTAATTCAGTTTAAACTATTTTTACAAATTATGCGTTTCTTCTAACTTTATTACCACTGGTAATATTAGCAATACTTATATCACCTTTAACAACATACAAGTCGTTGGTTGACCTAAAGGAGAAAGACTGAGTAGCATTAGCACCCATATCCAAAGTCATACCCTCGTCAGTTATTTTAAGATGCTCAACAATAACAGTCTTAAGGGCTCTCTCGCTATTACCGGCACTATAGGTAGCCATAACACCGTCTACCCAATAATGTTGACCAATCAAATCAGATGTAGAGGAAACTACACGATTTGCTCCAGTTCCACCAGCTTCTTCGTCAGTCTGGGCGTATACTTTAACTACAAGTTTAAGATCCTCAGAAGACATTAAATCAGCAAGAACCATACTGTCAATAGTACCAGCATTGAAAGCGGTTAATTTGTCAGCTACTTTAGCCCAGTTCTCCAAGTCACCTGCAGTAGACTCAACAGCAATAGTCAAAGGTACAGGCAAAGTTAAAGGACGGTCGTAAGGAGCCAAATGACCTACTTCCATTAAAGGAGTACGTGTAAGATTAGCCGTAATATTAGCACTGGTTAAACGCCAGGCTATATCGAAAGATGCAGAAGTATCAGATAATATATGTACTTCAACTTGACCTTGACGTAAAGCACCAACAAAGTCAGGAGTATTTAAACTATCTTGAAGTGCAAAATATTTATTAGAAGCACCAGAACCGTAAGCATCTGCGGAATAAGCAACTTCAATTCTATCAGTAAGAATTACAGCAGTACCTGTTGGGAAATACAATCTGTGTTGGGTACCAGTGTCATGATATATAAAGGTATCAACAGCGGCTGTAGCGCCAACTACAACTTTAATATTTGTCATGCTTGTATCAGCAGAACTGAACCAAGTAACAGCAGGGGCACCGTTCATATCTTTACGTAGAAAGCCTATACCACTAGTCAAAACAGCAATACTTGCAGAAGCGGCTAAAGTCAAATCTACATAACCATTTGCCAATGTTGGGGCGTCAACTGTAAAAGTATCAAAATTAACAAAACGGCCATCATTTAAAAGCCACATTTTATTGTCAGTTTCCATTCCGTAGTTTTCAGTAGCATTAGCTCCAGAAGAATAGCTAAATGCCAAACTGTTTACGAATACTTTATCTAAAAATAAAGTCTGATCAATATTATTAGCCAAAGTACCTGTTGAACATTCTTCTTGAACCGGGGCCCACAAAGTTACACCTGGAAGAGCACCACAAGAAATAGCAAAGTCAGGTACACAAGCGCCGTGGAGATAAACACCAGTAGGTGTTAAAGAAGAGTTTACTACAGCTAAGTTAGCATTAGAGACAATAGCAGTAGCATTCATAGCTCTACGAGTAGGTAGAACCTGTGCCAACATAGCCATTGTGGTAACATCACCAAAATCATTAGTATTTAAAGTAACAGCAACAGCAGGTACGTCATCAACAACGTCAATGATGTCCAAGTGGCCTAATTCGAAGATATCTTCACTGGTGAAGGTAGTAGTACTTCCTAAAGACTGTACTCTGTACAGTAAGCTACCGTTGCACCATACGCTTTGCGAGGCGTAAATCACTCTATTTCTTGACATATTTTTATTCTCCTTAATATAAATTATAAATTTTAAAATAAATTCAGGTTAGTTTTTATCTAATAGTCCTATCCTTTCTATATACTATAGGTTAGTTTATTAGCACCTTAATTCTGAATGGTTACTTCAAACAACTGTATGTACTAATTATAATAAACTAAATTAAAACTTATTTTAGACCTATAAGCATTTAAATTAGTTAAGGTAGTAGATTCATTACGTCTGCTTAAGGTTAAGGGTAGATTTATATTTTTAGCTTCTACGTCCTCAAAAGACATATTAGACGTACCACTTACTACAGTTCTATTAAATAAATTTGTAGATTTATCTAAATTATTTCTTCTATTACGAAAAGTACCGTCAAAATCTAGTACAAGTCCACTGGAGAAATCGTAAATAGGACAAGTTTTAAGGTAAAGACCATCATAAAGAACTTCAGTTAAATCTAATCTTTCTGAAGATGATGACGAAAAAATAAATAAATTACATTTTCTTATGACCTTTTTACCGCCGCCTAATTGATAACCAGTCTTTTTTGTCTTTTCAATATCCATAACAACAATTGGAGGAGAAGATACAGCTAAAGAATCCCAACCATCAACCATACCAACATAATACCAATGATAATCTATATATTTAGGTACAGATGTATCCAGCATTATAACTTTACATGAGACGTAATCCACCATATAAGAAGATTCATCTAAAATATTCATGTATCTATCATATACAGTAATTCTGGATGACTGCTCTGGTGTACCTGAAGTGGTGGTAAGATCAACTAAAGTACTTGAAGATAAATCATCAAAATAAGTTAGACCTCTACCATTCTCTAAAGGTGATGGATACAAATCAGTAACAATATCATATATTTTATATTGACTACTTGTTGAAAAATTAGAAAGAACCAATTCATCCTTTTCCTGAAATTCAATAAAATCAGAAAGAACTACATCCCTAAAATACCTATATATACTTGAATCTTCTTTTCTAGCTATGTACATTACATCACCAAACCCTTAAAATCATTTATAGATTTAGTTACAATCATGTCAGTAACTGTATCCTTTATTGAAGTAAAAAAATCAATACCATCTGTGAACAAATCAATTGGCGGTGTATTTGAAAATGGAAACACCACTAAATCTTTTTTTAGAATTTTTTGTAAAATAGTATGAATACCAATATTCATATCTAAGATGTAAAAGTCCAAATAACTATTCTCTGAATCTACGTCGCCAAGAAACCCAGGAAGTTCTTGAAGTGTCTTTTTTAGTTGGTCACTAAGAGTACTATTCATTAAGTAGTTATAATCCTCAGAAGATATTTCTAAGTAATTACCAACAACACCAGACGTAAGTAGATTAATAAAAAACATTCTACCGGTATAATCAAAATTATCCTCGTCTGGTACTCTAAGTTTTATTTCATTAGCTGACATAACCGTAAAATAAGTAAAATTATCTAAAGCTTCAGAATAAGCTTCATAGAAAAATTCTGGATTAGCCAAACTATCTGAAGGTATTTCTAAACTAAGTAATGTATCTGAAAAACTGTTTAAATAAACTTTCTTAATTTTAAATATATACGGTTCAAAAATATTTAATGTATTGTTAAATAATATTTTTTCTAAGTCATTACCAAGCTTATTAGTAATATTTTTTAAATTCAAAATAATACCGCCTATAATGTGGGTAAATAATCTTTCTGTTGGTCATCTGTATTAACTACACCATCTGACGTAAAGGCCAAAACAATTAATAAAGATTTACTACCTATACCTCTTAAAGTAGGAGGTTTAGCTAAAACACATTCCATGTTGTCAACCTTTAAATATACACAATTTTTAAAAAGGTCTAAATATTTAGGATCTGTTTTTAACTCAACACTAGTACTACCTGCAACACCTGGTGAGTCATGAACTAATGTACCGTCAGATTCTGGATCCCAAGTAATTTTACACTTGACCCATACTTTTCTTATAGTTTCCAGATAACCTTTACCTTTACATATAGGACATCTACCTTTGGAAAAAAATTTGTATCTGGTTCCTACCCCGCCGGAATTTTCATAATCTGATTGTTTCTGAAAAGCTTCTGCTGGAGTCCATTTACAAATACCAGTACTGCTATCCTTTAGTTTGTCATAATGACAATTTAGGCATTCATACTTAGAGGGTTTTTTAAATACCTCTACCGGTCTACCCAAATCATCTATAATATCTCTTATAATTGTTGTATATTTTTTCTTTGTCAAATCACTTATTCTACGTATCATAACTAAATCCTCTAAAATTAATCTATTCTAACTCCACTAAAACCAGAAAATAAATTGTACTTAATCGCGTCAGCTAACTGTTTTTTAAGACGTTCTAAAAGTTTATCTCTTGCGTTTAAACCAGGAGTTGGGTTGTATGTATCCCTATTGTCAGAAATAGAAGCTCCATCTTCTAAGGCCAACTCCCAAACTTCACCATTTAATAAATCATAAGCAGTCTGTAGTAGATAAACTGCCTGAGTACAATTATCTATAGTTAAAGGTGCCGGAGGTATACAGTTGTCATAAGCCTCCATAAGCTGTTTATCACTATATCTAAATGTGTAATACCACACATCTAAGCTCTGCTCTATACCCGATATAGTAGTAGAAGTTAGATTAACCGGTGAAGTAAATTTTAAATATTTATAACCATTAACTGATGGATTAACTGAAGAATTATATTGTGTACCATAAATATTTATACTTGTTGGCCAACCCTTCTCTTGTAATTCAAACACTACATTATCACTATGAAAATTAGTTAAAGCGTCTTCTCCAAAAGATCTTGCTACCCCTACAGGATCTCCTATAAGTAATCTTATTTTATTAATTATCAATTTATCCGCAGTGCCATAGTTCATTTCAGAAGGATAGATAGGGTTATAATAGAGAGATCCATCATCACCTTGAATAGGATCCGACCAACCGCTTGTAGTACTCCCAGAATTATTTGAATATCTACTTATATACCAACTATTTGAATCTCCTGATGGGTCTACAAAAGAGTATTGTGATATAGAATTAAACAATAAAACATTACTAACATTAGGTCTATTATTTGTCTGGTCTATACCATCATTTATAAACATATACTCAGCTATATTTATAGGAGAACTAGGTGTGGAAGATCCAGTGTACTTAAGTATATCTATTCTACTAAATATAGTCAAAACATCAGTAAGATTGTCTACCGTTATAGTTATATTTATCATAAAGCTTATTCCTCTGTTATTTTTAGAGACGGTTTCAATAAATTAGCACTACTTATATTAGTTTTATACTCTTTTGTTTCATTTATACTGGGCTGTGCTTCGTAACTAATAATATTTAAAACTGGGTCTATCTCCTCAGTTGAAAAAGAAGAAGCATTAATAAAATTAGTTACCACTTCTGGATTAGGTACATTCACGTAAATTCTATCTACAGATGTACCACCACCTGTATTTACACCAAAGCCTCGTGTGATTAACATGATAGTATCCCTTTGTATTATACCCTTAATCTTGTGAATATATTAGTGTTAGCCAAAACACCTTCTTCATCATATAAATTAAATCTTGCTATTTCTGTTATATTATCTTCTTTGAAAAAAATCATCTGATTATTAACTATTTCCCATTTACCACCTTCTATGTTTTTAATAAACAAAACATCTGAACTTATTTGGTTAGCTTTAGAGTGGTTCCAAACAGCAGTTACTATATCAGAAACAGTAGGGTTATTAAGAGCTTGTATATCTGTTTTTGTAGCTAAAGTAGAGATATTTGCTTTATATAGATCCTTATGTGTATAACTGTCTAAAGCAGTATGCACACCAGCTTCATCAATACCACCTCCGCCTCCACCAACAGCGGCGTCATTAATTGCCTTACCTATTGTATTATTAGTTATGTAATCACTGGCTATTGAATTCAATATATATGGAGGTATAGTTTCTAAAGCTAATAAGTGATTATCTTTTATAGTCATATTACTTTCATTATAAAGAGTACCGTAACCTTCAGCATAAAATTCACCACCTACACAAGAGTCTGTTAAAACTATTTCTCCTCCGCGTAAATTAAGTTCAATTAAACAAGTATTAACTGCATTTATAAAAGTTATAATACCACTATTAACATCTAAGGACACTGCAGTATTGGCAGCATTTTGTAAATTTATTACTGTATTATCACCTTCTACCACTATAGATACACCAGAAAAAATTTTACCTGGGGCTATGGTTATAGAACCAGATAACCTTGTATTTGAAGCCTCACCTTGTAAATTTGATACATTTTCTAAGTAACAATCATAAAAAGAAATTTCATGGGATGTTGTTGAAAAAGTACCTATTATTTTTAAATTTCTAAATCTAGAATGTTCAATAGATCTATTATTAATATTAACTATATCGCCTATAAAACCATGCATAGCTATAAAATCAGTACTTGTAAGATTACTGGGTAATAAATGAGTACCGTGTATTCTAAAAGTATTAAATTTATAACTAGTAGACATAATTATAGCATCTGTAAAATTACTAACAGGATTAAAAGTGGTGCCACTTGGAAAAGTTACGCCAGCTAAACCTAAATCAGAATCTATATTAATAGCTCCATTAAAAGCTGTTATAGCCAAAGCTTTCCCTGGGGTACCTCCAACAGTATGAACAGCCAAAGACTCATCCCAGACAGCTTGTGAGATTGTGTCTTTAGAAATTAAACCATCAATATTAATAGACACATTAGAAGAGTTATTAACAAGAATACCATTTCCAATAGCTACTATAGTACCTCCTGTACATGAAGCATTTATTATTAAAGTACCTGAATCAAACCCTATTTCTGCTAAAGAAGCTGCATCCATATTTTGTATTTCATAAGCACCATCCAAACCAGTACAAGATATTTCAGTATTTGTATTCATTATAAGAATGGCTGGTATATTAGGGTACATAGGTACTAAATTATCAAACCAAGATTGTCCTAAACCTTCATCATTATAAGGAGCTAAAGTTATATCTGTAAAAGATCCGCCTATCATCCAGCCGCAGAAATTATCAACTGTGTAAATCCAACAATCTATAAAAACATTCCAAATACCAGAAACAGTACCGAATACAGATAATTTCTCAAAAGTAGTATGATAACAAGAGGCTCCTAGTTCAATATGTATTTCTAAATACCAGTCAGTTGATCTTATTATTAAATTATCAATATTATGGATTACATTAACAGTTACATTAGATAATAAAGTTATAGTATTGAATCCTCTATAGGCGCATATTGATAAAGCATCTGTCAAATTATTGACTGGTTTTTGTAATGTACCTATTGGATAAGTTGTACCAGAAAAACCACTATTAACATTTAGTGTAACACAGTTATTATAAGAAGCATACTCTACTGCTGCGGAACTTGTCATACCGGCTGAGTTATTTGATCTTACAGAAACTTGGTTTACATTTACTTTATCTCCTACGTTACTATTAGCTCCGATTAAATTTACTGAGTATTGGCCATCTTCTATAGTAATAGTAAAATCATTTATTATCTCGATAACTCTAGCGTAAGTTAAACCACCAATTGTAACTTCTGTATTATGTCTATGAGTATCTGGATAAGACATGCCTATTTCTGAATCTTCCAGGTTTTTTAATTGAACTCTTAACCAATTTAAATCAAGATCTCTAATTTCAGAAGGAAGTAGTTGTACTAAAGTAGTATCATTTTTTGGAATAAAAATAATCCTATTTTTCCAATCTATAGAAATAGCCATTATACCACCTTATGCTGTAGGGCCATGACCATTTAAAGAAGCTCTTAATATAAAAAATTGTTGTTTTATATAAGCAATTTCTGTATTTAGCATGGCTATTTGTGTTGCTTGTGTATGTAATTTATCTATATTAATTTGCTGCTCTGCTTGAATTATTTTTAATTGTTCCACCAAAGCATTAATATTCTTTGTATTTATATATAACTGAGTTAGTTTATCGTTTTCCATAAAGATCCTTTATATAATTATTCATCTGGTATCATTAATGCTGAGAATGAAGCTCCTGTTGAACTACTAACAGTTCCAGCTATAGGAGCGGTTTTGTAATAAGGGGATCCTGAAGATTTACGGGCCCATCCTATAACGGGTTGGTTTACTGGGACTATTCTAGACATCGTTATTGACCCATTTATATCAGTGATACCGTATAAAAACACAAATGTAGAAGTAATCGTTCCTGTTGGACTAGAACCAGGAACTGATGCCATTGTATATGAATATGTGTTAGTGTCAATTCTAACTATATTAAAGACTCCGTTATTCTGATAATGAGAGGCGCCTTTTATTTTAACTTTGTCACCTGTAGTTAGTTCATGTGTAGAATGTGTAACAGTTGCAGTAGTTCCTGAATTTACTATAGTTACTACATTATTGTATGCTAAACCTCCACCTGAATAAGCTGTTAATAGGACTTGTGCATCTTGGATTTTGATACCATCAATATTTTGTGTTATTAAACTAACAGGTACCCCTGCATCAAGTGGATACAGAGTTCCAGCTTGAGCAGCAGCAGTGGATATCGTATCAACACGAAGATATGCACAAGCAACAGTCTCAGTGGTAATTACTGTGATCCTGAATTTCAGCTTAAATCCTGTTGATGGGGAAATGGTTTCAAATGGCAGATGATTAAATCTGATTACTCCAGATACCGTTGCAGAGTTTGCGACATTGACAGTAATGGTATTTGAAGCAATATCGGTGACTCTTGCAAGTAATTCAATCCCCGTACCCCAAACATAATCTCCTACTTCAACACCTGTTGCAGATGTTACAGTAAAGGTAAATTGTCCAGATGTTCCAGCACCACCAGCTATTTGGTAATAGAGATTATGGAATGATCCAAAACCAGAACCAGTGTCGATAGCATAATGAAGATCAAATCGTGTTTGAGTCGGACCTGAAAGCAATGCCTCTGTTCGTTCAAAGGCAGTGTGTCCATAGCGAGTGAACAGATCAGTGAAAGTGGCTTGCATTCCAACAGCAGTAAGAAGTAATCCACCAGAGGAGTTAAACTTTGCTGTTCCTGAATTCATCTCAAAAACAGTAGAAGTTTCTGGAGTAGGTTCATTGAACGGAAGCAGTATTCTTCCTCGTCCATCACCCATGAACATGTCAACAAAATGAGTGCCGTATGTGGATGCTTGTCCAGTTACACCGTTGATTTCTTGAATACCCTTATAATATCCGTTCAGGTCTGCATGATGTAATCCAAGAACTGCTTTAGTACCCCATACGGACATTCCTCCCATTACAGATTCATACAGCATGTTCTTATCGGAGTTTATATTGGTAAAAGGAGCAACTCTTAATTTATCTGCATAAAGACGTTGAAGTTTTATGGTATCATTATTACCACCAGTTAATCCAATGTAACCCATTCCGTAAGCATTAGGAGCCCATACCCCGCCTGATAGCATGTTCTCCCTTGTACCAGCATTTCTTACTTTCAATCGTGCGTTTGCAGTGTAGCTTACTATTCCTGCCAATGGATGGCAGTCTGGTATTGTACCTCTACCGAATGTAATTCCATCTATGGTAATATCAGTACACCCGGCACCAAGAGTAAACATGTAAATGGATGTTGCATTTGTCCTTCCATTATACCTATCACAATGATCAAAATCATTGACAGTAATGAAAGTACAAGCAGTCAAAGTCATTGTGCCATTCAACTTTTTGCAATTGTTAAAAGTTAATTCTGTGCTGTATGTTGCGACAAATGGCACGCCGGTAGAACGTACAAATTGAACAATACCGCCTTGAATATTATTGAACGTAATTCCTTTACAATAGTTTATATTAATATTGTGATCGTTTGTACCTGGAGTGTTACCACGTTGAAATTTTCCATTTGAAATAACACCTCCGGCAAAATTGGAAGTTAATACCAATGAGTTAGCATCCAAAGCACCGTACATGGAAACACTGGTGTTATCTACATCC